ACATAATCTATTGAAAGGATGAAATTTTATAATTTTTATTTTTCTTAATATCTCTTTTGGAAAATTTATAAAATCTAATAATTTTAATATAACTCTTCTATCTACACTATTATTACAAAGTGATAGTAAAATAATAACTCCTATTAGTAATAACACTATTATAACAACAGTTAGAGTAATTTCAAATGAATAAACTATAATTCTTAAACTAGAACATAATTCTGTATTATAAGCATATTCAGTGCATTTTGTAAATCTTGGATAAAAATGACTTAATAGCACAGCCTCTATAATAAACATCTTTATATTTCCATACATTGTGAATCTATCTCTAGTATTTTTATTATATATTATTAAGGGTAATGTTTTTCCATAATTTGATATAATGTAATACAAATTATACCCTCTTCTTAATATATTTATACCATATAGAACAGTATAAAATACAAACATAACTACATATAATTGTGTTAATAATTTTGGCTCTGTTTTAGCTAGTGAATAGGTAAAATATGAAAAGTATCCTGTGTAAAATAAAAACATTAGTAAATTTGATAATAATAAATTAATTCCAATTAATCTATACATTTTTAGAATATGTCTAAATTATATATATACAAAAAAAATTGAAAATTTATATACCCTATAAGATTTATAAAAATGGGGCAATCAAACCGCAACAAACGAGGAGGCCACTGGCGTGGTCGGTCCTACAAGGACTATGAAAACTGCTATAAAGGCAACGACGACAACGAGGTGGATTCTATCTTTGTGATTATCGGAGGTAGAGTATACTTCCGATTTCAGGAAGGATGGTGCGAGCGCTCACATCATCATTGCTTGGTCTTAGGACCAGAGGTTTCGGAGGATACTCTGGCTCTAGCAGAAAAGAATGGTTGCTTGTAAATACCATAGTAGTTAGCAAGTAAGCCACCATCATAAACATAATTTATTATTTCAAAATTTCTTTTTTTTAATTTAGCATACAATTCTTTATCACTTAAATAATTAGAATAATAATTTTTTATAAATTTATCATTTTGTTTTTTTCTATAAACAAGTTCATACAGTGCATGATAAATATCAATCACATATGATAATTCTTTATAATAACAATTATGTTCTTTAATAATTAAAATACCATCCTTCTTAATTATTCTTGCTAACTCATCTAACATATCATCTAAATTTTCAATATGATGTAAAACATGATTACATAAAATAACATCTACACTATTGTCTTTTATATTTATAGTTTTACCATCTGTAATTATCAATTCAATATTTTTATCCTTATTTGTGTATGTATCAAACCAATTTTCAACATCAACACCAATAGTTTTTTTAAAATCGTATATTTTAGATAGCTCACTCGTTATTGAACCATCACCACAACCAATATCCACAAATACATCTATATTATATTTTTTGGTATTATATTTTTTGGTATTATACTTTTAATTTTATTAGCATTCTTTATAGCTCTAGATGTTATGTAATTATTATTGGATGAAACTGTATTAGTTGTTGTATCTTTTGAATATTTAGACCAATATTGATGATATAAATTATTATAAATAGTAGAATCAGATTTATTTTTTTTAATGATGTTTATAATAGATTCATAATTTGTATCTAATGTTTTAGCTATATAAAGTATAATTTGTTCTAAAGAATTTTTATATTTTTTATTTTTATAAAGTTTGTAAAATAAATTATTATTTATAATTTTACTAGAAAAAGTCATATATAATAAATTTATAAAAATTATTTTAAGCCACATAAATAGGAAGAATAAAATCTTCACCAATAAGAGCCATAATATTATTTCTAGAACTAATATTTTCTTTTAGTATAGTATCTCCATCGTAAATAACTTCATTTGCTTGAGTTAAATATTCCAATTTTGCCTGAGTATAATTTTCAATTTCTCTAATCATATCTGATGTTGTTAGAGTATTTACTGTAAATCTATCCCACAGTGATAATTTTTTATTATTCAGAATAGTATATTTAGGTGTATAAGGAGTAATACCATCACAATAATTAATACTAGTATTAACAAATCTATTCTTGTAAATTTCTAGATTATCAGCGCTCGTCTTATTATATTTAACCAATTTAATAAATTCTAATATTTGAAACCCAGCCACAATAGCGGTGGTTGTTATAAGAGCTGGAATAATATTTCCTGATATTTTTCTAGTTGTATATTTATCAACTTGGTTAATATTATATTGCTTATTTCTCATATTACTCAATAGAACAATCATATCAACGTGTTTTAATCCGTCATTGTCTTTATCAAATTCTAAGCTATTTACAGTAATATGTTTAAACGAAGAAATAATATCCTTAATAAAGTTAATATCATATCTATCCATAATTTGGGTGTAATTTAGTTCAAGAAGAGGTGTTCTAGTTCTAATTAATGAAATATCACAAGCAAAACTGGTATTGAAAATTTGATTTAGCAGTTGGAAACCGCAAACCATAAAATCTTCGTATAAACATCTTAGTTCATCAAAATTAAAGATGGAAGGTAAATTTTTACCAGTAATATCTTTATCATCCTTATGTTTTTCTAATAATTCGTTGATTGAATATATATAATTTTCATAGAATATGTTATTTAGCACATCAACAAATGATTCTTCACATAATCTAAAATTGTTATATTTGTAAAGTAATTTAATCATTATTTTAATATCACCTTCATTTAGTTTTAAAATTTCATTATCATCTTGAAATTTCTTAATGTAAGTTGGTAACAATGAGAATTCCTGTTCAAATAATTCTCTACTCCATTGAATAGTATGTTCTGGTTTATACGGAAAACTTTTAATAGTACAGATAGGGATACCATTCTTCTCATCAGGATCTTTTTGAGAACCATACGATTCAGTCATATGTGGTATAATAACTTGAACATTTCCTTTAGTTCCCAAAGTTCCTGAATCAATTAGAGGTTTTAGATATTTAATAGCTTGCTGATCTACATATAATCTAGCTTCAACATTATCAAGAGCATTTAGAATAATATCAATATTAGAGAAGAAAGCTTCGTTAAATATATTTTCAGTATCAGAACATACTTTATTTTCAAATGCGTTAACATCACAATCTTTATTAAGTAATTTAATTTTAGCTGCGGCAGTTTTAGATTTAGATTTATGAATATCATTATCATTAAATAAGAATTGACGGCTTAAATTAGATTTTTCAATACTATCCATATCGGTTAAGAAGATATTTTTTAGACCTAACATTCCCAATAATTTAATCAATTCACAACCAATAGCGCCTGCACCAATAACAAAAGATTTTGTTTTTTGTATTTTAGTAAGTAAATCTTTACCAAGTATATTTACAACACCTTCATATTTAGTTTTGTTTTTATAATTAGTATTATGATAACCATCAAATTCTAATTCATTATCAGTAATTAGATCAGTAGAATCTAAATAATACCATTGTTTGATAGGAGTATATTTTCTACCAAGGGCTTTTAAGACTTCCTGACAAGCTAAACCACTAATAATAGATACTATAGGAAGTAAGGTACCTCTAGCAGTAAAACAGAATTTTTTGGTTAAATTTTTAAATTCGGTTGACTTAGATTCATAATCTTCAATAAGACTGGTAAATATTTCATAATCTACCATATTCCAAGGCCGAGGTATAACCTTAAAACTTTCAAAATATTTATTTAGTATTTTATGAAGTAAATGAAGATCTTTGATACGATTTTCGGGTAATGAAAAATCACTAGAAACATATTCAATATTGCTTAAACATTGTTTAAATGGTTTAAAGTTCATATCCATAGTAATTTTCTTTTTAATTATAGTTTTATAATCGTTAATATGTTGGCGAGATGGTTCAAGTAATTCTATAATAAAAGGTGTTTTAGTTCTTTTAACAACATGTTCCATGGTAGTATCATCAGTATAAGTTATAATTAGAACATCTTTATCACCTAATTGATGTGGATCCTTGAATTTAATAATTTTATCATTAATTTCTTCAATAATTAAATTTTCATAAATTTCACCATCAACATCATTAATTGTAAAATTCTCCCCAAAATCATTAAAAATATAACTAAGTAATCCATAATTACCAACAATAATCATAGGAATATTAAATTTATGAGTAATTCTATTAAAATTTATTCCATCTTCAAAGGAGGCATTTACTAAGATTAGTAAATTATATTTTTTAATAATTTTAGCACAAATTTCATTATCTTCATCAAGTACATTTATATGATTTATACTTATAGTTGGATTTAAATTTCTCAATTCATCTAGAGGAATTTTTTTATCAGATTCATAATATAGACCAGTTTTTTGATATCTTTCAAGTTTATTTAGATTAAAATCGTGATGTATATCTATCGTATTTATACCCAATAATGCTAAATTACGAATAATTTCTAATGAAACTGTAGAATATCCTATAATCAAAATTTTTGATTGTGATAATTTTAACATTACATCTTGACCTATAGTATATGATTGACGAGAATATCTTTCATTATCCATATTATCTAAATGGTTTATATATATTTATATATTATAATGTATTTATCAATTTTTATATCATACTTAATCTATTTATTATGCAACTATCTACTTACATTATATTCTAATAACTAATAAGCTGTAAGTATACTTATAAAAATTTATTTTTATATAAAAAAAAGAATTTATAGTAAATAAATGGAAGATAAATTATTGCCCTATCAAATACAACATGTAAATAACTTACATAATACTTTAATTTTACATAAAAGAGCGTTAGATGCCTCTGATACTGGAACAGGAAAAACTTATACAACAATATATTTATGTAAAAAACTTAATTTAATACCATTTATTGTATGTCCTAAATCAGTTGTTTCAACATGGTTAAAGGTATTACATTATTTTGATTACAATGATAATGAATTTATATTAACCACCTATAATCAATTATTAAAACATCACTTTATTAAACAAGAAAAAATTAATAATAATGAAGAAATAAATTTTAAATGGAATTTTACGAATATTGACAAAATGGCATATTTATTTATATATGATGAAGCTCATAAGTGTAAAAATAAAGATACAATAAATGCTAAAATACTAACAAATTTATCAGATTGCGGTGTTAATATAATTTTATTATCAGCAACTATAGCGGATAAACCATTATATTTTATGATTTTAGGTTATGTATTAAGATTATACACCTCATTTAATGATGGTTTATTTTGGTTAGATAATGTAATAAATAGCAATAAAAAATCAAAACATCCATTATTAGGAGTGCATAATGTATTATATCCAAAATATGCTAGTAGAATGAGGATAGATGATTTAGAAAATATGTTTAAAGATAATAGAATTAACTTTGATGGGATATATATGGAAAATTATTTTGAGATAGAAAGAGAATATGGTTTAATAAATAAGATGATGGAACAAGCAGACAAAAAAAATTTAAGTAATATACAAAAGATTAGACAAAAAATAGAAAATTTTAAAATAGATACAATTGTTAAATTAACTTTTAATTACCTAAAAGAAGGAAAGAACGTAGCAATATTTGTTAATTTTACAAATACAATAACAGAATTATCTAAAAAGCTAAAAACTAAATGTATTATTTATGGTAATCAAACTTTAGAAGAGAGATCTAAAAATATTGAAGATTTTTGTAGTGATAAATCAAGAATAATTATATGTAACATACAAAGTGGAGGTTCAGGAATTTCGCTACATGATACTATAGGAAATTATCCAAGAGTATCATTAATATCTCCAACGTGGTCGGCACAAGATTTACTACAAGTATTAGGCAGAATACATAGAGCGACAGGTAAGACAGATGTTGTTCAAAATATAATTTTTTGTAAAAATACAATAGAAGAGAATATAGGTAATGTTATTAAAAACAAGATTAATAATATTCGTATATTAAATGATGGAAATAAAGAAATAAAAAAAAATGATAATTTAGAAAAAATCTGTAAAATAGAAAATATAAAAAAAAAGAAAATAGAAGAAAAGAAATTACAAATTTATAAAATAAATGACTTTGATAATATTCAAAATAGATTAGATAATTTATATGATAATAAGACATATTTAGAAAACAAGTTAAAAAAAATGATTGATATTAATAATATAATATATAGAGAGACAGAATATAAATTAGAAAAGTTAAATGAAGAAATAAAGCTAAACGAAGATAATCTAACTAAATGTCTTAATAATTTGATGAATAAATAAAAGTTGAAAAATTTTATATTTAATAGTCTAAATAGCTCCACCAACCATGTGGTTTTTTGCTTGTCATCTGATTGCCTTGGTATACATGCTATCGTGCATGATAAGGCATTCGTTCATGCGTCCGCATATTATACGGGCAAACACGTTCACAATTTACTTCATAGGGCTCCTCCTCATTCTGGGCTTTAATGTTGCCCTCCCCACTGAAACAGTATACGGCCTTTTTGCTGTATACTGGCACGCTGATGCTGTTGACGGCATTTACAAAAAAAAGGGCAGAAACAGGAATAATCCGTTGATTGTCCATGTTTCGTGTTTAGAAGATGTCAAAAAGTATTCCCTAACAAATATGAAACACAATGAACAAATAGTGTTTGAAGCTATAGCAAGCAAAGTCTGGCCTGGAGCTTGTACTATTGTAGCTAGAGCGGACAAAGCAAGAGTCATACCGTCGATCCGTAATGATACAGATTTTGTTGGCATACGTATTCCAGATGAGGAATCTACACGTAAAGTGCTTAAAATAGCAGGCCCATGTGTTGGACCTAGTGCTAATCCTTCAGGGAAAATTTCACCAACCAATGCAGATCATGTTTATTCGGACTATAAGGGACGCCCTGTTTTCATACCCATTCTGAAATCATCAGTAAAAACTACCAAGATACATGGAATAGAATCTACAATTGTTCAAGTCTTTCAGGAAGATACAGGTGTTGTAGTTATCAAAATATTGAGAGCAGGTGCGATTGGTGCAGAACAAATCCGTGAAATTCTAGATGACCATATTTTTGATTTTCAATACACAATTGATATCAACATCGATAGTGTGAATAATCATACAAGTGTTGCACCAGGTCAAGAAATAACGCATTATGCACCAGATACTCGAACATTTATCGGCACAACCGACCATGATGCCAGTCCACCCGCTAATAGAGAAAAGGCTGTCTTAATAGCTACTGAACAGATTATAGCCAAGTATGGTAGTAATTACCAAAAGAGCTTTATCTTACCCTCAACTGATGAAAAATGTGCTGCAGAACTTTACACTATTATGCGTGAAGCTGATGCATACAGTAAAAAAAATCAAGCGAAAGCAATAGTGATCTGTACAGAAGGATTGAGCATAAAAAACATGAAGAGTGGCTACATTGATGCTATTCATGACAAGCTCGTCAGGGCTTCCTCAGGAAGTCCACCAATAATTTTATAGTGTTGGATATCCTTGTAAAATTTATAATTTTTTTATAGTTCGTTTATATAAATATAAATAATAAGTTTTTTATGTATATAATATAATTATATGGAAATAATTATATTAGTAATACTTGTAGTAATAATTTTGATAATATATAATAATTGTCTAAATAAGAAAGAAGATTTTCATAGTATTTATAATGGATATATAAATCCATATCTACAACAACCTTTAATAAATCCGTATGTTCAACAACCAATATTATTTCCAATATATTCACCATATAGAAGATATTTTTTACTAAATTCTCCATACACTCCAAGTATGTTTGCTCCTTATTATTCACAATATTATTAAATTAGGTTAATTGTAAATATTTTTCAATATTAATAATATAATGGAATTTATAAAAAATATAATTGAATTTATAAAAAATAATTATTTAGTACAATACATATTGATTATAATATTTTTATTTGTTTCAATAAATATAATTAATTATAATACTTGTGAAATAGTAAAAGAAAATATTACAATTTTAGAAAATTATAAGTAAAATATATTTTATAATATAACTATAATTATGATTGATAATACATTATTTTTTTTAATTATAGTAATATTAATAATATTCTATGGAGGTGAAAATAAAATTGATAAAATAAAGTATAATTCAGAAAATTTTAATTATTTTTATAATTTAAATATTTTTAAAAAAAAATTATTAAATTATAAAAAAATAATTGACGGAGACTATATTGATATTACTAATGATATTAATACATGTAATTATTTACTTCCTAACGTTGTATATTCATATTGTATAAAAATACAACCAAAAACTATTTTTGATATAAAATATTTAATAAAAAATGATAAATATAGAGATGATTATGAAATGTTAATGAATATATATACACTTGAGGATGATTATAAAAATTTATATATAATAATTAATACTGAAAATAATGAATATTCTATGGTAGAACTAGATGAAAATATTTACATTACAAATATATATAATATATATAACGATAATGATAAGGATATAATTTTAATTTTATTTTTTATAAAAAAACCTTTTTGGTATTAGATAAATAATTTAATAATTTCAGTTATAGAGGGATTATCAATTTTAATATCATCAATTTCATCCTTTTTTTCATCTATAATATTTTTAAATAATCTTTTAAATAGATGAATATTTTCTTCTAAAAATACAATAAGTTCTTTAATTAAGGAACATTTTTTTAAATTTATATCATACAAACCAATCAATATACCTATACATTTTTCTTTATCAGTTATAGTTGATTTTTTAAGAATTTCTAGAAAATCATCTTTATAATTTTCAAAATCATCCTTATGTAGATTATTAATTCTATTAGTAATATTTACTATAATTTTTATTTCTTCAGACAGTATCATACTATCGTCATCAATGGCAGATTTACCTTCATAATTGCTAGAAATATTTTCTTTATTTTCTATAAATGTAAGAATATCATTTTCTGATGGTATTGTTTCTAATTTAAGTAAAATTTTAAAAGCAGTGCACAATTCAGTTTTATCTTTAGTAGATTTTCCAATTAAACATTTTTTTATATGATTTGTGATAAAAATCTTTTCATTAGAATCATGTGTTCTAAGATTAAAATTTGATTGAATTAAGAAATGAACTATAGCTCTATTTATCCAAGATTTTATAAATTCATTTTTTGAATTAATTTTAGATAATAAATAAGTGAGAATATAATCTTTTAAAATTCCCAATTTATAACAATCACCGAGAACAGCTAATAATATACGATAGGATAACATTTTATAATCATTTTCAATAATAGAATTATCTTTTTTAAAAGAATTTTCAAATTCTTGATAAATTAATTCATCAGCATTATCAATTATTGTTTTAATAATGAATTCTGTACTTTCTATTAAACTCACTGTTAAATATAATTGTAAAGAAGGGACTGGTTCTGAAGGGAAGAATAATCTAATTATTATACTAATAAAATTATTATATTCTATTTTAGGTAATTTTATACTCATTAATTGATAAAAGAGTTGGTTTATATTTTTATATAAATCTTCTTTAGAAGAACTTGAAAAATAGTTTCTATGCAACATAAAAATTAATTTAGGTTGTAATTTTTCAAAATTTTTTTCAGTAATTTTATTCAAAAATTCTTGAAAAGGGAAAAAAACTTCTGGAAGACCGATTAACCATCTCCATATATGTTCTCTAACATCAAATAATATAGGATTTTGAGGTGAAAATAAAGCCTCAAAAATAGTTTCATTACTGAAATCAGTATCATTTGCTGTAGCAAAAATTTGTAATTTATATTTAGTTAATAGAACATTTATAGTTTTTATTATTTCTATATATTCTTTTTTATTAGTCCAAACAGCAGCATTTAATGGTAATAAATCACCATCATATGATATTTTTATATTTAGTTTAGGGTCTCTAGTTATAAGTAATTCTAACATATCATATCTAGAATATCTAGAAAGATAATAAATTATATTTCTATGGTTTATAGAGAAGAATCTAGGTTCATTCCATTTTGGATACCATCTATCTAACATCTCTTGGCAAGTAAAATTTTGAGATGCCCACCAGTTGATGGCTTTTCTCATAGGGTCATTTTTTCTGATTAATTCATTACCTTTTTTATCCGAAATAGATGCTGATACTCCAAGATTCATGTGATATGGGAATATAATATACTTTTATATTAATAATCAATTTTTTTTGTTATTACCCCTACATAAATAAATATTTTATTATATAAATTTAGATAAAGATAATCATGAACAATAATTCTAAGTTTATAAATATGACATGTGATGATTATTATGAAAATCCAACTAATATTGATGATAATAAATTATGTTTATTTAATCCAATATTATTTACATTAATCGTTAATAATCAAAAAAAAGACTTACTTTATGAATTAAAAAATAATAAAAATAATATAAATATTCAAGATAAAGATGGAGATACTCCTTTACATATTGCGATGTTTCTTTGTAATTATGAAATTATTAAAATTTTATTAGATCATGGAGCTAATACAAATATTAAGGATAAATATGGTCAAACTTTTGTGCATAGATTATATTTTGGAATAAAAGATGATAATATAAGTAAAATAATAAAATTATTAGAGGATAATAATATAAATTTTTCAGATACAGATAGTTTAGGAAATACTGTTTTACATATTACCTTAAGAAAAATAATAAAATTTAAGACACCATTAACAATAAAACATAAATTTTTTATAAATAAATTAAAATCTATAATACCAAATGATATTAAAAATAATGAAGATTATTCAATTACAGATTTATTAAATATAATTAAATTTTCATAGAAATCTATCTAAATAACTAAATTATTATTACTAACGCTAATTGATAATTTAGAAATACCTTGATTTGGAACAACAATAAAAGTTGGATTAGAAGATTTATTACTAACAATTGTTGTAGATGTAGTGAATTGTGTAGAAGATGAAGCTGATGTTGCTAAATAATATATAGATGTATTTGTTGAAAAAATACTTAAGGTGTTTGTTCCAACATTTGCTGGATAATTAAACATAGCTTCTGGTAAAATTAATAATACACTATAAGGAACATTATTTACTAATTGTGTACCAGCAAATAAAGCATTTCCAAATACTTGATTATTAACTGTAGCTAATGTATTAAAAGTTGCACTTCCATATTTACAATTTCCTCCAGCACATAATACACTATTTGAAATTCCTAAATATGGATTATTTATATTACCACTAAATACAATTTGTTCAGAAGGGTCTATACTTAAATTAACATTATTTTTACTACTTAAAAATAAATAATACATAGCTGGACATCCATTACTAAAAGAAGGATTAGTTATAGAACCTTCTAATAATGGTTGTGGAATTAATGGCTGTATATTATAATTTCCTAAATTATTAACTTGATTAATTACATTTGGATTAATAAAATAATCAACTAATGATGTGCTATTATCAAATTCATTTAATATGGCTCTCATTATTGACATGAAATTTCTTAGGGATGTTACAGCATAACTATCAACTAAACTTATAGGAGTTCCTGTATTAGTAATTAAAAAAGTACCACCATTTATACTCTTGCCAAATAAAACTACTACTTGTCTTGTTGCCATGTCAATTACAGAATATGATGCATAACTATTATAGATTGATATAGGTGAACGCCATATATTTTTAAGTTGAACTTCAGCTTGGATAGTAGTATAGGGCATATATCTTTGATAATCACTTGAATAAGAAACACCAACGACAAAATGACCAAAGTTGGTTTTATTAATATCAGATAAATCTGATAATTGAGCTATACCTGATAAACTAGTATCAACACGCATTGTTCCATTAGCGTCAATGTAATATCCACCAGTAGATGTAGGAGAACCACTACTTGAACCAATTAAACTTTCACCATAATAAATATTAGAACTAACATATGGTGGAACATAAATTATTGGCATAGTAGCATAAACCTTGTTGTAACCAGGTGCTATAACTATTGGTACATTATTAAATAAATAATAACTAAAGTTAGTTGGGGAAAATGTTGCTCCATTACTCAAATATTGTAGAGGGATAGCACCTGCAGTGTAAGTTTTAATCTTAGAATTATTAAAGCTTGAATTGGATGACATACTAGCAATAACATCTTTAGTAATTACCTTATTTTTAATAATAACACTAAGAGTTGGATAAGAATAATTAGTTTGAGAAGAATTTACATTTGTTGAACCAGTATTAGAAACAGTAAAAATTAATTGAATTATTAATATTTCACTCTTTTGTTGAATATAATAATTTGATGTAAATAAGAAATTATCACTATTATTATTACCATATCCAGGAGCAACGTTCGCAATTGTTGGTGAATTTGGGGCAGGTGGCGAGGGAGTAGTATTCGTATATGGTTGTGATGTTAAACTAAAAAATAATGCTTGTTGATTTGTTCCATTTGTTATATCAAGAGAATATTTACCAGTAGGGGGTGTAGTATTAGTAGGTAATAAATTAGTATATAGATCAACTTCATTATCTAATAATGAAGAATAACTATAAACACCATTCACTATATTATTACTCTGCATATCAAAATTCCAATCAGAAGTTGTTGATGTTGTTGGATCATAATATTTAGCTTGTGCTGTATTAATATTTTGATTTAAGGTGCTATTAACCATCAACACAGTCTGTCCATCATACATATAATTTGATGGATCAATAGTATTTCCAACAGGAAATAAATTACAATCGGTTGGTGAATTACTAGTAGAAACAGACGATGTAGTTCCTGCTATTATTGAATTTGTATTTATTCCTTGTATTGACCCTGACATTGTGGCATTAAATGTTGAGTTTGGATTTTGAATATTACTCATATATAATTTATATATATATATAATATATTTATTTTTGGAATAAAATATTTTTATATTAATATTATCTTATTATAATGACAAATTATGAATCAAAGTATTTAAAATATAAAAAAAAATATGATAAACTAAAAAATAAATTATTTATTAAAGTAAATAATGATATTGAATTTAAATCACTTTATAATATTTTTGTAAATAATTACTTGTATAATGATTATAATAAAAATATTCTAATAAAAAATGTTATAGATTTAAATTTAATTATTCATGATCTTAAATTTGATTTAAATAATAATTTTAAAATTAATAAAAAACTTGATACAATTATAGAAAATGATGAATTATAATATAAGTCTTTTATTTAAAATTATAAATATTTTTTTCTATTTATTAATATATTAATATGTCTACTCAAGTTCAACAAGTAACTCCTACTTTCTACGTTTTCAAAACATTTGATCCCCTTTATGCTTTAACTAATGATAAAATCTTATATTACAGCACAAAATATACCGTTGTTTCTGTAAAGAAAAATGTTAATCCTTCAGAAAATAATGATACACCTACTTTAGACGATTTTATTTATAATAACTCTATTCAAAATAATAACACTAATAGAGATTTAGATAATTTATTAACTGTACAATAAAATAATAAAAATTATATATATAATATTGTTTTATCATAATTAATATTTAATTTTCTTTCCTTAGAATTAATTATAAATTCCTGTATTTTTGGTTTTTCTGTCTCAAAACCTAATAGTTTTCTAAAACTTTCATGAAGTATTCCAGCCTCTTTAAAACTATTAATTTTATGATAAATTGAATTTGGATTACTATGATTACTTTTAACAAATAAAGGATATGTTTTTACTAACATATCTTTTACTAATTTATATTCAATACTACCTAAATATTCACCATTCTCTAGATCTAATTCTGCAGCATTTAACCAACTCCAACATAATACACAATAATTACTCTTATCATAAAAATATTCTATACCATGTCGTTTTTCACAATAATCACAAAATTTCCATAAATTAGCCTTTTGTCTATTCTTATATTTTGGATCATCTTCGTATAATCCAATAAATTTATCTATTTCTGATATAGGTTCTTCTGCTTTATCATTACTTTTAATTTTTTTATTAATTATATTATTTTCATTATTGATATTGTTATTAATGTTATTGATATAATTATTATTGTTGATATTATTATTGATATTGTTATTGTTATTATTAATAATATTAATATCATCCTGTTTATCTGCAAATAATTTTATAGGTTTAATTTTATTTTTAAGAGGGATTTTTTTATTAATTTCTAAATCAAGCTCATCTTCGTCAGTTGAATAGCTCATTGTAGAATATATATATAATAATATTATTTACTATATAAATCAATTTTTTCATTATATTATTATATACAAAACATGAATACTATAGAAAATAATCAAATTTCTTATTTATCTCTACTTTCTTTATTGAATGATTATCCATCTTATAAAGAAAAGATTATTATGTCATATTATCAACTAATAAAACAGCTTTCTGATACGGTTAATCATGATATAGATAAATTTATATTAAATTTAAACCAAATAAATAATTATGGTATTATTTATATTGCTTGTTTAAATTTACCCACTTCTAATGAATTTATTATCGTTGCTTCTGGAACTTGTTTTTTAGAACCTAAAATAATTCATAACTTTATGAATGTAGGACATATAGAAGATATTGTAGTTGATATTAATTTTAGAGGAAAAGGTATAGTGCATAATATTCTAAATCATCTAAAAAATTATGCTGTTTCTAATAATTGTTACAAAGTTATACTTGATTGTCATCCAGATCTTGTTAAGCTATATTCTAAATCCAACTATATACAAAAAGGAGTTCAAATGACTATATATTTTATATAAAAAAAATTGATTTTTTTATAATAATATAGTCTTATCATGGAATCTTCTCTACAATATATACAACCAACACCTCTTAGTACTAAAGGTGTTATATGTAATTATGTACCATTATCCCTGAAAAAAACCATACATTTATCGGAGTTTTCAGCATTTAGACCCTTTTCCAAAGAAAAGAAAAGTATATGCGTTAATTAATAACGTGGCATTTTTTTGTATATACCTTTATTTTTATAAATTTAAAAAGTTGAGCCAAAGGCCAACTTAAAAGTTGAGCCAAAGGCCAACTTAAAAGTTGAAATTTTATATTATCTAATAATCTTAGAATAACATCATCATGTTGGAATCTTTGCTAGCATTTCTGGCCTTTTTGGCCTTTATGTTCTGTGTCTTCGTATCCGTCGTTGGCGTTGGATGTCTCTTTCTGTGGAGGAGACTCCGTACACCTTCACCCCTCAGCTTGGGTCTAGCTGCACCTCCTATTCAACCCCTCAGCTTGGGTCTAGCTGCACCTCCTATTCAACCCCTCAGCTTGGGTCTAGCTGCACCTCCTATTCAACCCCTCAGCTTGGATCTAGCTGCACCTCCTATTCTACCCCTCGGCTTGGGTCCAGCCGCACCTACATGTTCATCCTGTAGAATAACCAAAAAAATTCTGCGGTACCATCTTCTTGCGAAGAAGATCGATCACTTTGAAAGAGAGCGTGAACGCGTTGCATCAAAAGAGGACCGAGACCAAGAAGGTCTCGCTTTTTTTGACAGAGAGCTTCAAAAGCTCTACGCAGAGAGAACCGCCCTGTTAAGTGCCATTGATAGACTGCATTAGAGCAGGAGGTCAGCACTTGCGCAAGCAGGTGCACCCTAAATTTTATTTATATATTTTTTAATCAACAGTAACAACTTTTGCTAAATTTCTTGGTCTATCTGGATTTATACCTTTTATTATACTTAAATTATATGACAATAACTGCAGAACAATAACTGATAACAATCCTGTCATTGTTTTATTTGCTGGTAATATAATAGAATAATCGTTTTCTTCAGCATTTTCACTAATTTCTATAACTTTGGCTTCTCTTGTTATAAGTTCTTGTATAATACTCTTTACAACATGATCTCTTTTTTTATATAGTATAAAAACGGGTGTATTCTTTTCTAACATAGCATAAGGTCCATGTTTTAACGAAGTTATATAAAATCCTTCTGCATGAATATATGCTATTTCTTTTATTTTTAAAGCTCCTTCAAGTGCACTGCCATATAATTCATCCTTACCTAATAAGAAAATACTTTTTGGATTATCATTAATTATAGAAGAAGCTATTTTTTTTATTTTATTTTCTAATGATAAAACTAGTGATATATCATTTTCTAAATTCTTTAAATCATTAAGAAATTTATTTTTTAATTCGATATCAAGATTATTATTTAATTCAGCCTTATAGATAGCTAATAATAAACATGCCATTATTTGAGAAGTGCATGATTTTGTAGAAGCAACCGCATTCTCTCTACCACAATTAGTATAAATATTATCTATAGTTCTTCTTGATATTAAAGAACCTATAACATTGATAATACCTAAAATCTTAATTTCATATTCATAATTATTATCTTCAATTTCTAATTTTTTTCTTCTATTTAATGAATAGTCTCTACAAATAGTAGTTGCTATATTTAAATCTCTTGTTTCACCTGATTGGGATATTAATACTATCAATAAATCTTGTTCAGGATTTTTTATAGCTTCTAAATGAGCCTGTGTAAATTCTCCACCATCAAAAACATTTACTAATTCAAATGCTTTTGTATATCTAAAATAATTAGATGCTATTAATCCAGCATAATATGAACTTCCGCATGCTATAATGTATAAATATTTACACTTTTTTATATAATCAAAATTAAAAAGAATATTGTTATTATTGTATCTTGTTTGATTTGAAATCGGATCTATCAAAACTGATAATCTTGTTTGATCATCAATTTCTTTACGCATCCAGTATAAATAATTTTCTGGTAATGTTATATCATTATCATTTAATTTTAAAAGTGGTAATTCTTTATATTCTCCATATATTTCTTTGTATCCGTTATTATCAATATAACCATACGTTTTTTCTCTAAGTAAAATATAATTATCAACCATATTCATAAAACCAGTGGGTTCAGATGTAAAAATTACTAAATTTTCATTTTGTCCTATTAATAAAGGATTCTCATTTTTAATAAAGAAAAGTTTATCAGGTTCATCTATAGAGGATATTATGCAGGCCCATGTTCCTTCCATTATTTCTGTAATTTCTTTCAAAATCTCTAAAATAATTAAGGTTGATGTTAATGTTGAATTAACAGATTTAGAAAGATATAAAAATTGAATTAAATTAACTATAACTTCTGTATCAGTTTTACTAATAAAATTATAATGACTTAAATATTTTTTCTTTATATCTTCACAATTTGATATAATACCATTATGCACTAGAGTAAATTTTTTATTATTGCTTGTATGTGGATGTGAATTTTCATCTGTTTTTCCTCCATGTGTAGCCCATCTTGTATGTCCTACACCTATGTTATAATTATAAGTATCATTATTATATTTATCTATATTCATTTCTAATAATTTAAATATATCGTTATAACCACTAGTTTTAATTATTTCACCATCAACACCATATTTTAAAGTAATATTATTATTTTCAACATCTCTTAAATAAATACCACACGAATCATAACCTCTGTTTTTTAATAAACTAAGAGCGTCATAAATAATTTTAACTATTTTAATATCCTCTAAAGTAGGATTTATTTTTGTTAGACAACCAAAAATACCACACATATAATTATAATTATAATATAAATTATTATTTTATGATAAACAAAGAATTATTATAAATATGGTCATCGTTGATATTGCTATAATATAATATATTATACATACCATTTTCTAAACCAACCAATTTTGTATTTTCTACTTCCTCCTCATAATTCGTACAAGTCGCATAACATCTTACTATCTTTTCTATTAATTTATCCACTATTTTACTTTCTTCATCATCATACATAATAACGTTTTCTGAATCAAATTCATATTCATCTAAATCATTTGTATATTCTGTTTCTGAACTTGAATCTGAATCTTGTTCTATTTCTATACTTGAATTTATTTCTGAATCAGTAGATGAATCTGATGTTGAATCATTAATATCTACATTATTTTTAGGATCATTATAAAAGTTATAATAATTAATAACACTAAAGTGATTAATAAGATTAACTTTATGATTTGAATCAAACGTAAATTGAAAATTAGTATTATTATTATTACATTGACAATTAGAACAATTATTATAATGATTTTTTAATATTTTTTTACTAATTCTTTTTCTTTCAATAATATCTAGTAATTCTAAACATGGAATCCATAATATAGGTATCCTAAATGATATTTTGGTATTTTCTTTTTTTTCTGTTGGTGTTTGTATTTCAATTGGTGTTTCTGTTTCGGTATCAGTAATATTAATTTTCAGCATAAAATCATCAAAAAAATTAGAATAGTTTTTTGTAATGATTAAATCATCATAAATACTGAAATTGATATATTTTGATTTATTAGTTTTACAGTAATTAATATAGTCTCTATATTTGTAAGAATGATTAAAAAGATATAAATTATCAATTTCAAAAAAATACAAATTATTACTTGAACCTAAACAATAATCTGTAATTAATATGTTATAATTAGGATCAGATATATCTATTATTTTTAAAATATTAATAATACCGTTAAACCCGAATGATTTTGTATAAATTAAAATATTTTTTTTTATTAATTCTTGTTTAATATCAGTATCAAAAAATGGTAAAAATTTACCATTTTTGTTTTTGATGTGTTTTGTATAAAAGTTGCTATTTATAATATAAACAAAATCTATCATGTATATAAAAGTATTTTTATTATTATTAAATCAATTTTTATAATAAAATTAACAATAATTAATTTTTAACAATAATTAATTTTCGTACAATGATGATGATTTTTACCAATATCAATTAATTCTGTGCTTTTAGTGAAATCTAGGATAGAATATTTATTTAATTTATCGCTATTTGGGTAACAATAATTAATTACACCTTTCGGTTTTAGACACTTTACATTATCAAATTGATACAATTCGTTATTAAAATTAAAATAAATAACTTCAGTAATTCTTTTTAATAATATTCCAAAATTAACAATATCATTATTAACTGCAAGTTTGTCAGAAGTTGTTATATAAGTTATATTATAAAAATCACAATCAATAAAATTATCTAATTCTTTTAAGATTGAATTAGAAATAACACCACCATCAATATAAAGACTATTGTTCCACATTCTAGGAGGGAAAGCAAGTGGAATAGCGCTTGAAGTTAATAATAATTCAACTTGTTCTTCATTTGTATAATTATTTAAGTAAAATATATCAAAATTACTATTATTAAGATTTGTTGAACCAATTATTGAAGGCACCAAATTTTTATTATGGAAATTATAAATAATATTTTTAAGTGTATCTTGTAAAGGAGATGTATCAAAAAAACCAACTTTATTTAGATTATGATAACTAAAATGCCAATTTGGTTTGTAAATATCGTCATTTTTTAAATTTAAATAAATATTTTTTAGTTTTTCTAAACCTATATTAAATTCATTTTTATTAAAGTGAGATAAAAAACAAGCGTTTAAAGCGCCAACAGAGACACCACTAATCATATCAAAGTTTGTATTAATTTTTTCAAGGATGCCTACTTCAACCGCACCAAATGAACCACCACCACTCATACTTAATATATTACAATTATCAAATTTAGCATTAATTTTTGAAAGTAAAATGGTAAATAAGAAAAACCAAGCAAATAAAATATTATAATTCATTACTATATTTATCAAATATATTTTTATAAATTACGGTAGAATATTTAATACCGTTAATCATAAAATATTTTTTAGTATCATACATAATTTCATAATATTGTTCTATATTATTAAATAATAATTCCATAAAGAAAAGTTTTTTATCTTGTAATTTAAGATTATTCTTTTTATTTTTTTTATTATTATCAACAATTATGATCTTTTTAATATCTTCTTTTTCTTTGAATACATCTATAATAATAATATTATCAAGTTCGTCTAGAGAATAATTATTATAAATCCATTTATATAACGATTGATAAATCATATTATTAAGTCTATTATTTTCAAAATTAAAAAGATTAATAACTCTTTTTTTAAAAAGAAGAAGTGAATTATTATTTTTTAATATTGACAATAATCTTAATTTTGTAAAAGTATCAGAAAATATCAAGATATGTTTATCATCACTTTTTAAACCAGATTCATAAATTGTTTTATAATAAATTAAATTAATATTTACAATTTCATCATCTGTATATTGTTTATTTAAAACTATTTTACGCTCCCTATAAACATATTTATTATTTGTATTAAATAATATATTTTTTAAAATAAAACCATCTATTTTTAATTTATATTCATAAATAATATTTTTTTTTAAATTATCAATATTAAGATTATCTTTATTAATAAGTAAAATTAATGAAATATTATAATTTTGTATAGAATATTTATCTATATTTTGATTTATATCAACTATTCTATTTTTAATATTAGTGCAATCATAATAATAATCAATGGTATCATTTATATGATAATATTCATAATTTTTATTAATATTTGTGGTATTAAAAAATATATTAAATTTTTTACTATCATATAAATAATTATTTAATGTTTTATTGATATCGTATAATTCTCTTGATAAATCTCTAATATAATAATTTGATAATTCATTTACTTCTTTTAGTTCTTTATTTTCATATAAATCATAATTTTTATTAATTAATTTTCTATAATAATAGAACCATAATTTATAATTAGGTAGCATAATTCTTTCATTAATATTTAATTTACTTTCATAAAAAAATGGTTTTTCATTTACAAATTGAAGACCAAATATTTTAGTCCAACTTGTATCTTCAATATCAAAACCTATAAACCTTTTATCAATTTTATTAAAACCTTTATATTTTTTTTCAATATATTCTTTATATGTCAAATTAACATTTTTTAATTCTTTAACAATTTTATCATACTCATTAATATTTGGTTTTATCAATATTAATCCAGAATATGGTTTATTATTTTTTAAACATAGAGCTGGTGGTTTTAAACTAAAAATATAATCAGGATATCTTAAAATTAAAGCATCAGAATCTATAATAATTACTTTTTCGTATTCAATTAATTTATAAGCATAAAATTTATAATATTTTTTTTCAGTAAAAAGATTATCATCAATAACTATAATTTTATCATAAAATCTCATTAAAATATCATTAAAATTTGTATTTTTATTTACAATTATAACAAATTCAGCAAAAGAACCTGCTTTTTTAAGAGATTCTATTAAAACTATTGATCCTGATAAATATTTTTTATCAAATAGTAAACAAATATAAGCATATTTTTTTTTACCAGAATGATTATACATGATTAGGTCTTTCAAGAAAAAATCAGACATAATAATATTATTATATCTTATTAAATTTTTTTATTTTATTTATTTATTTTCTTTTTACCAGCTTTTATAATAACTATATTTTCAGTATTATCCACTTTAATTTTATTTTCTTTAATATTAAAATTATTAAAAAATGTATTAAGATTATCACCAAAATCAATATCATCAATTTTAAGAACTTCAATACCTTCATTAATAATATTAATATCTTTTTTAAGTTCTTCAATATTTAAAGCATTGTCTAAATCCAAATTATTACTGATAATAAGATTTTGTATTTTATCAATATCTTCTAAATTATTAATATAAAAATTTTCAATATTATTTTGATTTTTCATATAAAATTCTATTTTTTGATCTATTAATTTTTCTTTATTTTCTAATATTTTATATTTTTCATTATCATTATTTTCATCATCATGATTTTCATCATCACTATTATTTAATATTTTTTCTATTTCATCATGAGTTAAATTAGAAAATGAAAAACCATTTTTTTCCATAAAATGATCATATTCCATTTCACATAATGAATGTATTAAGGAAATAAAAAATGATAAAATAAAATAATTTATTTTAATTGTTGGTATAAGAATATAAAATATAAAAATATGTTTAACAATATTATATTTTAATATTATATTAATTATATGTTTATTATAAAAATATTTAATTCTATCATCAGTATCTAAATTTTTACATATTTTATAGAAATTAATATAAAAATTAATCATTTTTAATAAAAATCCAAATAATAATATTCCAATACAAATATTTATATTAATTTTATCAATCATAATAATTATTTATTATTAATCATTCTTAAAATAAATAATATTTTTAAACATTATTTATTTTATAACATTATTTATTTTATAACATTATTTATTTTATAACATTATTTATATTATAACATTATTTATATTATAATATTTTTATAAAACTATATTCCAATTCATATTAATATTTTTAGATGTAGCATATACCTCAATTTTGGTATTTGTTTGTTTTCCCCTTAAATTTGAAAACATATTCGTTATTAATGGATCTAATTCTGTTTCTATCTCAGTATCTTTTAACAATGATTTTAAATTATCTTCATCATCATCATCGTAAATTGTTTCAAATCTATGTTTTATATTATTAGGTATTTCTATTTCAGAAAAACCTGAAGAATCGTCATCATCATTTAAGTATAACGTTTCAATATCTAAATCTATTAATTTATCTTTATTTTCAATAGGATTTTCAGTTAAATCAAGAAACATAATCGTAAGTGGAATATTTGTAATATCAACAAAAGTAATATTATTTTTACAAGCATCAAATTTTTTTAATCTTAAAGGTAGTTTTGGAAAATCTACTAATTTATTATCAGAAATATCTAGAATCGTTAATGTTTCAGGTAATTCTTCTAGTTTTTTTATTTTATTATTAAATAATTTTAAATTCTGAATTCCTATAGGATAATTTTTAATTTCTTTAATTTTATTTATACTTAAATCAGTATTATTAATCCTTGAATTTATAAATGATATATTTTTAATAGAATTATTTGAAATATCTAAATTAGAAATATCACAATCTTCAATTATTAATTCTTCAATTCTATTTTCACTTATATCTAATGTATTACATTTAATATTCTTTAATATAGTTATTTCTAAATTATTATTTGATAATAGTACTGTATCCCATTCACGACTTACTAAAAAATTAATGTCTTCTATATAATTATTATTTAAGTTTATAGATATAATTGATGTTGGAATATTATCAATCTTTGTAATTCTATTATTTGATAATATTATTTCATTTTCTTCAGTTGATAAACTATCAAAGATTGTATTTAATAATTCATCAGTTATATCTTTATTATGATAAGTATTCATAATATTATGTTATGTATATATATATATATAATCTTTTATTCAATTTTTATAATTTAATTTATAGATATTAGCCTTTGCTAAATTTTTATTTATCTTGAAAAAATATTTTTTTTTTATTTCTATCAAGATTTGTTTCAGATAAATTTATTTCTTCATCATCTAAAGGTTGATTTAATTTTTTTTTTAATGAATATATAAATATATCAAATAAATTATTATAAACTTCATCAAAATCCGTATCTTCTCTAATATTATAAAATCTATTAAATTTAATATTTTTTTTAATATTACTATAAATAGGTAATAAAATAAAACTAATGTAAATTTCTAATTTTCTATTAATTTTTTTTTCATAATTATTTTTTAAGGTATTATCAGTTGTAGTATTATCAGATGTAGTGTTATCAGTTTTAGTAGTATTATCAGATGTAGTATTATCAGTTTTAGTAGTATTATCAGTTTTAGTATCATTTGATAAATTTATATTGGAGATATTTTCTATTTCATCATCATAAGGTAATAATTTTTTTTTAATAAGATTATTTTTAAGAAAGTTATGTTTAACATCAAAGAAATAGCTAAAATCAATAACAATATTTTTAATTATATCAGTATTTAAAAAATTGCCATAAATAACAACACCAGATGATTTATACAAATTAATATCATTTAATAATTTATCATAATTAATATTATCAGGATGATCATATAATTTATATTTTATATTTTTAACTTCAATATCAATAAATTTTTTCTCTAAATAATTATTTATATTAATTAGAGTAAATTTTGGTTCGATATCAGAAATTAATTCTTTAGCAATAGCTGATTTATTAGAAGTTGGCATACCAAGTAATAAAATAATCATCTGCCCATATTTTTGTAAATAAACTTCTACAATATTTAAATCATTATCCATTAATTATTATATTATATATAATTATAATATATAAATATATTATAATGGCAATTATAAATGATAGTATATTATTTTTAATATCAGTATTACATGTAATGGTAATTTTATTTGTAGTATGTGCTCCCTTTTCAAATAGTAATTATTTATTAATAATGCATATAATTATTATACCTTTTATTTTATTACATTGGTATTTAAATAATAATACTTGTAGTTTAACAGTTATGGAAAAATTTGTTAAAGATAAAACAGAAGGACAGAATACGAATCATGAAGATTGCTTTACATATAAATTTATTGCTCCAATTTATGATTTTAATAAAAATACTAAAGATTTTAGTAATTTTACATATATAATAACAATTGGGTTATGGTTAGTATCAGTATATAATATTTTTAATAAAATAAAAATAGGTGAAATAAATTCTTTTATAGACATATATAGAATATAATTATTCACATATGCTACTTGTTGAACTAGAATTAATATTATAAGTTCTAAATCCTGAACTTACTAAATTATTACCTCCACCATTTTGTCTAAATATTTTATTTAGAATTTTTGAATCACTTTTTTCACTAATTTTACTAATTTCAGATATTGAATTTAATGTTGAATTAGAATAAGAATTATAACTAACATTATCCATATCTGATTTATTTATTTTAAAATTATCTAAATTAATAGAAATTATTGAATTAATATCTTCATTGTATCCACCTTTTTGTGATATAGAATCTTCAAATACACTAGCATCTTCTAGACTAAAATTAGATTCATTAATACTACCACCGATTAATGAATTACTCGTTGGAGAATCAACTAAATTATTATTTATTTTGCTCATAAGAGTATTACTAGTAGCACTTAAATTTGATGAATCACTAGTTAAAGAATTATTAAATTTATCATTGTTTAATTTACTCATAAAACTATTACTAGTTGCACTCATATCATTTAAACTATTACCTCCAAATAAATTATTATTACTATCACTAGTTAAAGAATTATTAAATTTATCATTGTTTAATTTACTCATAAAACTATTACTAGTTGCACTTAAATTAGATGAATCACTGGTTAAAGAATAATTAAATTTATCATTATTTAATTTACTCATAAAACTATTACTAGTTGCACTTATATCATTTAAACTATTACCACCATATAAATTATTATTACTATCACTAGTTAAAGAATTATTAAATTTATCATTGTTTAATTTACTCATAAAACTATTACTAGTTGCACTCATATCATTTAAGTTATTACCACCATATAAATTATTATTACTATCACTAGTTAAAGAAGTATTAGATTTATTATTATATAATTTACTCATGAAACTATTGCTTGTAGCACTCATATCATTTAAGCTATTACCTCCATATAAATTATTATTATCATTAGTTAAAGAAGTATTAGATTTATTATTGTTTAATTTACTCATAAAACTATTACTAGTTGCACTCATTAAATTTAATGAATTACCTTTTTTTAAATTTTTATTTGAATTAAAGATACTAGTATCTATAGAATTTTCTGATTCAACGCTATATTTTTTTTTATATTTATTATTTATATCTTCAATTGATAAATTTACATCATTACCAGTTTGATCAGTAAAAGTTATATATTTATTATTTCTTGTAAATTGTTTAAAAATTAAATTTTGATTATTAAAATTTAATTGTAATTCATTTATATTATTAATCAGGTCAATAGTATTTTTTAAATCTGAATGAACCATATTTTTATTATATAATATATATATATTATAAAAAAATATTATATTTATAATTTTATTTTTTTTTTAGTTTATCTAATTTTTCTCTTATTATTTTATTTTCTTCTTTTAAAGCATCTATTTTTAAATTTGCCTTATCAATTTCAATATTTGATGACATATTTTCTATTTTCCTTTTTAATGATTTAATTTGAATTAAATTCTTTCTTGCTTTAAGTGTTAACATTGTTTGATTTAATTCTAAAGCTGCTAAAATATCTTTTTTTTTTTTATTTTCTATAACTTTAGAATCTATTTTATTTAAACCATAGTATCTAATTTCACCATTTGAATAACATTCATCCATAGTTCCTCTTCTTTTATTTTTAGGTACTGTTTTAGCACCACAATAAGGTTTTAATTGAGATTCTTTTTTGGATTTTTTTTTAGATTTTTTTTTGGATTCTTTTTGAGATTTTTTTTTAGATTCTTTTGTTGATTCTTTTTTTTCTTTAGATTTTCTAAATTTACTTTTAAAATCTTCAGATTCATTAGATTTAGAATTAGCTTTTCCCCTAGGCATATATTAAAATATATTTATATATTTTATTGTTTTTTAATTATTTTATATAAATTATTAATATTAAGAAATAATTCTTCCTTATCAAAAAAAGAATTATTATAAACCTTAGTTAGAATAATATCTATACTTTTAATAATTAAATTATTATTTTTATATATATTTTTTAAATTATATATTAATTCAAAACCAGATAAACACTCACCAAAGTTATTAACATCAATTTTTTGAAAATATTGTATAATTTTTTCTAAACTAAATAATAAATTATCTTTATTATATACTTCAGATTTAGATGATTCACTTTCATCATATTTAGATGATTTACTTTCATCAGATTTAGTTAATTTAGTTTCATTAGAATTAGATGATTTACTTTCATTAGTTTTAGATAAATTACTAGATATTTTAGATTGAACAATATTATCAACAGAAACTACGGAATAAGAGAAATCTTTAATTTTTTGTTGAATTAGGGAGTCAATATTAAGGATATCATTATACGGAAATTCAGTTTCATATTGATAATTTTTAAATTTAATATTTTTATTTTCATTATTATGATTAATAAATATATTTAAATTATCAGATAAATTATCATCAATAGTATAATTATTCTTAATACAATCAATACCCATATTAGTTTTAATTGTATTAAGAATTTTAATACAATCAAGTAGATCTAAATTATTTTTAGAATTTTTTATTTTTTTTTTAAGATTAATGAGATAATTTTTATTATTTGAAATAGTATTTTTAATAATTTTAATTAAAGTATTAATACTAAGATTTACAACTGATTTAACTTTTATTTTACAATTACAATTTTTAACATGAGATTTTATTTGATGAATAAAAATATTATCATTATCAACAGTAGATTTATTAATATTAAAAAATTCATCACAAATAGAAAAATAATAATTATCATTTTTATTATGAATAAAATTAGTTAGTATATATTTCATATTTTGATTATACTTTCTTTCAACATAATTTTCATCAAGATTAATTAGTCTAATAAATAATTTTTCTGCTTCAATAGAATTAAAAAGTAATAATTTAGTTTGATTTAAATTATTATTATAAAGTTTATTAAATTCCTTAATAGAAGCTAATTTATATTTAATATTAATATAATATGGATCACAATCATAATAATCATTTGAAATATGCATAATTTTTATAATAAAATTATAAAGTTCAATCATATAATTAAATATTAATTATAAAAAAATTATTATTGATACGCATAATAAATAATGGATAATATACTAATAATTAATAAAGATAATTTAGAATAATCACCGAGATATTCCCAATAAAAAAATATTGTATATAATAATAAAATAACACCACCATAAGTGAGACCTTTATTAACAATATAATTACCTTTATTTTTGGTGATATCTTCAATAAAAAAATAAGCAATAACTATACCCATAATACTAATGAAATAAACATACATAGTATAACTTTCTAATTTTTCATTTTCATTTAATATAGAATTACTAAAAATATCAGCTATTTTATTTGCTAAGAGAATATATAGTAAAATAAATAATCCAATTAAAATTGTATTAAATTTATAATCATCTTTATCATTTTTTTTATTAATTATTTTATCAGTAGTCATAATATAATATTAAGAAGAAAAATAAAAATTATTTTAAATTTTGATGTATAAAATAATCAATGTATTTTATAATTTCATTAATGGTATCAGAATAATAATTATTATTATAAATAGATTCAAATAAAATTGTTTTATAATTTAAATAAGTTTCAAATAAATCTTGATAATTATCATCAATTAAATTACAGTCAATCATAATACAGCAAATAAATAAATTTCCATAATATTCACCTAATTTAATTAAATTAGGATCCTTATATTCTCCAGTGCCCATAAATTTTGCTAATAAAAGTAATATATAAAAAAAATTAGAAAGAAAGTCTAAAAAATTATTCTTTTTATTAATCATTAGTATATTATCAATAATAGGTATAATTTCAATTATTAAATTATGATAGTTAAAATTAATTTTCTTTTTTATTAATTTACTATCATCTAATCTTGAATTTAAATAATCAATATTTAGACTTATATTTTTAAAAAAATTAGTTATAATATCTTTATTAATATTTTTATTATATAAAATATAATTTTTTATACTTAAATAAAATGATAATAAAGCACATGCTATATAATAACCATGAATTGATATTTTATTAATTTTACAATATCTATTCATTTCAGTTAGAAATAAGATAGGAATTAAATATTCTATCTCAGAAATAGTTGGTAAATTAATTTTATATGTTAAAATAAATTTATCAAAAGCCTTCTTATATAGTAAAATATTATTTAAATTCTTAAATTTTATAAAATTACTCATTTATAATTATAAATTTTTATTTTTTATAATTATAAACATATATATGATGTTAATTATTTTTATTATTTTATTAATTTTAATTATATTTTTATTCTTTGATAAAACATGCGATAAACAAGAAAATTTTAACAAGTGTAGGGATAATTGTTGCCAGCAGGGATATTATGGTAATAAATCTCCAAATTGCACCAAGTGCCCAGCTAATAAGCCTAGTAGTCTTACTACAGACAATCGTATACAAAACGAATACTGTACTTGCCCAAATGCAGATGTTAGTTCGTGTTTTGCTTGCACGGCTTGTGAAAAATTCAATCCTGCCACAGGCAAATTCATTCTAAAATGTCCGAACTGTAAGTTAATTAAAGATAAGGGTGTTAGTAAACCCAGCTGTTAAATAAAATTTTTATATAAAAATAGTGATTATTATTTTTAATTTGTTCTTTATCCTTTTTATTTCACAGAATTAGAAAAATAATTTACATATAATAAAAATAGTTAGTTAAAAAAATTACAATAATAATTCTAAACTATCAGATGTTCTAGTAATAGCAGTATAAAGACATTTTAAAACTTCATCTTTACTTTTATTTTCAAAAATATCAGCAATATCAATATAAACGTTGCTAAACGTTGAACCTTGACTTTTATGAACAGTTATACAATAACCATAATTTAGTTGAGCATTTGAATCAATAATTTTATTTTGCCATTCTTTCCATAAAGTGTTCATTTTTTTTTCTATAATAGAAAAGAAATTACATTTTTCAATATTATCAATATTTTTAATCTTATTTATTTTTGAATAAAGTCTTTCTTTTAATTTTAGTAGTTTAATATTACCAATTTCAATAAGCTCATTATATTTTACTGCATCATCTTCGTGTATAGATGTTATTGTAATATTTTTATTAAAAGTATTTATTAATCCATTATTAATTAATGATTCATGGTATTTATGTACTAAATTATTCATAAAGTTAATATTTTTATCTATATTTTTAATTATATATGTTTTATCATCCTCTGATAAAGTTTTAGATTTTGATTTGTAAATATTAATTTCTATTTTTTTTTTTATATTATTATAATTATCAATATATATATTTTCATCACCGTTTATTTTTCTAACTTGTAATTCATATATTTTAATTGGATTATCATCTATAATTTTATTTAGTTTTTCTATACATTCTGTATATATATTAACAATATTTTCAGGTAATATACTGCTTATTTTTTTTATTTTTAAATTATCAAATTTAATTATTTTGGTTTTTATATCATATAATTTAACTTGTTCTGATGTATAAAAGTTAATGTAATTATTGTTTTCTTTATTATCATCAATCTTAACCCTATAATAATCTTGAAAAATTAATATTTCTCCTAATTCATATTTTGCTAAATTTTCTTTTTTAAAAATAGCTTTTCTAATGTAATCATTATATAAATTACACTTTTTATTAGTCCAACTTAATATAATATTATTTTTATTATTATTATTAATAAAATTATTCAACCATTCCTTACTATTATCATGAATTTTTATAGTATTACTATTATATAATTCTAAATTTGGCATATCTTTATCATCACCAGATAAAATCCATTTTCTATGTTGATTTGAAAGATCCATAATATTGTTATTATTTGTTCTAATAATCTTTTCTAAATAATATTTGGTAATGTCTCTAGTAAAAATTTTACTAATTTTTTGATTAACAGGTGGTAATTGTGCTGGATCACCTAAATAAATTACTTTTAATTTATTATTTTTATTTTCTTCATAATTTTTTTGTAATTCTAATATGATATCATTTATAATTTGATTATTTAACATTGAACATTCATCAATTACAATAAGATTATATATATCCCAATTAGTATCAACTAAACCTTTCGCAAAATATGTATTACCATTATTATCAATATAATTCTGATAATTTAATAATCTATGAATTGTTAAAACTTCAACATATTTTGTTAAACTCTTGGAATTATCTTTTTCATAAAGATTTCCATATAATTTATTTTTAATTATACCTACCGCTTTATGTGTAGGGGCAGCTAAGGCAATCCTTTTAACTAATTTATCTTTTATTATATCATTTATAAATTTGGTAATTAATGTTGTTTTACCTGTTCCAGCGTAACCAATTAATAAAACTTCATTTTCATTAGATTGTAAAAATTTTAATAAATTATCATAAACATTATTTTGTTCTTCATTTAATATAATATTTGACATAAGAACTAATCTATATTATAATAGAGCTTTTATTTTAAATTAAATCAATTTTTATTATGTTAATAGATATTCATTTATTACCATACCACAATAATCTTGTGGTTTTTTTCTATAATCTATTGGTGTATATATATTTATTTTATTTGATTCTTTTAATAAAAATATAAAAATTTTTTTAAATAATGGTGTATGTCCATATTCAGGACACGCAACATGTGCTAATTCATGAATAACAACATACATAATAGTATTAATATCATGAATCTGATTTAAAAATTTTGATCTAAGACATATAACTATTTTTTCACCTTTATTTATAGTATAACTTGTATTTTGTTCATCATCTGGTGTTTCCATTATATTTATTTGTTTTGTTCTATTAACTAGATTATTTATATATTCTTTTTCATTTATATATTTTTTATCATTAATATTATTGTTAAGATGTGCTACTAATTTTTTTATATTGTTTTTAATAGTTGCTAAACTATTAGCAGCATTACTTTTATCTTCAAGATTTCTTACAAAATATTCTTCATTATCAATTGTTGATTTTTGATATACAAGATTATCTTTATAGTAAGTATTATTATAAAATATATAAATGATTAAAAATAATATAAGAATAAAAATTATTATAATCAACATTTACTAATATAATTATAAACAGAAATAATTTAATTAAATATAAAAAGTTTTTTTTTATTTATATAATTATATTATATAAATAAATGGGATTAACTTTTTCAGCTCCTTTTGAAGAGAATTCAGTACCATCAAATGATGTACAAAATATTAAAAATTTTGCTAATGTAGAAGATAATAATGTTTTAGATACACTTAATATTTCAGAACTAAATCCACAAGCTAAAACACAAATGCCTCTAGTTGGAGGCTTTGATTCAGAAAGTGAATTTGCTTATAATTATCCACAAAAAGTAGTATATAGAAAAGAAAGATATAATAATTATGATTTATTTGATGTTATGACTAATTTAGAAGCTAAAAATAATATTGTTGGTGGTAATTTAAATAATATTATCGGCGGTGGCCCAGAAGATGATGAAGTAACTCAAACTTCTTCAAGTAATCATGGTATGGATGCAATTAAGAGTATCATAATGCAAGAAATTGATAACTATAAAAAAAATAAATTAAATAATGAAAGTGATAATTTTGTTGGAGGAGGTGATTGTGGTTGCAGTGGGGATAATAAAATTTTAGAAGGTGGTAAAAAAAAGAAGAATAAAAAAACTAAGAAAGTGATGAAAGGTGGTCTATCTTCATCTTCTTCTGATTCTAGTTTTAATAATTATAAAGTAAATAGAAAAGAAATTACTGATGCATCTTCAAATGAAAATATTGAGAATGAAGAAAGAGGTCTATCTATTTTTCCTTTAAATAGTTCTGATGTTAGTAATCAAACTTCATCTGAACGAAATTTAAGAATGTTAAGAAGAAAAATATAAAATATTAAAATTCTAACATTAAAGAACTATTTTTTTTATTATCTACAGTATTTTCTGAACTTTCATCTTTATCAACTACATAATCATAAATAGAAGAAACATTTTTTCTCCTATTTATTTCTTTATTAATATAATTTTCAAATATTTTCTCAGGATTTTTTGCTATTAATTCTAAAAACTGAATACTTGGTTTCATAATTTGATTAGTTATATAGAATAAGTAATCAATTTCTAATTTATTCTGAATAACATATTTTGGATCTTCAACACGATCACCTTGTAATAAGGCCTTACCTTTTGGTACTATATATACCCAAGGAATTCTATCATTAATATCTGGTTTATTTCCAGGATCTCTTTCTCCTATTCTATCTGCTAACACTGCATGAACAATTCGTGTTCTATCTTTATAAGTTCCTTTTAACGTTTTTGAAATAATAAATTTATCAATAGGATATTTATCACGAAGAATTTTCTTAAGTTCTGTTTTACAATATTCTATCGCACCTTTATTACTCCTCTCATTTAATATTTTATTCACTATTCCTCCTACTACAATTTTAACTATTTTAGCATTATCTCTTCTTTTAAGAACAATACCCATACTTTTTTGATAATATTTATCTGGATTTGTTTCATATAAATTACCAACATATCGTTTCTTAGTTAATATTATAAACGGCCATAAAGTTTTCTCATAAACTTGTTCTTCAGGTTCTGGTAATACTTTACATATCGTCTCTCCAGCTAATTGACCAATTTCAATACACATCTTAAGTGCTTCTTTATCAGTTTGAATTTCTTGTGTTTTAAAATCATGTATCTTGGGACTAAAAAATACTGAATCTGTATTTTTAACTATCATGCTTCCTACACCAGCATGAAATCTACCTATATCAGTTTCTAAATCATAAACATAATCATTAACATATCCTAAAATATTTATTTTTTTAATAGCATCTTCAGATTTTCTAAATTGATTCTGTATTAAAGTTATTCTAAACATTTCAGGATCATTGTCTTTCTTATTTATAGACACCTTATAACACAGTGAATATATTAAATAATAAATATTTAGTGCACTAATTTGACCCCTAATATTAAATTTTTTAATAAATTTATTATTTTCTTTTATATATCCATCTGCTGTAAAATAACCTTCTAAAAAGTTCTTTTTCTCGTCAAATGTACCGTTTAGTACAAAGTTTGGAATAATCTTATTATTATCTTTATCATAAAACAGATTTTTATATTCTTCTACTAATTTATCTGTTTTTTCACTATTTAAAATAATTTTATATTCATTTTCAGAATCTAATGCTTTAAAATCTTCATCTGGATAAACATTATATAATTTATCTAATAATAATTTATTTTGTTCTGAATCTTTACTGTTTAATTCTAATTTAGACTTACTACCATCATAAGTTATATTTCCTTTTCCAAAGAAAAAACCATATATATAGGCTTTATCTTTATTAATTACTGTTGTAATATTATTAATCATTTTTGGAAATGAATGTAATAATTTTGTTCCTACTTTACATTGTTCTGGTTTTATCTCTTTTCTATAAATATCTAATAAAGAATGGTCTTCAGTCACTTTAACATAACCAATGTGTGTTAATACTTCATAAATTTTTTTATTAGTTTTATGTCTTATAACTCTTTTAATATTAGCCCAACCATTGTCAGTCCATACTCTATAAGTTATTTTATTATCTTGTTGTTTTTCAGAAAGACCTTCTACATCAGATTTAAATGCGTCATAGTCCTCCCAAATATTACCAATACTTTCTATCGTTTTAATTTCAATTTTGTTTTGATAATTTAATAATAAGATAGGTGTATCTCCTGTGACAGAATCACCATATATTACTTTCGGTTTAACTCTATAATTTGGTTTTAGAGTTGTATTTATCTTATTGTAAAAATATTCTACATACTCCTCCTTATTATTATATCCAGCTTTTGGATTAACAAATTTTTTATCTAAAGCATCTTCAAACAATTCATTTGCTTTACTAAAATATTTATTTTTATCTGATAATGCTAAATTAATAATATTACCAAATGGTCCCTGAATAAAATCTCTGGAATATTCTAACATTTCTCTACCTGTAGCTGTTGTTGATGCTGCTAGTTCTTTAAAATATATAGGTGATGTTGGTGCTCCTAGCTGACCATATAAACTATTAGCTGTAACTTTGTATGCCAATTGTAAGCCATCATAAATATTTTTCTTAAACTTATCTTCTTCTTTATCCATAAGTTTTTTTGTTGCACTTCTCTTATCCAATAATTCAATTAAAATTTGTGGTAAAATTCCTATAGTACCATCATTCTTTTTGGCATATCTACAAGTAGTTGTTGTACCATCATTATTTTTATAAGATACTGTATGATATGTATAACCTTCAATATCATCATATTTTGTATCTAATACTATACATTCATGAGATATATTTTTATAAATCATAGATCTTGGATATAGAGATGCATAATCTAAAACTGGAATAGGTTCATAATGAACTCCCTTGTCTGGATCAAATACAGTAGCACCTTCATAACCTCCATTATTTTCATTATCAGAATCAGTTGAATCTGAATATTTAATTTTATGAAACTTATTCTTAGTATCATTATCATCCTTATTTTTAACTATTAGTTTTGGAACTAAATGGTTTAATTCTCTACATTTCTTAGAAACTAGAGAAAAAATCTTCTTACCTTGTCCGCTCATAAAAATCCAATTTAATGGAACATTACATACATTAGCCATACCAATATTATTATTTAACACCTGAAGTTTTTCTAATAATTTAGTAACTAATATACAATCTTGTAAACAGTATTTTGCTATAATTGCTCTATTATCATCAGAACCTTTATATAATTTGAATAGTTCATTCGGTGAAATATCATCCTTAGCATGACACCAAAAGACTTTATTATTATTTTCAAATAATTCTTCAGGAATAATACCATTTATAGTAATTTTTTTATTAGCACTATCAATATTTAATATTTTATATTTTTCATCATGTTTATTATCAGTTAATCCATCATTAAAAACAATATTAACATATTGATCCTCTTTAATTCCATAAACACTATTTGTAGTTATAATAGTTGTTTTATTTACTATTTCTTTCCCTTTAATAGCTTCTTTAATATAATATGAAGATACATTATCCAATTTAAACGAATCTAATTTAGCATCCCTCTGTAATACTTTCATTAAATCAATAATAATTCTTCCACCCATATCAAAGTATTTTAATAAATTATCACCCATCGCAGACGAAGATAATTGTTTTTCTTTCCATGGTGCTTCTTCACCAATAATTCTAGATAATTTAGAAAATTCTTTTAATATTCCAAATTTTTTAGCCCTATCTTTAATATATTCAAAATCAAAGCCATTAATATTATAACCAGTTATAACATCAGGATTTAATCGTTGAATTAAATTAGTCCAAGCTATTAATACTTTCTTTTCTGTTTTATAACATTCAATATCAACATCTTCTAATGCTTTAATTTTAGTGCAACCGTTTAACGTAATCATATGCTTATAAAATGGTTCAGATTCACCGTAATATGAGAATACAGTTCCAATTTGAATAATAGGATCATTATCATTTTTAGCTTCAGGAAAATTACCTGATTCACTCATACATTCAATATCAAAAGAAGCTATAATAAATTTTTGAATTGAATTATTTTCATGTGGTATTAAATAATTCCAATCAGTTTTAACATCAATATCACAATAAGATAATGAATCTTCATACTTTTCATATTTTGATAATTTAATCCAACCACATGAATTTAATTTTTGTATATGCATACATCTAATAAAAGGATCAATGTTAGATTCATAAATTGTTAACTTGGTTGGTTTTGGAAATAAAGATTGATCTTGAATTCTATATCTTTCAATCCATCTTTCAAATGATTTAAATGATATTAAATTAGAAAATACTAATCTTATAAATTTAAAATCTTTATAATCTGTAAAACCTTTGAACTTTTTTTTCTCAATTATTGAAAAATCTTTTAATCCATCTGTAATTTTTTTATTTGCTATCTTCTTTTTAATATGTGATATTAATAAAAATGATTTTGTTTTAGTCCATGTTGTAGGAATTTCAATGTAAAAATATGGTGTAAAATTTTCAACATTTACAAATATAGATTTATTTTCTTTTGTTCTACCAAACAATCTAATTTTATATTCTAATTTTTCTTCTGTATTTCCACCTAGTTCTTTTTCTAATGATGTTTCTGAAGAATCTTCTACAGTTGTAATTTCATGGCATTGATTCCAATCAATAATCTGAAAATATATATCATCATTATTTCCCATATTTATATATATAAATATATACCATTATTTATATATTTCATTTTTTTATTATATACATATATATATTAATATGGTAGTTCAAATTAAACCAAATACTATATTTGTTTCAATAGCTAGTTATAGAGATAGTGTTTGTTCTACAACTGTAGAATCTTTATATTCTATGGCTAATAATCCACAAAATGTGTTTGTTGGTCTATGTCAACAAAATAATGGTAAAGAAGATCAAGATTGTGTTAATTTTAATTCTTCTGTCATCTCTAAATATATAAAAAATATTCGTACCATTCGTATTCCATATTTTGAAGCTAAAGGACCTACATGGGCTAGATATTTATGTAGCACATTATGGGATGGTGAACAATACTATTTTCAAATTGATAGTCATACGAAATTTGTTAAAGATTGGGATATTAAATGTATAAATATGATTAATATGATTAAAGATAGTGGTTTTTCTCAAAAACCAGTTCTTAGTCATTATCCAAAAGAATATGAAGCTTATAAAGATGGTGAACTTTCAGATGATGAAAAATATAATGTACCAAGAATGTGTAAATCTTTTTTTAATAAAAGAGATATGATATCTTTTATGGGAGCCCAAGTTATGAATAGTAATAAAATTCCATATAATACACCTTATTTAGCAAGTGGTATGTTCTTTTGTGAAGCTTATTTTTTAGATGAATTACCATATGATCCAAATTTAGATTATTTATTTGTTGGCGAAGAAATTTTACATAGTATTAGATTTTATACGAATGGATGGGATATTTATACTCCCTATGAAAATATTATTTTTCATGAATATGAAAGAAAAGATAAACCTAAAATTTGGACAGATAATCCTTATTATAGCGATTTACCTGCATTTAATAAAGTAAAATATTATATTGGTATGCTTCAAGAAAATGAAAAAAATAATATTGATAAAAATATTATTAATAATATTGATAAATATGGTCTTGGTAAAACTAGAAGTCTTCAAGATTATTTTAATTTTGCTGGTATTGATATTACAAATAAAAAAGTTTATACTAATTTCTGTAATCAAAATAATAAGGCTACTGAAGATGATATTTTAAATAGTAATGAAATTAATCATAAAGAAAATTTTTTTGTTAAAACTGATAATAGAAATTTTAATATTATTATGATAATATTAGTTATTATTCTATTATTATATATCTATAATAAAAATAAAAAATAATTTTATTGAATATATTAAATCATATTAAATATAATTTAATATATTGTATCAAGATATACAAAAATAAATATGGAAAATTATCAAGAAAATAATATACAAAATAATATAGAAAGCATTGATGCTTGGGATGAAGCTATTAATGATAATGATTTTATAATTAAAAATAAAATTTCAAGAATTTTTCCATTATTAAAAAATTCTAATAATTATACAAAATTATTAATTGATGATGAATCATTTAGTTTTATTACTATTCGTGAAATAGCAGAATTAACATCTAAAATTATATCTTATCATTTAATTAAAAATAATGTTAATCCACAAAAAACAAGTATTATAGATTATACAGCTGGGGTTGGTGGTAATATTTTATCTTTTTCTAAATATTTTAATAACGTTTATGCTGTAGAAATAGATAAAACTAGAACAGAATATTTACAAAATAATTTAAATATTTATAATCAAAAAAATGTTATAGTTATTAATGAATCTTCTATTGATTATAATAATAATAGTATGTTGAATATTAAACCAAATACAATTTTTATAGATCCTCCTTGGGGTGGCACTTACTATAGAAAAAATGAATTATTAAGATTAACTTTAGGTGATGTTCCTATTGAAGAATTAGTTTTAGATATTTTTAATAAATTTAGAACTATTAATATTTCACCTTTAGATTCATATAGTAATCGTTTAGTAGTTTTAAAATTACCAAAAAATTATGATATTGAAAATTTTTATTATTATATTAAAAAAAATATTGTTGGCAAGAATTATCTTGTTTTATCATATGTGTATATTTTAAATAAAATGTTTATATTAGTTTGTGAATATAAAACTATTTAATAATTTATATCTGTAATTCATACATTAATATATAAGCTGAACTAGTATCAATATTTGAATTACTATATCTAGAAACTCTACTATCATCAAAATTATACCATACATTTTCATTTACTATACAAGCACAATCGGCTGTATAATGACCTCCTCCCATTCCTCCATGATGGTTTGATATACCTCTTAATCTATAATTCGGAGCTACTGAATTTTCAGTATATAATGATTCATCACAATAATCTGATAAATTTATATTATGTGGAATGCTAATATTGCTATTATCTTTTAATAATCTACCAGTGCCGTGCATTTTAAATCTCTTAAAGTGAATAAATAATAAATGAGGTGTTCTCCAAAGCTTAGTTGTTTTAACCGCTTTCTGCATTGAATCACATACAGAACATCTATAATTATCAACTTCTTCGGGTTGAATAAATGCATCTAAACATTCTTTTAAGGAATTATTAACTTGTAATGTTAATACTGATATATCCTCAAAATTTGTATTTACATTCTTGCAATTTAAACATTCAACTCTATTAATTCCAAATGCCATGTATTGGTATATAAATGGGTTGTATCTCTTCTTAAAATATCTTTCCATATGAACTACACCCATGTAATTATTAACCATCGTTTTATTTTGTTTTCTATATTCATTGAATTTAGAAATAACAGCTTTTCTTTCCTCTATATCTATTGTGCCCTTAATTAGTGTTTTAACTTGTTCTAATAATTGTATATATTCTTTTACATATAGTGGAACATTATTAATCTCAGGTTCAGATTCAATTCCTGTTTCTTCTTCAATACAACTTAATAATTGAATTAATAATTCATGAGCATCTTGTTGTGATGCTCCTCTAAAATATGCTAATTTCTTATCTATAGATCTCTTTAATGAAATTGGCGTTATAATTGAATTACCTTTGTTAATAATAGTATTTACTATCTCTGCTAACTGTTTGGTTATTGATGATTCTATCACTTCTACAATATCACTTCTGTCAATTGAAACACGTTCCGATTCTGATAAATTTAATCTTTTCCTAGTTAAAGTAGCAATTTTATCTATTGTCGCTTCCTGTAAAAATTCCTCATATTGTGCTTTGTCTTCAATCTTTAATACAAATTTTACAAAATTCTTGCTGTGTATTAATAACTGTATTACTGAATTCATATAACAGGTATTACCAATGTTTCTAAAACCACATAGACCTATTTTGGTATCTCTCTCTTCAGGAATTGCCATATCTATATGTTTATATATATGTTATTAATGATTATGATATTAAATCAATTTTTATATAATAAAAAATTGATTTTTTTATATAAACCCTCTCGTGAAGTATTACTACTAAGATTCTTTAGAAATGAAAAAGTTAATTATAACGATATTGTTTTAGTAAATAGTATACTTAAATTTAATCAAAAGTTCTTTGAATTGTACTATGATTATTATTATAATGGTCGTCTTCCTTCACATTCAAACCAAAAAAATAAAACATATGAATTAGAAAAAAAATATTTTTTAAACGATATTTTAGATACTAAAATCTATATGATGCCAATATATTCTAATAATATAGAACCACTGACAATAAAGAAAAGGAAAGAAAAAAAATATTTTCCACCACAAAAGAAAGTATTTTATAATTTAAGAAAATAGATAATTAAATTGTAAAAAAATTGAAAAATATGATTATTTGAAAATACTAGTTTGTTCCACTCCTATGAGTAACGTAGTGCCGAATTTTAACGGGTTGTCTTTTTTGGGCGTGCGGTGCCCCACGCGTCACTCCGTATTGGACGATATTGATGGGTCGTCAGAATACCTTGTAGTATGGGGCCCATACTGCCAATGTTACGACATTCCTAGTGGGTCATTGCGCACTCACGACACAGTTGTCGAACCTGGCACTTTTGTGAAAGGAGGAGACTTTCGGGTCTATGTCGACCAAAAATGGTGGCCAGTTGAAGACATCACCTTCTGGGAAGGCGGTATGACTGTGACCTACAAGTCACCCAATGTTTCCCAGAGAAAATTTAAGTTCTCTGAGATGAAATGGGATTTGAGCTTTAGGTAGGAAACGAAGCTTACCAGCAATAGTAAATGTCTGGTGTATATTTATTATATTTTTTTCTATTATTTTATATATTATTTATTTATATATTATTTATTATATAACACATGACAAGATTATGTATAATTCAATATAATAAATACAATTTACAAGAAAGAGACAAGTATCCACGAATATTTTTTTATAAACTACTAAAACGAAAATTAGAAGAAAAAGGATATAAAGTTATTTTGTTTAAAAGTGATTATCCTAAAGAAATAAATGATATTTTAGACAAACAAAAGATAGATTTAATAATAAATTTTGAAGACTATTACATAAGATATTCTAGACACTTTCATTCAAATTTAAATTTAGCAGATGCTTACAAGTTTTATCAGATATTAGAAGAAAAGAATATTAAAATATATCCTCCACCACGTTTTCATATTTATACTAATTCAAAAGAATATGCTTTACAAATGTATAAACATAAGGAATTTGTTTTACCACATAGTAAGACATTTTTATTAAAATATGATGATGATAATAAAAAAGAAAAAGTTAAAATAGAAGAATATATTGGTAATCTTAGTAAAATCTGTGATTATACTTTAATAAAAGTAAGTTATTCAGCTGATATGGTAGATATATTTTTTATAAAAAATAATGATAAAACAGATATTAAATTACCACTTGCTATTAAAAATAATGTAATAAATGTTGAAGAGTTAGATAAAGTATTTAAATTGTATGACAAATATTTGAAATATGATAAAAGAGATTTGGTTATAATTATCCAACCATATAATAGTATTGTAGCAAATAGAGAAACAGAGTATAGGATGTGGTATTTAAATTCTAAATTTGTTGGATATTTTTGTTTTGGAATAGTTAAAAACGATGAAGGAAAAGTGGTTAAACTATTAAATAATATTAAATATGATAATACAAATGAAATACATAAACATTTATTAGAATTAGCAGATAAAATATATAATTTTATAAACAATGAGGTTAAAAAGATATTAAACAAACCTGATTTTAATTTATTAGCATTAAGAATAGATATGTCATATGCTACAGATGAAATATTTCAGGATGAATATAGTGTTGTAATAGATGGAAAGAAATATAGATTTTATTGTAATGAGTTAGAAAATATAGATGGAACATTTTATTTAAATTTGCCTATATTAGATACAAAAACAAATAAGAAATATGAATCTATTGAATTTCAAAATAAACTGGTAAATATATTAGTTAATAATTTAGCATAAATTTATTATATAATTAAATATTATATTAATGATATCATATTATGAAAAATATTTAAAATATAAAAAGAAATATCAAAAAAGAATAGTTTCAGATTTTAATAATTTACTTGATAAATGGAAGAAAATAGGTTTTCCATATGCGAAATACTATATTGATGAAAAAAAAATATTTAGCAATCTAGTTAATTACGCTCAAAGTTTAGATAGAAATTTTAAAACTTATGTTATATATGATAATCAAGGACTAATCCATGATAGACTACGTGAAATATTAAATAATATAACTTGTGATGGAGTGCGGGTATGGAAAGAATTAGATATTAATAATGAAAATGTTTCATATGTTGATTTTGCTTGGATTGGTGCAACCATAGGTGATAATTATTTAAAATATGATAAAAGAATTTATGAAGTTAAAACAAAACTTAAAAATTTATTAGAAGGTGGAGGAGTTAAAGGTGATACTGATAAAAAGGATGTAATTACTAATAAATCCGCTCTTTATTTTAATCTTAAAGAATTATATCCTGAATTATGTAAAAAGTATATGATGTATACTACAACTCTTAGAGAAATGAAAAGAATAGATAATAATAAAATTTATATCATAAGACCAATTGGTCCAGGTGCTGGAGGTGGTGCTGATGTTTATGTTATTTCTAATAATGAAGAATTAGAAAAAGCTAGACAGAAAACAAAAAGATATAATAAAACGGATAAACATGTTATAATAAGTGAATATATAACAAATCCTTTAATATTACCTATATTATCTAATAAAAAATTTCATTTAAGAATGTATTTGATGATTTGTGTAGGTTTACCATATAAAAATGGATATGAATGGCATTTTTGGGATAGAGGTAAAATAATTACAGCTGAATTACCATATAGTAATAGTGATTATACAAATACCAAAATACATGATACGCATTTTAAATCTACACCTATTAATAAATATTTTCCAGAAGATTTGGGTTTATCTAAAGAAATAACAGATAAAATATATTTACAGATGGAAGAAATAATGAAAGCTGTATCTTCAATAATTAAAGATAATGCATTTTCTTATGAAGAATCAAAATATGCTTTTGAAGTATTTGGTGTTGATTTTATGATAACTGATGAAAATAAGGTTAAATTATTAGAAGTTAATGCACGACATGATTATGGTGTAAATGATATGAAAAAAGAAAGAAAAAAACGATTTATTGAATTTTGTTCTGATTTTTACGATTGGATATATGAAAAAGCAATACTACCAGTATTTCCAGAACAGTGTGAAAAAAATAATTATATTAATAATGAAAAATATAGGTTAGATAGAGAAAAATTCCCTGTGAATGAGGATATAAGATTTAATGGTAAATATATTTCTATATTTGTTCCATTAGAAGATTTTAATACGATTGATATAATTATTGATTATTATACTGAAGAAGCTAGAATTAAAGCTCAGAAAAATAATTCATCACCTTCATTATATGATTATTTTTACAAACATGATTTATTAGAAAAAGCTTTAAAATTTTTAATTAGCAAGAATATCAATATTAATTATGAAAATTTAAGAGATTCATTTTATAATTTTAAAGAAGTTTATCAAACTAGTGCTGAAAGTACTATATTCTATATAACTATGTGGAAAATATTATTTAGTGATATTTCTTACGATAATTTTAAAAATCTTAAAATTTTAGATGGAGCTGCTGGATATGGAACTAGACTGCTTACTAGTATTATTTATAATTGTTATTATACAAGTGTTGATCCAAACTCGTTGTTGACTAATGGATTTAATAAATTAATTAATACTTTTGGTAATCCTGAAAAACAAATTGTTTATTTAGATGGATTACCTGATTCAATTCCTATAAATAAAATTTCTGATAATTCTCAGGATCTTGTTTGGTTTAGTCCACCAATGTTTGATGGTGAAATATATTCAAATGATGATAAACAATCTATAAATCTTTTTAGTAATTTTGATACTTGGAAAAATAAATTTTTATATGCTTCCTTACAGATATTGTGGAATAAATTAAAACCTAATGGATATATCGTATTCCAAAGTATTAGATATAATCTAATTAGAGAATATATTCAAAAATTAAAAAATGCTAAATTTATGGGTGTTATTGCTAGAAAAACATACGGCGGTAGGTCTAAACCTAACTGGATTTGGAAAAAAATAAATTAAATTAAGAGAATGAAATTAAATCATTTGCTTAATATAAGCGACATATTTGATCGACATCAAATATAGGTATTAGTACTGTATTATTATATAATAACAAATCTTTAAATTGTTTTCAATTAAAAAATATAATTTATATAATTTTTAATTTATTTAGATTGGTATATTTGATGCTACACCAGTTATAGCAATAATCCAATTAACTAATATTGAATACCAAGCGATTCCATCACTAGATATTAAAATTTGACCAAAGTGTTTGTTACTTGGATTATTAAAATCTTGACCTACTGCTACAATAAAATTATTATCAGTAGCAGTAGCCATTGTACGAGTTGTGCTTAATGGGGACACCATAGTTCCTCTCCAAGTTCTTCCATTATCTTCTGAATATGCCAGTTGATTTGTATGAAATCCACCAATAATCAATTTATTTTTAAAAAATATAATATTTTCAGGAATACCTATAACAGTCGTTGATCCAAAAGAAGGAAAACTATTTACATAATTCCACGTAATTCCATCAGATGAAGATACTATATTCGCCAAATACGGTGGTATTTCCAAAGCAAAAAATTGTGAATTTATAACTATTATTTTTGCTATATTATAATTATTGTTGTTGTTGACAGTTATCCAATCTCTAGCATTTGTAGAATATACAATTGATTTTCCTCCTGCCGCAACCCATGTATTATTACTGCGATTAAAAGCAACAGTTGAAATACCCCAAGAAGCGGAATATGATTCTGTCCAGTTTAAGCCATCCGTTGAAGTTATAATAATACCCTTATACGTACCCCATGGATCCGCTCTATATCCAACAATTACCCATAATGAACCATTCCAACATATTTGTCTATACCGACCATAAGGTCTATAATTATTATTTATATCCCATTTTATACCATTAGTAGAAGTAACTATTAAAACTGAACTCATACTTTCTCCAACTGCGATCCACATATTTCCATTATATGGTACACTATCTAAATTTCCAATTGATGAAATAAAATTATCAGCCATATTCCATACTAATCCATCATATGAATATCCAATTGTTGGTATTTGTGCAGCATTATAACCACAAATAACCCATTTAACTGGTCTGGGGGTTGTTGTTGGTGGAGATGTTGTTGTTGGTATAGGCGTTGTTGTTGGTGGAGATGTTGTTGTTGGTATAGGCGTTGTTGTTGGTGGAGATGTTGTTGTTGGTATAGGAGTTGTTGTTGGTATAGGCGTTGTTGGTATAGGCGTTGTTGTTGGTGCTAATGTAGTTGTTGGTACTAATGTAGTTGTTGGTGCTAATGTAGTTGTTCGTATTAACGTAGTTTGTGATTGTGTTGTTTGTGGTTGTGTTGTTTGTGGTTGTGTTATTTGTGATTGTGTTGTTTGTGGTTGTGTTATTATTGGTATTGATGTAGTTAATATTTTGTTTCTAATAATATTAGGACTTGTTTCTGAAGTTGATTTATTATCATTAGAGGAGAAAATATAATTTCCAGCTAGGATAGCTACAATAGTAACCAGAACTGATAATATTATTATAATCCAAATCATTATATATATATATATATAATAAAAATATTATTATTTATGAATATAATTACAATAAGGTTATTGTAACACTACCATCTCCTGTATTTATTGCTCCATAATCAATTGAACCACCTATTCCATAGGATCCTCCCCCACCGCCATTTAGATAAGCAAAATTACCATTAAGAGAACCTGTGACACCTCCAGCACCACCACCAGAATAACCACCACCTCCACCTCCCATATTGCCATCATCTGCTGCTCCTCCACCACCAAAACCTCCACGACTTGCACCATTAGATGCTGGATTCGCTCCAATTCCACCATTTTTAAACGATTTTGCAGTAGTATTTACATTTACTAATGTATAGTAGGTTGCTCTTGAAGAAGCATCCTCAATTAGTCCACTTCCTCCAGAAGCCCATCCTGAATTCTCACCACCGCTTCCATTTTGTCCTCCTATAGCATAATTATAATACCATACACTATATGTATTTTGTCCACAACCATTATTTCCATTAATTGTATTTAGTGGTGCAGCATCACTTCTGCTATTTAAACTAACATCAAAAGTAAAATTTTTACGAGAACCTAATCCTCCACCACCACCCGCAACTAAAATAGGGTTTGGATTTGATATATCACCCTTAACAACAAATGTTCCACCACTACCACCTTTACTGTAATGTACACCCCATTGTGGTATCTGGCCTACCAATATATAAATTATTTCACCAATCGTTAGGGACAATGTTACTTCAATATCTCTTCCTCTACTAAAAGAATCTAGCGTTGTTTGACCACCACCACCACTTCCTGCTCCTTTAGCACGAATTTTATATGTTCCAGACTTAGGAACTTTCCATAATTGTATACCTTGTGTTATCATACTTAAATATATATTATTTTGAGCCCATCCTACATTAGCGTATGCTGTTCTTATTTCGTTTAAATTTGGGCCAAATGGCCCAACTTTGCCTGCTGTTGTAAAAGTATGCGTTGTAAATTCATATAATTGCTGTATTGGTGCTAATGTAGTTGTTGGTGCTAATGTAGTTGTTGGTGCTAATGTAGTTGTTGGTGCTGGTGTAGTTGTTGGTGCTGGTGTAGTTGTTGGTGCTGGTGTAGTTGTTGGTGCTGGTGTAGTTGTTGGTGCTGGTGTAGTTGTTGGTGCTGGTGTAGTTGTTGGTGCTGGTGTAGTTGATGGTATACGTGTAGTATTTAGTATTGATATTGTAGTTTGTGATTGTGTTGTTTGTGATTGTGTTGTTTGTGGTTGTGTTGTTGTTGGTTGTGTTGTTTGTGGTTGTGTTGTTGTTGGTTGTGTTATTTGTGGTTGTGTTATTATTGGTATTGATGTAGTTAATATTTTGTTTCTAATAATATTAGGACTTGTTTCTGAAGTTGATTTATTATCATTAGAGGAGAAAATATAATTTCCAGCTACGATAGCTACAATAGTAACCAGAACTGATAATATTATTATAATCCAAATCATTATATATATATATATAATAAAAATATTATTATTTTAATATTAATTTTACAATTTGATAATAATTTTTATGTAAGATCAATAAAAGTTATTATTATGGTATAAAATAGTAAAAATTTTTAAATAGATAATTTAATATTTTTTGTAAACATATATTATATATGTTTATTATTATATTAATTATTATAATTATTTTAGGAGCTGCTACATGGTTTATATATAATAAATATTTTATTTCAACTACTCCATCAGTTAATCCAATTCCTAATTTTTATTTAAGAAATGGTAAATCAAACTGGGTAGATGATATTATAAATAATAATAATTATATAGATAATTTTATAGAATGGGATGGACAAATGAATAATATTATGGTTCCTAACGAAAATGATCCCAATAAATTAGCATCCCAATTTAGATTTTTTGCTGAATTTTGGTTAACAAAACTAAATGTAAATGAAGGATTTGCGAATGTTAAAGATTTGGTAGGTGATTTAGGTAAATATCAATTTTCAAGAAATAATAATGACTATAAAGCTATTTTTAACAATTCAACTTGGAATTGGAATACAACTAATTATTGTTTTAACACAGTAAATGCTAAAAGAGAAAATAGTTGTTTAGGTGGATGGATGTATGGTAATGGTAAATGTTTTCCTCCAGCTCAAACCTCAACTTCTTGTAATAATTATGATTGGAACACTATGTTTAATTATATTAAACAATCACAAATAGATTTATGGAAAGAGAAATGTCAAGTTGTTGAAACATCTGATTGTAAATATCCTAGATAATAAATATATTATTAATTTTTTTTATTATAATCCAAGATCAATCTTAGTTATTTTATATTTATCCGTTGCTTTCCCTGTCCATGCATCAAATAAAGTATTTGCCGCATATTTTGGGTCCTTCAACATATATTTTATTTTACAAATAGCTAAATCTTTAGGATTTAGATATGTTTCTAGACAAGTTGGAGATACACAATTTTGTATGGTATTAGACCAACATACCTCTCCAGGAAATTTATTACCTAAATTAGCTAAATCTATACCTTTTTGTAGCATAAATTGAGTTTGTTCATTAGCACCAAAAAATGACATTGCATTCCCCAAATTCATTGCTTCAATTTGTGGACAAGAATATCCTTTTAAACTATTTTGAGGGCCTCTATCACAGGTAGGAGGTTTTGTAGTTGGAGGAGGAGGTGGAGGAGGTGGAGGTGCAGCAGGTTTTGTAGATTGTGGAGTTGTTTGTTGTTGTCTTAATAATTCTTGTTCTTGTTTTAGTAATTCTTGTTTTAGTAATTCTTGTTCTTGTTCTTCTTTTATTTTTTTTTGATTTTGTAAAATTGTTAATCCAAAACCAGCAGCAAAAATACCTCCAACTATCAATGCTGCACATAAAGATAGAATCATAATTATAACTACAACTGAACTCATAAGTATATAATAAATAATATATATAAATAAAATAAAAATATAAAATATAATTTATATGAATAAATTAGATGATTTTGAAAAAATAGATATAATAAATAAGGAAAATAAGAACATCGTAAATGAGTTAATAAAATATTACAATTATATATATAATAATTATAGTAATTCAGAAAAAACAACAAAAGAAAATTTTTATAAATTAGCAGCCCTTAAAAAAACTATAATAATTATAGCTAAATTAAAAAAAAAATTATTAAACGGTGAAGAATTAGAAAATATAAGGGGTATAGGACCAAAAACTATAGGTAGAATAAATGAAATAATAAAAACTGGACATTTATCAGAAATAGGAGAGGAAGATTCGGTTAAATCTGAATTATCTGATATTTACGGTATAGGACCAGTTAAAGCATCATATTATCGTGATAAATATAAAATTACAAAATTAGATGACTTTGTAAATAAAATAAAAAAAGGAGAAATTAAAATAACAAAACAAATAGAATTAGGTTTAAAATATAGAAATAAATTAGTTAATAAAATACCAAGAATATTGATAGCAAGATTAGAGAACTGGGTTCAACAAAAACTATATAATACTGATAAAAATTTTGTTTCTGTAATATGTGGTTCATATAGAAGAGAAAAAGATTTTTCATCTGATATAGATATTTTAATAACACATAAAGAATTAAAAGATGTAAGTAATACAAAAATATATTTAGAAAAAGCAGTTAAAAGTTTAGATTTTTTAGTTGATAATTTAACAGAAAATTTTACTAGTCATTATCAAGGATTTGCTTCATTTTCTAAAATTAATGAATTACCAAAAATAGATTTTAATTTTAATAATGTAATAAGAGTAGATATCATAATAGTACCCACAGATTCATTTTTTACAGCATTACTACATTTTACTGGTTCAGGAGAATTTAATCAGAAGTTAAGAATTCATGCTAAAAATCTAGATATGAAATTATCTGAATATGGATTATTCAGATATATAAATAAAAAATATGTTCCTATAAAAATAGAATCAGAAGAGGATATATTTAAAAATTTATTATTAAAATATTTACCACCAAATAAAAGATAAAATTATATTTGAACTAATTTAATAATACTTTTTTTACTAATTATTTTAGAATCATAACCTAATTCGGCTATCAAACATAATTCTTGATCTTTATCACTTGAAAAAATAACAGTATTATTAATTATTATATTATTATTAATAGCAATATTTTTATTAATAAATTGTTGTTTACTGCCTTTAATAATTCTAATATTTTTATTATTTTTTTCTTTAATACCTAAAGAAAAAAAAGAATAATCAATAATATTATTAGGTTCAATTTTTAGATGAATAGAATAATTTATAATATAATTAGAATAATTACATAATTTAATAAATGATTTTTTAGTAGAAGTATTTGAATCAGAATTATTATCAGTATAATCATCATTATCACAATCATCAAATAATAAGCCTATATATTTTTTAGAATATTTTGTAGGTAATGATATACGAAAAGCTTTTATTTTATTAGGTGAGTTAGAAGTATTTTTATCTATACTTTTTATTTTTTGTTTTAAAGTATCTAATAAAACATTAATATTATCTTTTGAATTTTTATTTTTATTATCTTTAAAATTTTTATTCATTATAGTAGTTCTATAATATTAAATAATAAATAATAAAAAATATATTAATTTAATATTTTATCTAAACTTTTATTTAATTTATAACATATTTCATTATAGATATTATCATTTAAATTCAGATGATAAATTGTTTTTAAATGAAGATTAAATTTAATCATTAATTTATTTTTATATTGATCTAGACTATAACCATAATTTCTAATAAATACCATAAATTTATTTAATTGATTATCATTTAATATATCTTTAAAATCTATTTCAAAATTTGTTAAAATATAACTATTTATTAAATTAATAACTTCTTTACTACTTAAATTATCATATAGCAATCTAACTTCTAAAAATAAAAAACACCAAGCTAAACAATAACCACCAGGATCACCATATGATTTATAATTATTATTATATTCAATAGTTTTAGTTTGATATCCTGGATAAGCTTGTATAAGATTATATTTATAATTTATAAAATCAGCAATTTTAATTTTTATTATATTATCTAAACCTAAAATTGATTCGTTATAAATATCACCATAAGGTTCAAATCTTTCAACTAATTTATATTTATTATCAATAATAATAATATTAGCATGTCTAATATTTTTTTCAACAATAACAATAGATAATTTAATATAAATAAATCTTTTTTTATAATTGTTAATACATTTACTTTTAAGAAAATTTAAAAGATAATCATTAATATAGTAAGTATTATTATTTTTCCAAATAATAAGATGAGAATGAAAGCTATAAAAATTAGAAATATATAAATTTAAAATATCTATAATATTTGTATCAGTATTTGAAATTTCTAATTTAAATAGTTCATTAATTTGTTTTGTTTTATCATAATTATTAAAACATATATCTAATTTTTTTTTATATTTAGTAATAATTCTATAAGTATAAATAATATTATGTAATGTATCTGAATTAAAAATACCAATATTTGTATTACAACAAATTAATTTTTTTATTTTAGAAAAGTTATATTTTTTTTCTATATATTTAATATTTAATTTATTAAAAAATTTATTTTTTTTTATAAGATCATAAATTGATATATTATCGGTATTTTTTTCAAAAATTATATCATTATTATTAATTATTTTTAAAAAATTTAAAATCAAATTATAATTAATATTAAATTTTTTAATAAATAATAAAATTATATTATTATTATTAACGTCTCTTAATTCTAAAAGATTACTTTTATTTAATATTTCAATAATTAATTTAGGGACATCTTTATTAATACTATTAACTAAACTAAAAATTATGTTATCATCTATATTTTTAAATTTAATTAAACTAGAATTACTTATAATATATTTAAATGATTTAACATAGTTATTAAAATATAAAATATCTATACATAAATGATTATTAAGAGTTTTTGTAATTTCAATATTATTTATATTTATTTGAGTTAAAATATATAATAAAAAATTATCATTATCAATTTTACTACATAATTTATTAATAATTAATTCTGAAAATGTTTGAATTAAAAATAAAAATTTTAAAATATTTAACAAAGGTTTAATAAAATTATATTTTTCATTTTCATTATTATTTAAATTATTATTTTTATTGATAATAATTATAAGTAAATCAATAAAGTTATTATTAGTTTTATCAACATGTAATATAATTTTATCTAAAAAAGACTTATTTTTAACATAAATATTTTGTAAAACTTCTAGAATATAATCATTTAAATTATCAACTAATATTAATGATTGTAATAAATTTCTTTCTGATAAATTTTTAAAATCAAGAATTTTATAATTAATTTTTATTAGATCTTTTATAATATCATATTCTTTATATTCTATTAAAATATTTAAACTATTTTTTCCTAACTTATTATTAAAACCTACTAATATTAAATTATCTTTAATATATTCATATTTAATTGGGTCTTTAACATATAAAAGTATATTTTTTGTTATTTCTATTTCTGTATTTGATATTTCCTTAATATAATCATCCATAATTTTAATAATATATATTAGTAAAATATTTTATCATCTATTTAGAAAATAAAATATGTTTGTTATTATTTATTTAAAAAAGTGTAGATTTTTGTGGGCAAGAAGGTTGTATAAATCCAGTTAACCAACCTGCTAATAACGACGCCAGACCAGCATATAACGCTACATTCATTTCTACTTTAGACTTATCTAAAGTTACTAAGGGTGATGGTTGTATAATATAAGCTAATAATAGATAAACAACTACACCTGTAACAACTGCTTGTGTAAGAACACATTTGAAATCAACATTATTCATTATATATATATATTAAAATATAAAAAAAAATATATTAAAAATATTTTAAATAAATATATTCTATATATTTTATAAAAATTGATTTATTATAAATAAGTTTATAATATATTAAAATGGATAATTGTTATATATGTTTAGAAAAAACATCTATATATTTTAAATTAAAAAATTGTAATTGTCATATTATTTGTCATGATAAATGTTTACAAAAAATACTTAAAAAGAATAAATGTATTATTTGTAAAAAAAATATAAATAATGTCTTATATAATAATAAAATTGATCTAGAAATAGAAAATTTATTTATAATTAAAATTTTAAATAAAGTAGTTTATAATAATTCTTTTATAAATTATATTCAAAATTCAAAATCAACAATAAATTATTTATTATTTATATTATATTCTATATTATTTTCATTATTAACTATTAGTTTATCAATATTTATTCTACTAAATTATTTAATTATAAATATTTATTATTTAATAAAATATAGAAAATCTGTCCAAAAAAATTATGAGAGAGTATATATAATTGAGTAGATTAGTTATATTATAGAGTTTAAAATTTATTAAAAATTTAATTACTTTATATAAATGACAAGTGTTAATACTTTAAACTCAGAATCATCTAAATATAAAAAAATTTTAAAAAATATAGAGCATTCATTATCAATTACTGATTTAACATCTAATAATGTCAATAATAGTGAAAAAAGTATTAATGATAATAGTATAAAAAGTAGCACTCAATACAGTAAAAGTGAAAGTAGCAGTAATAATATTAGTGAAAGTACTAATAAAAGTAGTGAAGAAAGTATTAGTAATGAAAAAAATAGTGATAGTACTTCCAATGAAGAAGATGAATTAGGAATTACTGAATATGAAAAAAAATATAAATTAAAGTTTAAAATAAATAAAAAAAGTTTAGAAGAAGAATTTAATAAAATAAATACAAAAAAATTATTAGAAATAGAAGAAGAAGTTATTAAAAATAATTATATTTTTATATTAGAAAATGTATCATTAATGAATAAAGATAAATTATTATGTAATGGAAAATGTAATTTAAAGCATAAATATAATAATATTATTGAAAATTTAAAAAATAATAAAACATTCAAAACAGATGATAAATGTTATAAAAATAATTTATATTATGCTTTAAAAAATAATATTAGAGGTGTTAAAACAATATATAATTTATTATTAAGATTAATTGTTATAAATCCAAAATATAGAAATAAATGTAAATGTTGTATAACTGATATTGACAAAGAATTATTAAAAAATTTTGAAACAGAATTTAAAAATGATAGAATTGTTAATAATAATTCTATTTTATATTTAAACTTTTTAATAAATAAATTTTTGGGTATTATTTCATTACTACCATGTGAATGTAAATTTGATAAATTACAATCTTTTTATACTTTAAATTATTGTAATTATAAAGATTATTTTGAAATATATTTGAAAACTATACCAATAATTATAATATTATTAAAACAATATCATAATATAGAAAAGAGAAATGATAAATTAAAAATAAGTTTAATAAAACCAGAGAGATGTATACACGAAGATATTAGATATTATAATAATTTTGTATATTGTAAATATAATAAATATGAAAAAGAATTAACAGATGATTTTAATATAAATTATATAATAAATAATATTGAACTTATAAATGAGTGGTTAAAGAATAATTTTAAAATATGTAATTTATTATTAAATGAACAAAATTTAAGAGTTTTTAAATATTTTATAAGTAATGAAATTTTTAATAATAATATTGAAAGTTTAAATAATATCCTAAATAAATTGTATAAAAATATTAATATTATAGATATAAATTATAAAATAAATGATAAAAGTCTAATTAATATAATTTTAAATATAAATTTAAAAGAGGAAATAATAAATAATTTAATTATTTTTTTAATTAATAAGTTAAAAGAAGTAGACAATAGTTATAATAAATATGATATTAATAATTTTTTTTTAATTTATCTAAATTCATGCTTTACATTAAAAAAATATAATTATGGTATAGAATTTATAAAAAATATTGAGAATTTAGAAAATAATAATAATAATTTAGAAAAAGTTAATAATATAATAAATGAATTGATAACAAATAAAGAGATAGATATAGATATTAAAGTTTTATATTTTAAAATTATTTACAAAAATAAAATTAATATAACTAATATTCAAATATTAGATAAATTAATAGAAGTTTGGGATGGTGATGATATAATAAATAAATTTGAATTAACTGATAATATTTTTATTAATAATGATTTTTATGATAATATATTCATTACTATAGAAGACATAATAAATATTATAAAAAAATGTTTGTTATATAAAAAACCAATAATATTAGATTATATATTTCATCACAGTGATGAAAAAATAAAGAATATTAATAAAAGAAATAATAATATAATTAATCCTTATCAAATATTATTTATAAATAAAGAAAATGATAAAAAAAATGAATTAATATACACAAAATTTATAGATGTGATACAAAAATATAATTATAATATAAATGAAAATTACAATAAAAATAATAATGATAAATATACATATTTAAATTTATGTATAAATAAAAATTATAACAATTTAGGTATAAAGTTAATTAATTATAATATAATTATCAATAATATTTTTGATAATAAATCAATAATATTTCACTGTGTAGATAACAAAAATCATATAATAGCAGAAGCATTATTACAAAAAAATAAAGAATTAGGTAATAAATTATATAATGGTAAAAATATAATTAATTATTTATTTGAAAAAAAAGAAGAAGAGTTAGATGAAAATATAAAGTTAAAATTTATATTAACATTCTTAAAAAATAATTTTTTTAATATTAACTTTCAAGATAAGATTAATCAACATATAGGATTTTTAATTTTAAAAAGTAATTTAAAAAAATATAATAAGATTATTATATTTAAAATAATATGTAATCAAATAGATCCTTTATTTAAAAATGACAGAATCCCATTAATTGTATATAGTATGTTATTAGATGAATTTGAAATTACTTATATGTTAATGAATAAATTAATTGATTCAAAAAAAATATTAAAAACTACAAACGATGGTATTTTTTCATATTATTTGAATAATATTCAAACAAATAATGAATATAACGATGAAATAAATTATATACCAATAATTTTAAAATTTATTAGAGATTTTGATAGAAATAAAATATTAGATACTAATATTGAATTAGATATTACTATTCAACAGAATAAATGTGAAAATATAATAATAATGATTTTAAAAATAATATGTTATTTTATAAAAAATAATGATGATGATTTAGAAGATTCTACACAAATGAAAAAAAAATATATAAAGACTAAAAAAAATTTAGTTAAAGTTAATTATAAAAAATCTAAATTAATTAATTATGAAGAGATTAATAAATATATAGAATTATCTAATGATAATAATGATGATCTACTAGAAACAGATACAATACAAAATAGTAATATATGGAAAACAACGACATTAGAAACTGATTCTGAAAGTTCTGAAATAGAAGTATCTAAAATATGTTTTAATTAATTTATAATTAATATATAAATATAAATTATGAATGGTAAATAAAATTAATATTTCTTTTACTTCAATCAAAGGAAGACGTCCAAGTAATGAAGATGAACATACAATTATTACTAATATTAATAATACTAATGAAAATATGAATAATATTAATATATTTGGTATTTATGATGGTCATGGAGGTAGTGAAATATCCAAATTTGTATCAGAAGAATTACCTCTTTATTATTGTACTAAAGATAAAATTTGTCCTTTTAAAAAAAAATATCATGAAAGCGTTTTTAATCATTTACAAGAAAAAATACTAAAAAAAAAAGAAGGATATAGCTCTGGTTCTACATGTTTATTAAATATTATGTATAAATATGATGATGAATTACATTTTAATACAGTTAATCTAGGTGATTCAAGATTAGTTGTTGTTTATAAAAGTGGACATACAAAACAAATTACAACAGATCATAAACCAGATGATTTTATTGAAAAAAGAAGAATAGAAAAAATAGGTGGAGAAATATATAAAGATTCAGAAGGTGTGTTTAGAGTAGGACAATTATCTCTTGCTAGAGCATTTGGCGATGGTGATAATGCACCTTATATATCACAAGTTCCTGATGTTTTTTATAATAAAATAACTATTAATACAAAATATATAGTAATGGCTTGTGATGGATTATGGGATGTAGTTGATAATAAAGATTTATTTTCTTTGTTAGAAGATTATAAAAAAGAAAATTCTAAAAATTTAGCAGCAAATTTAGCCCAAGAAGCTTTAAAAAAAGGTTCTTATGATAATGTTAGTATTATTATTTTAGAATTTGAATAAATATATAAAAATTAATATTATTTATCATGTTTCATCATCATGTAAATCATCATAATTTTCTAATATTTCTTCAATAATCTTAAATCGTGTATCTAAATTAATTATATCAATTTTATTAATATTTGATTCTTCTAATGGAATCCATTTATTATTAATTAATAAACATTTCATAATAATATTTTCTTTATTAAGAAATAAGGTTTTACATTTAAGTGATAATACAAATGAAGGTATATATGCAATTCCTATCTTCTTTTTAATATATTTATTTTTATAATTAAAAATAGCATATAATTTATAAACATCATTAATTAATGTTTTTTTCATTTCAAGATTAAGAACAATTTCTTTAATATTTTCAATATCTTTAATTTCATATTTATATATGATTTTTTTATCTATAATATTATAATCCTTATCACCACTTTCCTCTTCTAAATTTAAGGAATTATTTTCAATATTTTCTAAACCTTTTAATAAATCTTCTTTAATTTTTTCATCATTTTTATCAAATATGTATATTAATTTACTACCTGATAATTCAGGATAGAAAGCAATTCCTTTAATATTATATTTTTTTGAATTTTTTTGTATATTATCTTGAAATAAACTTGATATCTGATTTAATTCATAAGGTTGAGAAATAAATAATTCAATATTATTTTTATTATTATTTTCAACATATTTATTTAGTATATCATTCATTAAATACATCTTTTTCTTATAATTCATATTAATTATACTTTTCCCATTTAAAACAAAAACATCAGTTATCATAAATAACATTTTTGAATTATCATTTTTTCCAACCGAATTAATCTCCATATTTAAATTAACAATATTATTTTTTAAAGATATTTTATTAGAATCATTATCAATTAATATACCATCAATAATTGTTCCATCATAAATTTTTAAATCAACTGATAATTTAATTTCAGTGAATCTTACTTTTGATTTATTTAACGTTTGTCTATTATAACTAATACTTCTTCTATCAATTAAATAACTATAATAATTATTATTTTTTTTCATAAAAATTATTATTGAATTAATTCCACAACTATTACCTGATACATAATATCTATCATTTTTTAATTCATAAATATCACCTACATTCCTAATAATTGTGTATTTATGATCACCAATTTCTATTCTATTGTATAAATAATCTAAAATTGATTCCTTTATTGATATATTTATATTATCATTGCAATTTTCATTATCATTATTTTCCTTTTTTTCATGATACTTATTGTAGTTGGAATTATAATTCTGATTTTGATAATTGTTTTTATTATTAAAATTATGTTTATACATATATATATTTAATATATATATCTATTATATTATATCATTTTCAATAATTTTGACTTAATAATTTTGATTTAATAATTTTGATTTAATAATTTTGATTTAATAATTTTGATTTAACATAGCATATGTATCATTTGAATTACTATCATTTACTCCCTCAACTGGTCCATTTACACATTTATTTTTATCTTCAGTATATGAGGTTGATAATAAATTATTATATACATCACTTACTTTTTTACCATAAGAATTTAAACCACAAGTTCCAGTAGTACATGTTCTTAATTCTGCTATTTTATCAACTGATGTTTCCATTACTCCATTTCTTTCAATATAATTATTAAAGTCAGCAAATTTATTTCTATTATTTAATCTTCTTTCATTAATTTTAACTTCTTCTTCTTCATTAACATTTAAATCTAGAATCATCATATCTGCAGTTTGTCTATCATCATTTGATGTACATGTAACACATTTTCTATTATTATTTTTATCTAATGCTAAATGACTTAAGGTAAAAACATCTGGATTATTATAATCTTTTGTGAAAATACCTTCACATCTATTATCATCTGCTAAATCACATTTACTAAGATTTACATTAGGTAATTGACAATTTTTGGGACATTCAATTTGATGTCTATACATTCTAAAATATTTCTTTTTATAATCATCAACTAATTCTCTTTGTTGTTGATCCATATTACATGCTTGATCTCCATTTAAAAATCCACTAATATTTTGTGAATTATTTTTTACAACATCATCAATTATAACTTCATTCTTATTTACAACTACATTATTTACAAAATTATCACCTACAACATTCTCTATTACAACGTTCTCATTTAAATTTTCAAAAGTTTCATTACTATATTTATTTTTTATTCTTCTTAAAAATTCATCAATATCGGTATCTGTTTTTGATACCTTTTCTTCAGAACATGAAATAACTAATTCTTTATACTTTTTTTTTATATCTTCTATATCTGAATCGGATTGTTCCATTGATTCATTATTTTTAACATTAAAGAAAAATACAATAAAAAAAATAACTAAAACAACAAATATAATCATTAATACTTGATCAAGACATTCTGATTCATTTCGTATATTCATGTAATCCATTATATTATATTATAATACTATTATTTTTTTTTTAATATTAATATTATATGAATATAACACAATTATTAATTATATCTATACTTATAATAACATTATTAATTATATTATTTTATTTATATAATTTAAATAATAATTGTAATATAGCAAATAACTATGAATTTTTTAATATATTTAATGATAAAAGTATAGATGTAGATAAAAATTTATTTTTTAAGAAATTATATTATGATATTGATTGTTCATATTTAAAAAATAATTGTTTTTATGAAGCACTTCAAATAAATAATTTTTTAAAAACAGATGATATAACAGAAGCTGCATTAATAATGCCTTGTACATATGAAACAACTGATAAAGAAATTACAGATATAAAAAATAAAAATATAAAAAATAATATAAATGGAAAAAATGTTAGAATATTTATGTTAAAAAATACAGATTATTTGGTATCTAAAATAGTTCTATGGTTAATTATTAAATATTATTATGAAGGTAAAGCTTCTAATTTAATGCCATATACATGGAATTTAAATAATGTTAATGATATAAATGATTTTAAAGATAATTATTCAAAAGATAAATTATATATAGTTAAAAATAATTCACAAAGACAAGAAGGTTTACTTATTCTAGACGATTTAGAAGAAATAATTAATTCAAAAAATAAATATTTATTAATTCAAGAATTATTACAAGATCCTTATTTAATTAATGGTAGAAAAATAAATCTTAGAGTTTATTGTTTATTTATTAAAGATATTAATGGTAATGTACAAGTATCTATTTATAATGATGGTTTTATGTATTATACACCAGATTTATTTGAAAAAAAAAATAAAGAATTTTCTAAAAATATAACAACAGGTTATGTTGATAGAAAAATTTATGAAGAAAATCCATTAACACATGAAGATTTTCGTATTTATTTAGATTCAAATAGAGAATTAAGTAATATAGAAAATGATATTAAAAATATTAAAAATTTAAAAATTTCTGATTATGTTTTTAATCAAATTAATAACTTATTAAAAGATATTTTTAATATCTATCTAGATATTTTAACAATTGAAGATTTAGGCGTTGGTTTTCAATTATATGGTGCTGATATTGCTATTAACGATAATTTAACCCCATTGCTTATGGAAATTAATAAAGGACCTGACCTATCAGCAAAAGATGAAAGAGATAAAAAATTAAAATTAAAATTATCAGAAGATATTTTAAAATCAGTAGGTTTATTGCCAAATAATAATAATGATTTTATAATAATAATAGACAAAAAATAATATTTTTATTTATTATAGAAGTAAAAATTATTATGTGGCGTAAAATAATATATTAACCAAACTATAGCTAATGACATTATAATAGTTATAAAAAAGGTGTTAATTTTACAATATTTATTTATAATCATTATTAAGAGTATGTATATATTTATGATCGAAATTAATAATTGTTTTATATATTTCTAAACTTAATAATATATTTTTTCTTAAATTATTATTATCTTCAATTAATGTTTTAATATTTTTATCTGTATTATTATTCATTATATAATTTATAACTATATAATTTTTATTTAGATAAAATTATATCTTTTCTTGGAATCTTAAATATAATTTGTGTTATAGGTCTTGTAATATAAATTATTATTATACCTATTAATATTAAAATTAAAAATAAATCTATATTTATATTAATCATATATTAATTAATTATATTTTTATTTTATACTTAATCATATTTTAATTATATGGTGTTTCAAAATAAATTCCATCTATTAATTCAGATTTATTTTCTTTAATATCATAATAATCGTCAGAATAACTTTGATTATTTGTATATGCTTCATAATCAATTTTATTATAATTAATTTTATTTTGTTTATAATTTTGTTCATTAGATTTTTTAATCTGCTCTTTTGATTTTATTATTTGTTCTTCAATATTTACTGGAATAATTTTTTTATAATTTATTTCACTTAATTCATCTATAATACTTAATATTTCACTCTTCTCTTTTTCTAATAATTCTCTTTCTTTATTTATTTTATATAATAACTTTTTATTTTGTTCTTTTTTTTTCCTAATTTTATTTTTCTCTATTATATTATCATCAGTAATATTTTCACAATCTTTTGTATAATATTTAAATAATAAAAATATAATAATAAAAATTATAATAATAATTAAAAGTAAATTATGTTCAACATAATTTTTATAAAAAGTAATTATGGATGATTCTTTTTGTGGTATTATTAATATTGGTTTATTAATTAATTCATCAAAATATCCTGAAATATTTTTACTAATTAAATTACTATTCATAATAATTTAATTAAATAAAATAAAATTTTTATCTTAACAATATAAAATTTATCTTTTTAATTCTACAATATAAGGTTATATTAATAATAAATTATATAATTTTAAAATATAAAGTATGTTTAATTCTAATAAATTGATCGATCAAATGAAAATAACATCAGATAAATTAGGAAATGGAGCTTTCGGTAGTGTTTATATCGCAATTGATAATAACAATAATAATATAGCTGTTAAATGTGAATCTAAAGAAAAAAAAGATAATAATAATCTAACATTACTGAGAGAATTTAAAATATCAAGAAAAATATTTGTTATTAATAAATATATTAATTTATGTAATAATAAAAATGAACTATATAAAAATATTATTGAAAATTTAGAAAATAATAATAGTATTAAGATTTATAATCATATTAATAAAAATAATCTACTTCTAATTCCTAATGAACTTAATCAAAAAGATGAAATAGATTATTTATATAAAATTATTCCTCAAGTTTATTCTTATATTGAATGTAATGATTTTAATTTTTTAACCATGCAGTTATGTGGTGAAAATTTTGAAAATATATTAGAAAATCATAAATTTACTGAAAACTGCAAATTTTATCTAGCTTTTCATTTTTTATACATTTTATCTTCCATTCATAAATGTGGTATTATTCATAGAGATATTAAATTATCTAATTTTGTTTTAAACGAAAAAATTAATAATAATGTTGATAGACTTTTACCTATGATTATTGATTTAGGATTATCTAAAGAATATTATAAATATGAAAATGGTAAGGTTTTATTAGTTCAACCATATCAAATTAAAAGTATTACAGGAACTATTAGATATATTAGTATGAATATTCATGCTTTTAATAGTCCAACTATTGTTGATGATTTAATAAGTTTATGTTATTGTTTAATCGTTATTATGACAGAAAAACAATTACCTTGGGTTGGACATAAAAAAGATACTGATAAATTTGATTTTGATAATCATACTCAAAATGATTGTAAATGTGGTTATCATAAGAATAAAGCTAATAAAAATTTAAAATTAAATACTATTGCCGAAATTAAATTCCATACTCCATACGAAGAATATATTCCAAGAAAATATTCTTTTTTAATAAAATGGTTAGTTTATTTATATTCTCTAAAACCTAAACAATTACCTAATTATAATCATCTTTTTAAATTACTAAAAAATAATTCATCTAATATAGAATTTGATAAACTAAAATTTGAATTATTATAATCTTTAATAGAATCTTCTAAAAAATGGATTTAATTTCTTATTTTGGGGTTTTCTTGTTTCTACTACTATCTTTTCAGTTGAATTTATTTCTGATTTATTAACTTCTTCTAATTTAGTTACTTCTTCTAATTTATTTTTTTCATTAACAATCTCCACATTTTTACTTTTTAAATTTTCTTTTATCTTTAATAATAATTCTAATTTAGTTAATCCTTCAATTCTTAATTTTTGTTCTTCTAATTCTTTTTTTAATATTTTTAATTCATCTTCTAGTCTACTATTTTCTTGTTTTAAAAATTTATTCTCTTCTTTTAATTCTTCTATATTTACTTGTGTTTCTAAATCATTTTTATCTTGTAAATTTACTTGGACTTCTTCTTTGGAATTATTATCATCTTGTAAATTTACTTCATCTTCTGAATTTTTATCATCTTGTAAATTTAATTGTGTCCCTTCTTCAGAATTATTATCTTCCTCTATATCTTGTGTTTGTTTACCAAAATTGTTAGATTTTCTATTTTTTTTCCCCATTTTAATATGAATATATAAAAAATACTTATATATTTATAATATTATTAAAACACACTTTCTTTTATAGTGTGATATAAAAATAAGAAAAATTATCCACCTCTAAGTCTTAGAACAAGATGGAGTGTAGAATCACTTCCAATATTATAGCTAGAAACAGTATTACCGTCTTCTAATTGTTTCCCATTATATACAATTCGTTGTTGATCAACAGGTATTCCCTCTTTATCAGCAATTTGCTTTTTAATGGAATCAATTGTGTCATTATCATCTATTTCAAGAGTAATATTCTTACCTTGTAGCGTTTTAATAAAAATTTGTTTTTTATTACCTCCTTCACCTAAACCACCTCCTCTAAGACGAAGAACTAAATGAAGAGTGCTTTCTTTTTGAATATTATAGTCAGCTAAGGTTCTATCATCTTCTAATTGTTTACCAGCAAAAATTAAACGCTGCTGATCAGGAGGAATTCCCTCTTTATCTTGGATTTTAGCTTTAACCGTATTAATAGTATCAGATGTTTCAACTTCTAGAGTTATAGTCTTACCAGTAAGAGTCTTAACGAAAACCTGCATGCTATATCTTATATTATTTATTATATATATAAAATAATATATTAAATTTAAAAATCAATTTTTTTCAACTTTTTTTTAATCATCGTTTTTTTTAATATAATAACAAATTGGTAATAAATGTTTACCAATTTTTATACAAACCTTATCATTAAAAGAATTTGAATTTGTTATATAATTTACATCAAAACTTACAATTAAAGCTTTAATTATCGGCTCTAATTCAGTTCTAGTGACATATTGATTATTATTCTTATTAATTAAATTATATATATAATTAAAATTTTTATTTTTTAATTTTTCATCAAAAATAGATTCAAAGATTATATTGAGAATACATTTACACTCAGATTTATCAAAAGTTTTTTTATTTTTACTAAAAATATTTACAACGTCCTGCGAAATATCCTCAAATAATTCATTATCCATATTATCTATATTATATTTTTCAGAACTCATTAATAATATTATATATAAAAAAAATATAGTGAATATAAAATTTAACTAATAAATTTATTTTTTTAAACTCAATAATTTTTTTAATAAATCTTTTGCCATATAGCTACTAATTAATCTAATATTATTGTTAAATTTATAATCAAAAGAATTAGAATTATCGTCAAACGGATTTTTAAAACCAATTATTGATATATTTAAAATACCATTATATGTAATTTTAAACAATAATTTTATTAAAATTTTTCCTTTAGGTAATGGCGGTATTCCAATAATTTTATATGAACCTATTAAACTATTATTAGCACAATCTCCCTCGTCGTTTCCTTCATAAACTAATATATCTATATTTCTTTGACAATCGTATGATGTAGAAAATGTTTTTTCAACGCTTGTCGGAATTTTAGAATTCTTCTTAATCATTACCGATAATTTATTGTCCTGTCCTGATATACCTATATTCATTGGTATAATATCTAATAACGTTATATCATTATCTAATCTACCAAGTTTATTTAATAAACATGCTCCATCTGCTACAATTGTCTTATATAACAAATTATTTTTGCTTATAACCGATTTTGCTATTTCAACATCATTTATTTTAATCATACTAAATAATTTTTCATATAATAATGGTATCTGTGTTGGACCACCTATTAATATAATATTGTCAATCTCATATTTCTTACTCATGTTAATAACAGATAACAACATTTCATCTATCAAATCGTTAATTATCATATTAAAATATTGTCTTGAATATGATAATTTAACCGTATTTTTAATTATTATCTCGTTATTCTGTATTATTGGTACATCTTCTAATATAATATTATGATTTGTAGAAAAACTTAACTTTATTTTAATCTCTTCAGCATATTTTTTTAATTTATTTCTTAATTTCGTATTATTTGGATCTATACTATATTTACTATATATATCCTGTAAAATTATATTATCAATATCCAAACCACCTAGAGAACTATTACCATCTATATCTAAAATCTCACATGTGTTATTCTCATAATGATATTCAATAACAGTTGTGTCAATCGTTCCACCCCCTAAATCATAAATTATAAATTTTTTATTTGAATCACAAACATCATAGAAATGTTTGATGTAATATATTGATGCTGATGTAGGCTCATTGTATATTCTATATATATCAAAACCTGAATTTTCAACCGCTAATTTTAACTGATTCCTCTGTAAATCATTAAAATATGCTGGTATTGTTATTGCCGTTGTTATTTTTTGTTTATCAGATATATTAAGTTTTGATGATATTATTTCCCTTAAACCTATAAAAAATAATTTTACTATGTCAATTAATGATATTTTAATATATTTGTTATTATTATCATTATTGGTTAATATATTAAAATAGATGGTTTCATCATCAAGTGTATAAATATTAGAAAAATTGGATAATAGTTCTGTATTAATAACCTTACTATTTTTATTAATTCCTAAAAATCGTTTAAATTGATAAAAATAATTTTCATATATTTTTTGCTGAGATAAAGCTTCATTTGCTTCATAACCTATAATATAATGTTTAGAATAAACTAAATCATTCATTGATAAATTCTCATCAATCTCATCTTTATAAAAATATATTGTTGTTGGAATTAAAACATCTCCAGAAAAATCATCAAGAATATGTTGTATAGAATTTATAGATGCGTTAGAATTTTGTATTAAAGATATTACTGAATTACAAGTTCCAAAATCTATAGCTAGATATTCACCATTATTGTTTGAAAGAGACATATAATATGTTCTTAATAGTATAAATTTTAAATTATAAATTTTTGTATTGTTAATAAATCATGTGATAATAAAGAAATATAAAATGAATGTTATATAACAATTTAGTATTGAGTTTATTTTACGGGATGCCCGTAAAATAAAAATATAAATAATTAATTTATGATATAAAATATAAAAATTAAAATGATATGTTGGCCATCTCAATAGTACTTACGAAACACCCTCTATAATCCTCCATATGCGACTTAAGTACTCATTCGCCTCCGGATGGCCCTGTGCATCAGCACGTTCATACCATGTTCTTGCCGCAAAACGATCTATAGCAACACCATGACCAAACTCATATTTACAACCTAAACTAAACAGAGCATCTGCATGTCCCTGTGCTGCAGCAAGGCGGTGCCAACGAATAGCCTCTACAAAGTCCTTGGGAACACCTTGTCCCCACTCATACATTAAGCCCAATTTGTGTTGAGCGCTTGAATGACCTCGTGTTGCAGCAAGTTTTAACCATCGCACAGCCTCGACATAATTTTTGATTGACCAACTGTTATAGTACTCTCCAAGCGCAAATTGGCCAAAACTACTGCCAGCGGCAGCACTCTCTCTAGCAAGTTTAAGCCCATCCTCGACATTTGAAGCACCTTTGCCTGAAATAAGGCAGTATCCGAGAACACCCTTGCTGTGTACACAGCCTAACTCCGCTCCTAATTGGGCAAAACTAAACGCTAGTTTAGGATCCTTCTTAACATACCTTCTACCTTCAATCAACAACTGTGATATGAACGCATGAGAAACCGTATGCTGCATTATTGCGGCTTGTCCCCAGCTATAGAATGCTTCTGAGTACCTCTGTTCTGCGAAAAAGCGCTGACCCATCTCAAATAGATTTTGAGCTGCGTTTTTTGAAACAAGAAAATGGCTTCGTGAAATAACACAATGGGTGTAATGCCATGTGTTCCTTATACTGTAAGGGCTAAGTAAGCCCAAAAGTCGACACACAAGTAAAGTACGCAATGTGCCGCGACATAACAAAGTGCGTAGTTTCCGTCGCCGAATACTGATGGGAAATACATTTAAATAATCAATGTGCATTTGCGACGCATGACGATTGCGCAGCACACACTTGATTGAAGACAAAACGTATGCGGAGTATGCTCGTAATTCTTGAATATTTTGATGCCCAACTTGCTGATGAGCGGGGTGACAATTCACCCACTCTAGAAAAGACATTTTATGGTACACTTAGTCATATATAATTTTCAACTTTTTTATAAAATATGATAATATTTTATAAAAAATGTTGGCCTTGTGCTCAACTTTTTTATAAAAAAAGTTGGTTCTCCGAATTCTACTTTTTATAAAATAAACATTAATTACAATTCTTAATAGAAGGTTTGTTTATAGTAAATAAAACCAAAATTTACTATTAAAAACTTATTGAGAGTTGCCTCTATTTATTTTGTAGATAAATATAAAAATATTTATAATTGTTTTTTAAAGTTTACCATTTGTAATCAAAAACTTTTTATTCCTATTATCAAGAAATATCAAGTTTTATGCAACGGACTTAAAGTGGATATTGGCATAATTTTTTATATTTATAATCATAACGTTATTAAAAATTTGTAGTCATATAAAAAGTATAAATACAATTATTTATACATTTTTAACTTTTTACACGCTTATTTTTTTGTATTCTTTTATAAAAGTCAATATATAAAATAAAAAAAATGAATGTATTTGCATATATAAATATTGCGTTTGATACACTTTGTATTCACTCCCCCCCCTCAAGATAGTATATCAAATCACGCATTGCGTCAATTTCAACAGCAGCAATTTCAGAACCGTAAAATATAGCTAGATGATAGTGCCATTCCGCTTTTTGGTAGTTTGAACATACCACCCATGCTCTAGCTGTCTCCAACTCAATAGATGCTTGTTTATGCGAAGATGACATACCTTTTGTTCGTCTCAATCGAAGTAATTCACCAATTGAATTAGGACATCCGTGGAAACTAGCCAGAATGTAAAACCAACTAGCCATAGGAAAATTACCCTGACTCCACAAGCTTCTTGCAAGGGCTTTATCATCAGTCCCGTTCAAATCTTCATCTTCTTTTAAAGTCCTTCTCAACCGACATCTGTCAGCTGTTTCAAGACACTTGCTCACTCCGTAGCCATTTTGGTACAAATCTGCGATCCGAGAAAAGCCATGCCTTACATTTAGCTTTGTCAAAAGGTAAAAGCATATCCATGCTTCCTTATGGTTACCCAAAGAAACTGAATGAGATCCACAAGCAAAAACTTCATCGACTGTTTTGCCTTGATGTTGTCTGAATTTTCTCTCACCATGAGAAATGTTAATTTTTCCATTTGGATCGTTTGGATCTACGGAAACCTGCAGGTCAGGATCAATTCCAGATGGTGGGGTGAGGAGTAATTCAGCATCCCTCTCCTTCTGCAGTTCAGGAAACATCCTCAATGCGGTGGCTATTGGTTCCCTCGAAAAAAAATCCATGTCACAAACAATTCTCTTTTTTTGAGGACAACGTTCTTCTGCTTCCTTGGCGTAAGCAACCGCAAGTTGTATATCTTGTTGAACGGTTTTCCTGCCACCAAGTCGCATCATGCTCAACCAAGAACATGCTTCACCAATCTGAAACTTAGAAGCATACTCAAAGCAAGAAACAGCTTGGCAAAACATTTCTCTTTGGTATAGCCGCCTCCCTTGGAAGAATAATTTCCAATAAGGAAATGGTAGTTTCGAAGGATTGAAGAATCTCTCAATATTTCTGATCTGCGATCTGCGCCGATTTTGAGGATTGCACGTAAGACGTCTTATCAAAAATACTCTGCTACACCAAACCAACAATTGTAATTTGGTGGCATGAGATAACGATGTTTGATGTGACGATGGTTGAGGTATCGATTTTTGAGATGACGAGGCCATATCAACGACTAGGGTATTTAAATATGATTTTTTTCAACTTTTTTTATAAAAAAATGTTGGTTCATAGAACTCAACTTTTTTTATAAAAAAATGTTGGCTTTATGCTCAAAACAAAAATTATTTAATAACTATTTTTTTTATTAAATCATAAAGTTTATTACCACTACTTTTTTTAGTTTTATTTTCTTTTCTACTATTTTTAAGTTTTTCAAGTCCATTATTTAGATCTTCCATAGTTATAACTTTATTATTACTATGACGACATATAGTTCTTCTTGAATTAGAATATTTAATATTTTGTAATAAAGTTTCAATATCACCACCAAAAAATTTAAATTGTTTGTAATTATCTTTAAAAAATACTTCTAAATCAATATCTGAATCTATTTTTAGTCCAAGTTTATAAACTTTTTGGATAAAAATTTTCATTAACTCTTGATATGAATAGTTGGTTATAGTAAATTTGAAAGGAAATCTTCTTTTCAATCCAGGATTAAAAGAAAAGAACATTTCATCAAGTTCATCAGGATAACCAGCAATAATACAAATAAATTTATTTTTATTATCAGATAAATTTTGATTTAATACATTTATACATTCAGCACCAAAATTATATTCTCTACCAGTAGTAGTGCCAAGAGCATAAGCTTCATCAATAAATAAAACACCACCCAAAGCAGAATTAATAACTTTTTGTGTTTTAGCTCCAGTTTGGCCAACATATTCAGCAATTAAATCAGTTGATTTAGCATAAACTACTTTATCAGATGAAAGTATTTCCATTTTATTTAGTAATTGTGAAATAATTCTTGCTAATTTTGTTTTACCACAACCTGGAGGACCCTCCAAAGTCATATGCATCATATTATTATTATTTTCTTCAGTTGTTAAATAATACAATAATAAATCAATAATATCATTTTTAATAGTTTGTAAACCAATCATCTTCTTTAGTCTTATTAATGGTTTTTTAATTTTATAAACTTTTTCTAAATTTATTGTATAAAAATTATCATTATATTGATATAAATTTTTTTTATATTTTGTATAAATATTAGGATATTTTTTTTCATAATAATTTGCTATTTGTAATAAATCTGCTATATTATCAATATTATCTTTACCAATTAAATTTATTAGATTTGTTATTTTAATATCTTTATCTAATTCATCTTTAACTTTTTCCTTCTCTTTTATTTTATCTTTTTTCTGTATAATATCTGATAATGATACAGAAAAATCATCACTATCTTTATCAGAATCTTCTGGTAAAATTAATTTTTTTTCATAATTAAATATATTATTACTTTTTTTTTCTATAACTAAATCAGTATAAAAAGATTCATCAATTATTTCTATACCATTATACCAACAATAAATATAATAAAGTACAGAAATTATAATTAAAAATATAACAAAATAAATATAAATGTCATAAAAAATTTCTTTTAAAGTTAATATAAATATAAAAGCTAAATATAAATAATCCATTATATATAATTAAAAAGTATTAAATATTTTACAAATTAATGCACTAAAATTATATATAATAAGTATTGGTAATTTTATAAAAATACAAAAAAATGATATCATATATCTTATATCAATTTTTTAATATAATAAAAAACAGTTTTTCTTGAAATATATGTGAAATTAAATAAGATATTTCACCATAACAATTTACACTACTATCTGTATTAGCTAATAATTTAGCATAATTATTTTTATCATAGAAATAAATATTATCAAAAGGATGAGATTTATTACCACTTAAAAAACCAATTTTAATCAAAACTGGAATTATATTTTGTTTATCATCTTTTTTAATATGATAATGTTCTTCAACAAGTTCATCAATATTTAAATCAGCATTAGAGGGAAAAGTTTTTTGACAGATACATTTATAGAGACATCTCTTATTAATATTATCAATAACTTTATTAATGTCATCAATATCTTTACGCATATTAGGATATAAATTTGGTATTTTTAATTGTTTAATTACACTAGTTGTAGTAAAGATGGATGAATCAACTAGTTCAATAAATCCATCAATATCTTTATTTTTTACTATATCAGATATTTTAAGGAAATTATCTAATTTATCCATAATAGATCTAATCATATATTCAATAGTAATGACAGTTTTATGATTATAGAATTGTTTATGTAAATCATATCTAGTTCTATAAATTTTGTAAAGATCATAACTTACTTTTTCTGGAAAGCAAATATTAGAATCCAATACTTTAACATTATCAATAATTCTTGATAATTGGAAAGGAGTATTTAACCCAAGATAAAACGAATCTCTACACAAATAATCTAGTTTATCAACATCTAGACCATTTAAATTATTTGATATGATTTGAAAGATAAAATTAGTTGGTGTTTCTGAATTTGGATTAATTAATTCAGCAATAAAATTATAAGCATCTTCATTAATAAATTCACTTAATCTAAATATTTCACCTTCTTCAAAAATAAAAGAAGTCTCTATTATTTTTTTTAATATTATAATGGATCTATTTTCGTGCTCTAAAAAATCTATAGATTCTTCTGAAATTTCTACATCATGTAGTTCTTCTTTGCTATGAAGCCATTCATCAAATAAATGACTAAAAGGACCATGACCTAAATCATGACATAGACCAGCAATTTTAATTAATTCTACGATATAATCATCAATAATATGTGATTTAAGATTTTGTAGGAATTTTATATTTTCTTCAGTATCATCAAGATTTAAATTTGTGAGTGCATAATTTTTAATAAAAGGGACTTGTAAAATAGTTTTATTAATATCTCTTGGTTCAGAATTTTGGATTAGATTATTTAAATATCTTTGTGCTAGATGATAAGTTCCGATAGAATGTTCAAATCTGGTATGGTTAGCATTTGAGAAAACATAATAACAAACACCTAATTGATGTAAATAACGCAATCTTTGAAAATATTTAGTATTGATAATACAATTGGCGACTCTTGAAACTGTGATTGTATCATGAATTACATCTCTATAAATTTTAGCCTTATCTAAAAATCCCATATTTGTAATATATAAATAGTAATATTTATATATTTAATCAATTTTTATAAAAATTATATACAAGATAGAAAAGCACTTGTTAATATCAAATAATTTGCGGAAGATTTACTCATAATATATGAATAATTTGATAATGTATTAATTAATGAAATTCTTAAATCTTCAAAGTTTGGACTTGTAGAAGGTTTATTTTTTAAGTACTGAATAAAATGTAATAAAACATCCATTGAATAATAACCTTCATTTTTGAATTGATTAATGATAGTAGCTATACCAGATACATCATTATTTAATATATTTTTTAATAAATTTTCTAATATATTTTTTGATGGGATATCACATATTTTATTAATATTTTCTATTGTTAAATTATTATAACAAGTAAAAGTTAATTCTAATATATTTATAGCTTGTCTAATATCTTTTTGAGAAACATCAAATAAATACAATAATGAATCATTATCAAAATTTATTTTTTCATTCGTACAAATTAATTTTAGTCTATTTAAATAATATTCTTGAGGGGGATTAGTAAATCTTATAATAACACATCTACTTTGTATTGATTCAATAATATCAGCAGAATTATTACAAATAAAAGAGAATCTAGTTTGAGGATATTTTTCCATTAATAGATTAATTAATCGCTGTGCTTTTGGAGTTATATTATCAGCTTCATCTAGAATAAGTAATTTATGTTGAGCATAATTTTCTTCAAATATTACTTTCTTTTTACAAAAGTTAATAATTGTTTCTTGAACTGATTTAATACCTCTATCATCGGAAGCATTTAATTCAAGAACAGCTTCGTGAATATTATTTCTTGAATAAATTGCTTTAGCAATACAATGTATAGTTGATGTTTTACCTACACCAGATTTACCAGTAAAAATAATATTTGGTAAATCTTTGTATAATATTATATTATTTATCTTATTTAATATAATTTTATCTAATACTAATTCAGATATAGTTCTTGGTCTATATTTTTCTGAAAACGGTAAAGTATTTTTACTCATTAATATTTTATTATATTATAACCTATTTAAATTTCTTATTATAATTAATAATCAATTTTTTAATTTAAAAAATATGTATTATCTAATAATATAATATGCCTAAAATTAATAAAAAAAATATTAAAATTACTAATTTCTTAAAAAAAAAAAAAAAAAATAATGAAAAACAAATTATATATAGAACATCAGACTCATTATCTATATCCAATAATTCTAAATCCGATGTTACAAGTGATAATACTAAATCCGATGTTACAAGTGATAATACTAAATCCGATGTTACAAGTGATAATACTAAATCCGATGTTACAAGTGATAATACTAAATCCGATGTTACAAGCGATAATACTAAATCCGATGTTACAAGCGATAATACTAAATCCGATGTTACAAGCGATAATACTAAATCCGATGTTACAAGTGATAATTCTAAATCAGTTACAAGTGATAATTCTAAATCAGTTACAAGTGATAATACTAAATCTATCTTTACTAAATCTAAAAAAAATTCATCATCAATTAATTCATCATCATTTAAAACACAATCAATATCAAGTAAATCACCAAAATTAAAATCTGAAACAGATTCAGATTTTAATTTTGATATTGATATTATTTCATCAAAAATTAATAAAATATCTACTATTGAAAATTGTTCAGAAACTAGTGAATTAGATAAATCATCAATAAAATCTCAAAAAGATAAAAATGATTTTACCACAACAAATAGTAATTCAAAATTTAATTGGGATTTTATGGAAAAACAAAATAAAAATACAATAACAATAGAAAAAAAAAATATTAGTATTACTATTGATGAAGATAATAATATAAAAATAAAATTTATATAAGTGCACTTTTTCTAAATTTTCCAAAACCATATCCATTTTTATAATTATCTTCTTTTTTAACTTCAATATTTTGTGGTGCTACTATTTCATCAGATATTTTTGGTATTACATCAATATTTTCTTTAATAATTAGATTATCTTCAATAAATTTTTCATCATCAATATCATCAAAAAGTATATTAATAAAGTTTTTATTAGTATCTTCATTTTTATTATAAATATAATTATCATCTTCAAAATAAAAATTTTGAATATACCAATTATTAACTGCATAAATTTCATTTCTTTTAGAAGACCATTTTTGATAAATAGATAATAAATCGGAAACATCTAAAACTAATGGAATTGAGGTTACATCATCTAATTTATCTTTTCTCCAAATTCTCCCAATAGATTGTGTGACTGTTTTGGCTTGTTTAATTGGTAATGCCAATAAAATAGTATCTAATCTATCAATATCCAACCCTTCTTCAGCTAATTGAAGAGTAGCAAAAATAATATCACCATCTTTTTCAGCCATTTTCCGTTCTCCTTTTTTAGTGCTTCCCATATAATAATACGTATTATAAATATGTTCTTCATTAGAATCTTTAATTAATTTATCAACACCAGATTTAATAACATTAAGATGTTCTATTCTTGAACTTAAAATTAATATTTTTCTTCCCATGCATCTCAAACTATCAATAAGTTTTATCATTAAATTATTTCTTGAATTAATTAAAGCTAAATTTTCAATCATTTTGGTATGATCTGGTCTTAAATCTCCATTAATCCATCTTTTTTTCTCTTTAAATAATACTTTATCATTACTTTTAAAAAATATTTTTTTTATAAGGACTCTATAATCACATTTTTTTTTCATTTGGTAAATAATATCACCAATCCAATTATGAACAACTTTCATCATACCATCTTGTCTTTCTGGAGTGGCAGATAATCCGATAGTATATTCAGCAGATGTTTTTAATAATGTTTTTGAGAACATTCTAGAACCAAGATGATGGACTTCGTCAAGAATAACTAATCCAAATTCGTTTAAAACATCTTGATCGTAATCAATAGCAGAAATTGAATGAATCATACCAATAACAATATCAAAATCAGTTTGAAATACTTTTTGTCTAATAATACCAACAGAAGCATTAGAGAAAGCCTGTATTCTATCTTTCCATTGATCTAGGAGGAATTCTTTATGGACGAGAACTAATGTTTTTAAACCCAACATACAAGCAATAGCAATTGCCAGAATAGTTTTACCACCACCACAAGTTAATTTAATAATCCCACCTTTAGGTTTATTTACAGCATTTTTAAACAAATCCATAACATATAAAATAATATTATTTTGATAATCTCTTAATTTACCTTTAAAACTAATATTTATTGTTTTATGTTTGAATTTATATTTTTTTATATTAAAATTAATAAAATACTCATCAACTCCATTAATAACTTTTATAGGTTTTAAAAATTTTGGTAAAACAATATAATTTTCATCTTCATAAAATATTTCATATGATTCTAATTCTGAACCTAAATTAGCAATAGGTTTAACAGTTAAATGATCTCTTATTTTATGTAATAAATTATTTTTAATTTTATTTTTTTTAATGCATAGACCATAATTATTTAAATAACAATCAACATGTTGAGTTTTATTTATATAACAATTAAAATTATCATTAATATTTATATTATTATCAGGATAAGACATATCTATATAATAGTATAATTAAATATATATATCAATTTTTATTTTATATTATATTAAATAATATGGAAAGAGAATTAACATATTATTATAAATATCTTAAATACAAAAAAAAATATTTAGAAATAGGTAATTTAGAAAACAGTAATATATTTGCTAAAAAAGAAGGAATAGACTATGATAATTTAATTATAACAGATGAAGGTAAATATAGTATAACAAAGAGAAAAGATGGAGAAAGATTATTAGAAATAATAAAAAAAGAAATAAAAACAACTAAAGACAAGATAATAACAGATTTAACAGGATGTGTAGGAGGAGATACAATATTATTTGGATTAAATTTTAAAAAAGTATATTCAATAGAATACAATGATAATAATTATAGAGCATTAGAAAATAATATTAAAGTATATAATTTAGAAAATATAAAATTATACCATGGTGATTCAACAAAGATTTATAATTGGAAAACTGATGTATTATACCTAGATCCTCCATGGGGGGGAATAAATTATAAAGAGAGGAATATAATAGATTTATATTTAGGAGATATTAGAATAGATATTTTTATTAAAGAAATATTAGAAAGAGAGAATAGACCGAGATACATATTTATTAAATTGCCTAGAAATTATAATTTTAGTAGATTATATAAGTTAAAAAATATGTATAAAAAAATAAGAAATTATACAATTAGAGGATATAATATAATATTTATAAAATAAAATATAAAAAAATTATATTTATAAAATATAAATGGAAGTAAAAAAAGAAATAAAAGAAATAAATGAAGTATCAAAATATATTGAAGAAAATAAATTCTTACTTTTATCATTATTATTCATTATAATAATGTTTATAAGTATAAACCATGATGTATATTCAACTCAGACAATAAATTTATTTAATAATTTATATTTTAAATTCGCATTATTTTTAATATTTATTAATATAATGTCAAAAAATTTAATACTAGCTTTAATATTAATTGTATTATTATTATATATTTTACAAAAAGTATCAATTTATAATATTAACAATGATTTTAATAGTGAATAAATATTAAATAAATATTTATTCTAAATATTTTATATATAAATATATATATAATAAAAATGCCAGATGATTTATCAATAATAAATTTAGATTTTTTAATATTAATATTAATAATAATAATAGTAGGTTTATTTATAGAGAAATTTTTTACATTTGATTTATCTGATAAAAATAATCTTTTAGATAAAAAAAAATATAAGAATTGTAAATCTGAATCTGTAGAAAATTATGGTAATTTAATAGATAATCCAGCTATGAATAAGTCTAATACAGATTATCAGCTTGTTTCAAATAATGATGCTACCCAAATAATAAATAAAAATGATAAAGATACTTTAACTGAATTATCAAATAATTATAATAATATGAATAATTTACCATATTTAGTAGATCCCAAAAATACTGGAAAAGGATTTTTAAATAATAAAGTTAAATTAGTTGAAAATCCAAATAGTCCACTTTTAAAATTAGATACAAAATATAAAAAAGAAATAAATGAAAATATTAATAAATGTCCATCTCCTCCTAAACAATTTTTTGATGGTTACAATAAATATAATGATTTACGAAAAGTAAATTATGCTAATGTTACATCAATTGGAAAGAATTTAATAGTTCCATATACATCTTTCCCAGTTGCTTCATAATAAAAAATTTAATTATATAATTAAATTTTATAATAATTTATTTACTTTTAGAATTTCTTTTTCTTGCTGCTTTAAGGTCATTACCAATTTTTTCTATTTCACTAACAATCTTTGATTTAGAATTCTTAGATAAATAATCTTCAAATAATTCTAATTTTTTTTTATTAATTGCTTTAAAATCTTTTGGATCTTTAACTGATGCTTTAGCAGTATCACCGAATTTTCTAGCAACATAAGTAATTAAAGCTGGACTAACACTGAAACCTACCTTTTCAGAAATTATTTTATTAACTTTTATACTTTCAGCTAATGATGGATGTAATGTTCTTTTTTGAGAACTACGTTTTTTAGAACTTTTTCTAGAACTACTCTTAGATCTTCGTTTACCACCTTCTAATTCTTGCATTACCATTCTAGATTGTTTATGAGATTTTCGTTTTTTTGAAGAGGCTTTTTTGGAACCTTTTTTAGATCTTCGTTTACCACCTTCTAATTCTTGCATTACATTTCTAGATTGTTTACGAGATCTTCGTTTTTTTGAAGAGGCTTTTTTGGAACCTTTCTTAGATCTTCGTTTACCACCAACTAGTGATTCATCATTACCACAAACTAATGGTTCGTCATTACCACCTTTTTGTTTGGAGTGTCTTTTGGAACTTTTCTTGGAACCTTTTTTAGATCTTCGTTTACCGCCGACTAGTGATTCATCAGGATCACCACCCTTTTGTTTAGAATGTCTTTTGGAACTTTTCTTGGAACCTTTCTTAGATCTTCGTTTACCACCAACTAGTGATTCATCATTACCACAAACTAATGGTTCGTCATTACCACCTTTTTGTTTAGAGTGTCTTTTAGAACTTTTCTTAGAACCTTTTTTAGATCTTCGTTTACCACCGACTAGTGATTCATCAGGATCACCACCTTTTTGTTTAGAGTGTCTTTTAGAACTTTTCTTGGAACCTTTTTTAGATCTTCGTTTACCACCGACTAGTGATTCATTAGGATCACCTAAATCACCACCTTTTTGTTTAGAGTGTCTTTTAGAACTTTTCTTGGAACCTTTTTTAGATCTTCGTTTACCACCAACTAGTGATTCATCAGGATCACCACCCTTTTGTTTAGAATGTCTTTTGGAACTTTTCTTAGAACCTTTTTTTGATCTTCGTTTACCACCGACTAGTGATTCATCAGGATCACCGCCCTTTTGTTTAGAATGTCTTTTGGAACTTTTCTTGGAACCTTTTTTAGATCTTCGTTTACCGCCGACTAGTGATTCATCAGGGTCACCACCTTTTTGTTTAGAGTGTCTTTTAGAACTTTTCTTGGAACCTTTTTTAGATCTTCGTTTACCGCCGACTAGTGATTCATCAGGGTCACCACCTTTTTGTTTAGAGTGTCTTTTAGAACTTTTCTTGGAACCTTTTTTAGATCTTCGTTTACCGCCGACTAGTGATTCATCAGGGTCACCACCTTTTTGTTTAGAGTGTCTTTTAGAACTTTTCTTAGAACCTTTTTTAGAAGATTTACGTTTAGAGCCTTTTTTAGTTCCTTCTATATCGAGAGTTGTAGACATTTTTCTTGCTTTTCTCTTAGCTCCACCTTGATGCATTAGTTTACGCTGAGCATCATCAACTGACATAGCAACATCTTCAGCATGAAGTTCATCTTGATTAAAATTAGAATTTTTCTTTAAAGAATTTTGCATTTATATATATATATATATATAAAATTTAAAAATTGAATATAAAATAATAAATATTATATATATAATTATTATTCTATATATTTATATGGGAGTACCAGGATTTTTTAAATGGTTAAAAGATAATAAAAAGAAACTTAGAACAAAAAATCTTATAAGAGACACTATAAATAAAAAAGTAAAATATTTAATGTTAGATACAAATTGTTTATTACATCCATGTGTTAAAACAATAAAAGATAAAATTAATATAGATAATAAAGAAACAAGAGAACAAATAGAAGATAACATATTTGAATTAATAGAAACAAGAATATTAGATATGATTAATAAAATAAATCCAGAATACATATATATAGCAATAGATGGAGTAGCTCCTATAGCCAAAATATTACAACAAAGACAGAGAAGACATAGATACTTGTATGATACAAAGATTAAATTAAAGTATGATAATTTAAATGAAGAAATAGATAATATAGAATCAGAAGAAACTATAAGAGAAGATGGTATAATAGAATCAAGAATACCAATATCATCAATTGAACTAACACCTGGAACAGAATATATGGAAAGAATAAATAAGAGAATGATAGAATTAGTTAAAAAAATAGGAGAAGAAAATAAAATTAAATATATATATTCATCCTATCATGTTGAAGGAGAGGGTGAACATAAAATATTACAATATATTAGAAGTAATGTTAAATCAGAAGAAACGATAGTTATATATGGATTAGATGCAGATTTATTATTTTTAGCATTATCATTAGATATAGATCATGATTTATATATAATGAGGGAAAAAGCTATATTTCAAAACAAGACATTAGAAATAGAAGATGAAGTAGATTATAATTATGTTGAAATAAATGAATTACATAAAATGATTAATAATTTAAATATAAAAACGAATGATTTTATAATGTTATGTTATTTAGTAGGTAATGATTTTATTCCAGGATTATTAACGACAGATATAAAACGTAATGGATTAGATAAAATAATTAGTAGTTATGAAGAAGCCAAAAAAATTATTAATAAAGACATAATAGAAAAAAATAAGGATGGTAAATTAATAATAAATTATGATTTAGTATTAGAAATTTTTAAGAAACTTGAATATACAGAGTGGGGTATATGGAAAAATATAAACAGAGATAAACATGAAAAAAATGATATTCAAAGACAAAAAGATTTAGATAAATTTATTTCAGGTGATAATATGAGTACAGAATGTTTAGAAAAGATAGAATTTTCAAGTGAAACTGAATATTATAATTATTATCTTGGTATAAATGATTCTGTTATTGATAAAAGTATAATCAAGAAAATGGTAAAAGAATATATTACTGGTATGGAATGGTGTATAAATTATTATCTAGATGATTGTAAATCATGGTCTTGGGGGTATAATTTCATGATAGCTCCATTAATAAAAGATATTATAAAATATTTTCCAAAAATGATAAAATTAGAAAATGATAGAAGAGAATTATGTCCAGTTGAGCAATTATTATTAGCAATACCCATTGATACTTATAAATATGTTATAACAACTGAATTAATAACCAAAATAAGGAATAATAAAGAGATAGGCTACATGTTTCCAGAGAAATATGATATAGATATAAATAAGGAATCTTTATTTTGGAAATGTCAAGTTAAAATACCTATAGTTGAATACGATGAATATATAAAAAATATTAAATTAGTTAATATTATAGATGAAAAGAACCAAATTCAAGAAAATTTTTATAATTAAAAATTAATATAAATTAAAAAGTAAATAAAAATAATAAAAACAATAAAAAATGAGTTTATAATTATATAAGATTTTATTATTTATTAAATATAATTATATAATGGAAAATAATAAAAATACTTCAATATCAACTATACAGAAAAGATTATTTAGTATAAAAAAATTAATGGAATTATCAAATTTAGAAATTACGAATCCATTAAATAACGTTGATGAAACGGCAGATACAGATGTTTATATTGGACAAAAAGATAAGGAAAATAGGAGTCTTGATTCAAGAACAGTATTAGGTAAAAAATCATTAAATTTTTATAAAGTTATAAATAGATTAGATAGTAAATTAATATATGTTAAGAGTGGAGCATATGGTAATACATTTAAAGGAATAATTACAGATGATGCAGGAAATGAAATAATGGCATTTGCTGTAAAAATAGTAGCTTATCCAAAAAAAGATGGTTATGGTTCAATATATAGTTTAACAAGACCAGAGAATGCTGAAATATACATGTTAAAATTATTATCTTATTTTGTAGTTAAATGTCATACACCCCATTTAATTTTACCTATTAGTACATTTAATACAAGCATAAAACCATTTTTAAAATTACAAGAAGAGGAAATAGTTCCAGCTGATAATACTAAATACGCTGAATTTATAAAGAACTATGAGGATGGTAATTATTATGAGAATGTATCTGTTATAATATCAGAATGGGCAAATAGGGGTGATTTAGGGATGTTTTTAAAGAAAAATTATAAAAAACTTCAATTAATACATTGGCAATGCCTATTTTTTCAAATTATATCAACATTAGCAATTATACAGAGTAAATATCCATCATTTAGACATAATGATTTAAAAGCAAATAATATATTAATATCAAAAGTTGATACATCAAATATTAAATTATTATATAAAGTAAATAAAAAAGATTATATTTTACCTGCTATTGGATACTGCATATATTTATGGGATTTTGATTTTGCGTGTATACCTGGTATAGTAGAAAATTGTAAAGTATGTCAAGAATGGACCAAAAAAATTAATATTACACCCGAACAAAATAGATATTATGATATACATTACTTTTTTTGTACTTTAATATATAAAGGATTTTTACCAGAATTAATGACAGATAAAGATGTTCCGATAGAAGTAAAAAAATTCATAAATTATGTTTTACCAGAAGAATATAGACCAAATAATGATAGAAATTATGTTAATAAAAAATGTAGATTATTAGTAAATCATGAATTATATAAACCGATAGATTTATTAGATAATGATTTTTTTAGGCCTTTTATTAAAAAAAAATGATAAGAAAAATTTTTTATTATTTATTATTATAATAAAAAAATTACAATGAGTATAGAATATAATAATATTATTGAATTAGTTAATATATTATATGAATTTGTTTATGGAAAAAATACAGAAGAATATATATATACTATTTTAAAACCAGAAAGAATAAATATGAAAACACTTATAAAAGATAATAGTTTTGAATATCAATTTATACTTAATAGTTCATTAGAAAATAAAGATAATTTTAAAATCATGACAATTATAGAAAATAGATATTTTAACAAAGATGATGAAGATTATAAAAAATTAGTATTAAAAAAATATTTTAAAAATCATCCTTTAACATTAATAATACAAAAACACAATACTAAATATAAAGATACATTAAATATAATTGATATATATTTTGAATTATTTATTAATCAAATAATAAGTGAATTTATAATTAATGATAAAATACCTTTTTTTTTATTAAATATATGTAATTTTAATATAGAATTTGATAAACTTAGAGCAAGTAAAGATTTTTTTAATTTAATAGTAGAACAATATAAAATACTTGATACAAGTAATAATTCTAAATTTTGTATAAGTATATATGAACATTATCATAGTTATGATACATTATCCAATTTATTAAGTGTTGAATTATCTGATGATGAAATAAAATCAATATTTTTTCAAATATTTTTTGTTTATGCTTATTTAAATTATAAATTATCAAATTTTAGACATAATTATTTTTGTATAGAATCTTTTTTAATTCAAAAAATACAAAAAGATATAACATATAATTTAATCTTAGGTGATTTGTCTTTTAAATTAGTTAATCCAAAATTTATTTGTAAATTATTTAATTATAGATTTTCATCAATAGATGGTTTTAAAAATATATACGAAACAGATATAACAAATTCAACTTATGATATTTATTTCTTTTTTAAATCTATTTTAGATTTTAAGGAAATTGATAAAAAAAATTTACAAAAAATAAAAATAATTATAAGTAATTTTATTTCATATGATTTAATAAATTCTCCATTAATTGATGAAATTAAATTTAAAACTAAATATACTTTTTCAATTATTCCAATTCATATTTTATCAAAAAATAATTTCTTTGTTAATTTTATTAATATGAATTCAAAATCAAAAGAATTTAATATAAAATATTCAAAAAAAGAAAATTTAGATACTATGGATGAATGGGGATTAGAAGATGGTGATTTACCCCTCAAAAAAAGTAAAAAAACGAAGAAAAGTTCATTAAAAAAAGTTAAGGCTAATGATAAAAAATTGAGTAATTATATGACAAAATTTTCTTCTGATGAAGCAAATCAAAAAGATATTAATATTGAAGGTGATGATGATAATAATAAAACACCAGCTGATTCTGGTTATAAAAAATCTAAATCTAAGTCTATGTCTAAAGCTAAAGCTAAATCTAAATCTAAATCTAAATATAAAAATAAAACTAAAGAAGATTCGGTATCTTCATTAGATTTAGAAGAAGATGGAATGTTAATGAATAAAGCACCAGTTGCTAATAATAAAAATAATATGTCAAATATTCTTAAAAATATTAATACAGACCAATTAATTCCTGTTATAGGTGAAGTTCAAAATATGATGGATATTAATAAATTTCAAAATAATCAAGTTTATTCAAGTGATAATGGCGGAGAAGCTAAAATTATGGATAAAGGTATTTATAATCTCATTAATAGTGGTAAATTACCTATGCCTTTAATTAATTCATCTATGAATATGATGCCTCAACAAGAAAATTATATGGATACAAATGATCAAATGAATATGATGCATTCACAATTGATGCAATCTCAAATGATGTCACCTATGATGTCACCCTCTATGATGCAACCTCCAATGATGCAACCTCCAATGATGCAACCTCCAATGATGCAACCTCCAATGATGCAACCTCCAATGATGCAACCTCCAATGATGCAACCTCCAATGATGCAACCTTCAATGATGCAACCTCCAATGATGCAATCTTCATTTTTAGATATGGAAGAGGGAATGGGTAAATTACCTATGCCTACTGTTAATTTAAGTAAAGAAAATTTACTTTCTGATAATAATATTAAATCACTTAATACAAATATAAATGAATTAGTAGGAGGTTCAACTAATAATTTTTTTTTAAAAAAAAAAATATAAGTAATAAGAAAGCTTCAAGCAAACAAAAAGGTGGTAAAAAAATTATTCCAAAATATGTACAACCAATAAATACACCGTATAAATCAAATGATAGTAAAAATATATCAAATGAAGGACCAGAACAAAAATCGAGTCATAATGTTGGACAAAATGTTGGATATAACGTTGGACAGTGGCAAGGACAAGAAAGTTTTATATCTTCACCAAAACCAGGTAAATCAACAGCAGCTGATAAACAGGCAACTATACCCATAGAGCCAATAGCATTAACAACACCTTATATGCCTCCACAATTTCAAACACAATTAAGTAATTTTATGAAAAATTTTTATACTCCCTTTATTTATAAGGACTATCATATTAATATAGGTGGTCCAGATGGTGATCATCTTCATGCCTCTATGATTTATGAAGATGCTTTACCTCAACCAAATATATACACATCATATAAAAGCTTAAAAGAAAGAAATAATTTAACACTACATGTTAGAAATACCTTTATACAAAAAGAAGAGGGTGAAGGTATAACTTTTGGTGGAAGAGATAATAATATATTATCAAGATTAAAATTAATAGCTCTTAATCCATATGATACAAATAAATTTAGTAATAATCCATATGATAGTTTACCAAAAGACATGTTTATATATAATTCATGCTATCCAATAATGTTTGATAAAAGTGGTTCAACAACACAATGTAAGAAAGACAGTAGCGCAATTAACATGCGTACATATAGATTAACCTTAGCAGAATCTATGTTATTAAATCAAATTATTAAAAGACCGATAGTATTTGATACAACATATGATTTTAAAAATAAAGAATTAATAAGAGATATAATATATGTATTACAAGATGATAATTTAGATAAGGAAAAAAAGAAATTAAAAATATCAAATTATTTGGACAAAGAATTAGAAGAAAAAGATGATCCAGATAAAATAAAATTTTTAAGTTCTTTTGATTTTGGAAGTAAATTATTAGAAGAACAAAAAAAACAAATATATAGTTTTTTTAATAATAAAATAAATGATAAATTAAAACAATTATCTTTTAAAGATTATAATATTTGGCGTGAAATATATTATTATAAATTTATAAGAGAAGAAATATGTAAAAATTTAATATCACCAAATTTTGTTCAATCATATTGTTATTTTATAGATAATAATTCAAGGATAAATTTCAATAGAAATGGAAAAACAAATTTAATAAATAATTTAACAGAAATATATTCTAAAAAGGTTTTAATATTATTAACAGAATCACCAAATTATAATTTTTTTGATTGGTGTTCTGATATTTATGAGAAAGATTTTAATATAAATAAACAAATTTATAGAGGTTTCAAGTCAGATGATGAATGGTTTAGTATAATAGCACAAATGTTAATATCTTTTTATATAATGTGTAAAAAATGTTTTACAATAACAGATATGGAATTAAAATATAATTTTTATGTTAAAGAAGTAGGAGTAACTAAAGATAGTACTCAATATTGGAGATATATAATTAATGGAATAGAATATTATATTCCGAATCATGGTAATTTATTATTAATAGACAGTAATTATAGAGATTTAGATCCAAAAGAGAATAAATATAAAATTTATTCTTTAGATTTTGAAGAAAATATAAATGAAAAAAAAATATTAGAAAAGAAAATTACAGAAATGGTAATAGATAATGCTTTAAAATGTATAAATTTTAATAATTTTACTCAAGATTTTAAAACTTCAGGTGGCGTTGCTCCATCTGAAAAAGTTAAAAAATATTTAGATATAATTAATAAGGATATTGAAAATTTAAGTAAAAGTTCAAATTTATCAAATTTTAATAAAAATTTATTTATTAATGAATTTAATGTTATTCTACAAACAAATTTAAAGAATTTTGTTCATAATAGAATTGGAACACCATTAAGAGAACCAGAAGTAAGATATTTATCAAAAGGAGATGTTAGACCATTTAGAAAAGGAGAATTAATATTATACGAATCTAAATGGTTAACATACGAGATAGTATTATTTATGGGATTTAAAGATGGAAGTGATAATGAGTGTAAAATTTTAACAAGAAATCATGAAAATAAAGAATTAATAGAAATGATAAAACCATTAGATATTTTATATCATTATTCGATAAATGAAATAATAAAACAAGATACAAAACCAGGTGAACCGTCTACGAGTTTAGATTATATAATTGAAAGTTATGAAATATAATAAATTTTTATAATATAATAATATATTATAATTATAGTGATGGATATAAAAGAAATTATTATTAAAGCTGAAAAAGAAGAAGATTTATATTATAAGAAAAATATAGAAGAAAATATAGATAATTTTATAATATTATCGAATTTAACATTATTATCAAAAGTACAGAAATATGATAAATTAATTATAAAAAAGAGATTAAATAAGAATGATATAAATTTTGAGATACAAATAGATAATTCATATCTTCCTTCTATAAAAAGATTTTTTTATGGAGATGATAGAGATAAAACAATAGAATATTTGAATAAACTTATAAATTATGGTATAGAAAAATATAATGAAGAAAAGAAGAAAGATAATAAAATAGCCATGAATAAAATAGCATCTCTATTAGAAAGTTCTAAATTAGGACTATCTAATTTAAAAATTACTTATAATACTGATCAATCAATAACTTCTAAATTAGATATAATAATAGATACTATAGATGTTTTTCGTATAAATATACACAGTATATAATTTTTCAAAAGATTTTTTATATATATAAATAATATATATGAATTACAGTTTTATAAATAAATATACAAATAATGATTTTACATTTAAGGGTAATTTAATATTTAATTATCATAATGATGAAAATAAAGATATAAAAAATTATAATAAATATACTGATATAGATAATAATAATTCCACAGAAAGAAATAATTGGGCTACAGAAAATAGTATACAAAAATCATTATTAAAGAGTGTTTATACACCAACTCCATTAGGAGAAGTATTTTTTTCACCAGATAATATAAAAAGATTACAAAATAAAATTAAAAAAAGTATATTTATTGAATCAAAAGGTAAATATAAATTACAGGTAGATCAAAATGAATCTGATTTATTAATAGTTATGAGAGCCGTATATATACAAGATTCTTATAATTCACCCTATAGAATAATCCATCAAGTTAAAGAATTAAATGAAAAAGTTATTAATAGAATATTACCAGATATGATATCAAATATAAAACAAAATGAAGAATATCTTAATATAATTGATAAACCAATTGATCCCATACCTTTGCCTGTTAATGTTAGTAGAGCTGGAAGATTATCTTTGCCTTCAGTTACTACAATATGGAACTAAAATAATTTATATAAATTATTTTATTATATTTTATCTCATTAAGTTAAAATCATAAATACTTGGTTTAACATTTATTAAAGCTGAATATGTGTATACAAATAATGTTCCTCTTTCAGAACTAACTGAATAGAAATCACCATCGGTAACATTAGGAGTTCTAGCATCCATAAAAGTAAGAGGCTTAATTTTACTTACGTCCTTGCTCATTAAGTTTAATGGATTGTAATAGAAAACAACATCACCTCCAACTTCAGAGTTGTGATTTGCTCTTACTAAAGCACTGCATCCAATAATCATATTTTGATCACGTGGAGATAATTCTACAGCTACAACTGATTTAATATCAAATCTTTGTACATTTCCAATATTTAAAGAATATGAAAAATCTACCTTAGCTCTATGTATTTTCTCCATAGAATTAACAGTGACTGGTAATCTTAAAACTTCATATGGTCTAGCAAGTCTTCCTAAGTTAATAGTTTGAAATCTTCTATGAACATAAAATACTAATATATCTCTGCAATACATTACACTTTGGGTTTTAACAGTTAATTGTCTTTTGTGAATGTATAATTGTCTTTGATATAAAGCATGATTTAAATTATAAGTTTTTTTTAAGTTATTATCCATTGGAGAAATTCTGTAGGAAATCATAGGAATAGTTGTAATATGTGTGGTTGCTAGATTTGATAATGGAGAAGTATTAGTGCTAATACCCATAACAGGTGCTGTGCATACTATTATAGGTCTGATAGAAAAAGCACTAAATAATTTTCTTAAGATGGTGCCTTCATCTTTAACATAAGCAAAGTCGGCAGCATCAAAAACACTATTTCTACATGTATCAATAGCACCAATAAAAGAGTTTAAATCATTAGTATAATATTTACCTTGTCTTAAACTTAAAACAGCATCCCATAATTTAATTTGTACATTGACTCTGGCATGTAAATCAGTAATAGGTTTTGATTTGCCATTTAAAATATAGTTATAGTCAACATTACATGCTACTTCTGAAGGATCAGTTGAAATATCATAAAATAATTCATAATCAGGTTGTGTTTCTAAATGTGAACCTTCATAACGTTTTTGTACTATATTTGAAATTGAAGCTAATAACATATGTTGTTCAAGAAATTCAATTTTGGGTAAGAATAATGCTGCCACAACAGGATGAATGTAAGAAAAGATATTAATTCTTTGTCTATCAAATTCTCCAACAATAGCACCAATTGAAACATCATTGTAAATCATAGATTGTAAAATTACTCTTTGATGTAATTCTTTAGTAGCAGCATTTAATTGTAAAATACTTTGTAATTGTTCCATTTCATCTGGTCTAACTTCCATCTTTGAACTATAATTGCTAGTTGCCATTTGGAACCCTAATGTTCTACCCATATCATTTTGACCAATTTCTAAAAATTCACTATTTTGTAATACTTGTTTATTTCTAAAGAGAATTTGTAAGATACTCTGCATTTCTGAATCATCAAAATTATATTTCTTTTTATATTCAGCAACTTTATTGATATATTCTTTTATAGAAAGACTGGGATGTTTTGTAGTTAATTTTTCATAAATTTTTTCAGCAAGTTTTCTTACTTTTCTTAATTTTTCTACATATTTAGAACGTATATTTTCAACTATTTCTTCATCCCTATATTTTGATCTAAGTTCTGATAATAAAAATTCAGTTGGTCTTTTGTTTTCTAAATTTTTTCTTAAAAGCTTATTAGCTTCTCTTTCAATATCTTCACCTTCAGCAATTTTTCTTGATGTACCTTGAGCAGACATACTAGTATATATTATTAATTATATATTTTTTTTTTATATAAAAAATGATTTATATTATATTATAATTTTTTTTATTAAATTTTTTCTATATTAATTTCTGTTATATTTTTATCAAGAATTTCAATCATATATATAAATTCTTCTATAGATTTATTTCTAATATTTTTATTATTTTTATATATTCTTTCATTTGTTCTATTAATATTTTTAAAATTCATTTTTTTAACCGAAGTTCTATTTAAATCTATAGCAAAATCTAATTTCCTATTTTTTTTATTATTTTTATATTTATTAATATAATACGATGGAATAACGCAACTAATATAACCATGTATCTCTAATAAATCCCAATTTTGTTCTCCATGAATATAATTTTCTAACACATCCCCTCTTGATAATATATCTAATATCCTATAATATTCATTTTCACATATAAACTCATGATAATTTTCATGTATCATTAGAGGCATTAATACTTTTTGAGATTCAAATAATTCTAAACAATTATCAATCGTTGAATATTCAGATAGCATCTTATCTGTTGCTTTATATAAATCATAATTTTGGTCTTTTTTCTTCATAATTTCTATAAATTCTTCAAATATTAAATTTGTTATTTTATTATTTACATAATTTATCTTTAATTCATCAAGTTGAATTAAAATTTTTCTTAAATCAGTTTGACAATATTCAATAAACTTTGGTATAATATTATATTCAATATTTATTTTTTCTGATTTACATATATCATATATCCATTTAATTATTTCACTTTGAAATGGAGGATAAAATTTTACTTCATTTGAATATTTTTTTGTTTCATTTAATTTCTTATTATGTTGATTATTCGTTATAATTATTATAGGTATCCATCTATTATAGTTATTATCCTTAATTATATCAAATATTGCTGTTTTATCATTTAACGTTATAACTGATTGATATTCATCAATTATTATAACTTTTTTTAAATTATTTTCCATTAAATTATTATTTGCTAATTTTATTATTAATTCAATATCTATTTTACTATTAATCTGATTTAAATGAATAATATCATAATTATTTTCTTTTAAAATTAAATTAATAATTGATGATTTACCACACCCATGTGAACCAGTTATTAATAAATTACCTTTCCTTTTACTAAATTCAAATTCTTTATCTGATAAATTTACTAATTTTTTTTTTCTACCTTTTGCTGATTTTTTTAATAAACCATTTTTTTTTAAATATAGTTTAACTTCATCATATGTTTCTAACCAATCTTCTATATATTCAATATTTTTTTTTGAACCTATTATATCTTTTTTACTTCTAATAATATATTTATTTTGTATTAAATTACTCATATATAATATATATTATATATCAATTAATATATAAATCAAATTTTTATTAATTTATTTCTTCTAATAATTTGTTTATTTCTATATCCTCTTCTGTATTAAATGTATCAGAACTAGAATTATCTGAAGTATCTTCTAAATTAATTTCTGAATTAATCAATTTATTATTAATTTTTTTTATATTGTATTTTAATAATTGTTTTATTTTTTCAATTGTACTATCGTTTAATATTAATGTTATTGTATTAAATCTATTATTTATACCATAGTTAAAATCATTTATAAATAATGATAAATCAGATATATTTGATTCATTATTTAATCTCTGTTGATAAGGTATTAATTTCTTTTCTGTTAAATGTATACCATTAACACATCTTTTTATATTTTTCCCTTCTATTGTAAATTCATCTCGTAAATTACAATAACATTTTCCATATATTAAATCATTATAACAAATTTTTAATTCTTTTAAACATGCTCCAAATTTACAATTAAAACCTCCTGGACACTTTTTATATAAACAATTTTTACACTCTTTCGTATATATTATAAATTCATTTAATAATTCTTTATTCTCATTTATATCTATTGTACTTAAATCATCACATAAATTTATTAAATAATATATATGTTCTCTTATAGTTTCTTTTTTTTGTTCTTCTATACTATGAGCAAACATACATTTTGTTTTATATAAACATTCATTATTATTTACAATATTATAACATAGTAATTTTTTAAAATTAATATCTTTTTCCATTGTTTATTTATATAATAATTTTTTTATATATATATTATATTTATAATTATGGATAATTTAAATACAATATTAAAATTTATAAATATAAATAAAAACTTTTCTGATTTAAATTTAGTACAAAATTATATTAATTCACTTAATTTTGATAAATTAAGAGGTGGTTTTAATGATATAGATATTAATAATAATACAGATAAAATAGATATTGCTGAAAATACAATTGACAATATTAATATTATTGATAAATATACTATTAAGGAAGGTACAGTTTTATTTCATGCTTCTAAAAATAAAAGTATTAATAATAATAAAATTAAAATTGGTGATATTAAATTATATGCTTATTTTACAAATAATCTAGATACAGCTTCTAATACATTAAAACTTTTTGATTCTAATGAAAAATTTATTCATGTTTTTAAAACAAAAAATAATATAGATAATCTTATTTTGGATATATCTAGTTATAATGAAAAAAATTTGTTGCCTATTAATCAATATGGTGGTATTTGTTTTAAATATCCTACCGAAAATAGAATACAAAGATTTAAAAATAATTTAAATATTCATCATGATATTGTTATTACTGAAAAAAAACAAAATGATAATATAAATTTAGAATTAGCTTTTTTTAACCTAAAAGATAATTTAGAATATTTATATTCATTTAATTGTCAAAATATTAATTAAATAATTTTTTATATTTATAATTTAATGATAAGATATAAAGATATTTTTAAAAATACTTTAAAAGATAAATACACTATTAATTTTGATAATGATAATATTATTATTAATGATAATATAAAATGTAAATATTCTCTTTTATTTATATCTAAAAATATTTCTAAAAATTTATTCTTGCTCATTTGGAATGATTCAAATATTTATTCTGATGAATCCTCTAAAATAATATCCAAAAATATTAGAGATTATTTTCTTAATGAAAAAAAATATTTATTAAATAATAATAATCAATTAATTTATGAAAATGATTTACAAAATTTAATTAAATCTATTATACAAAATAATAAAAAAATTAATGATATTAATACAATTTGGATTGTTAATAATACAGAAAATAATATTAATAAATTTTTTTTAATAACAGAAATTATTAATTTCTAATTTATAAATATGAATGACTGATTTTATTTATATTTATAATACTATTCTATTCGATAAAATTAATTTAATTAAAAATAATTCAAAAATCAAAATTATTGATTCTAATATTTGTTATGAATGTAATGAAACTTTTAATCAGAAATTTATTTTTGATAAATTTAAATTTACTTCATATCAATATCATCTTTTTGTTAAACATTCCAAAATTAACCCTATTTTATATGAAAATTTATGTAAATTAGATATTGATAACTTTTATTCTTTTGGTCTTTTACATTCTAATAATATAAATATTATTGATGGTATTTATGAAGAAGGTAGTTATAATATCTTTATTAATAAAAATAAAAATATTTTTAATACTCAAAAATTTTATTTTTCTGAACATTCTGGTTTTATAATTTTTAAAGCTAATATTGTAGATAAAGTTATTGTTTTAAATGATTATAGAACTGATAAAGATGATCCTTTCATTTTTTTACCAAAAAATAATATTGAAGCTTTAAATGTTCCCTATATTTTTCATACTCATCCTAAAACTCCAGAATTATTTTCTAGATTTGTTAATGATGATATTTTATATGAGTTTCCATCTTTAAATGATATTTATCATTTTATTGATCATCATAATAGAGGTATATTAAATGGTTCTCTTGTTATAACTCCTGAAGGTATTTATAATATTAGAAAAAGAACTTTTAATGAAAAAAAAATTATTATAGATGAAGATATATTTGATAATCTTATAAATGATGTGTATATGGAATGTTATAAACAATCTTACGAAAAATATCATAAAATAAAATTTAGTGAAAATAATTTTTATAAACATATAGCTACAAATTTACAATATATTAAAAATATTAATTCAGTTCTTGAAAAATTTGATATTACTATTGACTTTATTTGTAGAGTAAAATCTAAAAAAATAAATAAAAAAGATAAACCAAAATGGATTATTCCTAATTTTTATTTACCTATCATTAACTAAATTATAATTATTTTTATAATATATATATATATTATTAATGGAAACAATATTTTCAATTAATCATTTTTTTATAGTTTTATTTATACTTGTTTTAATTAATCTTTTTGTTTATTTTCCTGTTTGGTTTGTTTTTATTAATGCTATGGGTATTTCTACATATAGATACACTAATAAATTAGTGCGTGAATCATCGTAGATAAATTAATATTATTATTTTTATTTTATATGTAAATATAATATATATGTCATTTTTTAGTGGCTTTCAAGATCCTAAAAAAAATAATGGAGATTATCTTTATATACCTTCTCTTAGTGAAACAATAGGCACTGTTAATATTTCTCTTGTTGCTATAGTTAGTGTAATTATTTTTATTGATTCTATAAAAAAAAAAAAAAATTTTGATATAATATTAAATATTATATCTTTTATTTTAGCAATTATAATATTAGTTGTTTATTATATTCAAAGAAATATAATAACAGAATTTTATATTAAAAATGAAAAACCCGATGAAACAATAAATAAAATATATTTTTCATTAACAATTATTATTACTTATATATACATGTATTATGCTACTTTTATTTAATCTTTACATTACACCTTTTTCACTGAAAAGTGGGATAGTATAAAAGTAGTAATTGCACCCTTGAAACTTAATCCTTTTTAACGGGCTTGCATCTACTTGCCAAAGGCACCTTCGGTGACAGCTTAATAATAAAGCGGGTTAGATGCTTTTATATTTTAAACTACTATATGAAAAGCCTTATAATTTCGCTTTGAGAGCTTAGGAATTTCAGTAGGAGTTAATAGGAAATATACAAACCATATTATAACTAATAGTAAATTAACAAAACTTTAAATAGTTTTTACTGTCCTACTTTTCAGTGAAAAAGGTGTAATTATTTTAAATTTAATTATTACTATAGACTATATTTGCAAACTTATTGCTTATAAGTTTAATTATTTTTATTTCATATAAATTGATTAAATTATTTAAAAAAAAATTATTTTTTTGTTAGTATATACTATATATAATTATAATATGGATTCTGATTCTGATTCTGCAAAAAAAACAAATTATGTAAAGATTATATTAATTGTGGTTGGGGCTATTGTTGTTATTTGGATATTACAACAATGGATAAGAGGATGGCCTATTGGAAGTGGATATCTTGAAAATTATCAACCAATGACGCAAAATTATATTTATACAAATAAAAACGATATAGCTGATAAATTAGAATATGGAGAATTACAAGAACCATCTTTAAATCCTAAAAGTGATGGTAAAGTAATGGGACCTAGTAGTAATTATGGTGTAAATGAAAATAGTCCTACTGATGTTTTTGATAGAAGAGGTTTTAAATGGACTGAAAATTCTAAAAATCCCCTTGTTGATGAAATTACAGAACAATCTGATAATCAACAATTAAGAAAGAATTTTGAAAGAACTTATATGTTAGATCCTGTTGGTGATACTGCCCAATATGATATTACTTATAATACTATTAGTCCAAATTGCTGTCCCGCACAATATGCTCCTCCTTTTCCTCTAAGTGATAATAATTGTGATTATGCACAAAAATATGTGGCAAATCAATATAGTGGTATGAATTTTAAAGATGGTTATGGATGCACTTGTATGACAAAAGATCAAGCTAAATTCTATGGTAATAGAGGTAGTAACACTGATTAATTAAATTTAATTATTTTTATATATTATATAAATAATATATATTATGGGTTCTAAAAAAGATTTTAAAGTTATTCTTTCTAAAGTAGAATGGTGTGGTCATTGTAAAGATTTTTTACCAGTATTTAATAAATCAAAAAATCTTGTTAAAAATAATAATATGTTTAAAAATGTAAATATGGATTTTGAAGTTTATGATATGGAAGAAGATAAAGGTATCTTTGAAACTAAATATTCAGAATTAGTAGATAAAGTAGAAGGTTATCCAACTGTATTTTTAGCACAAATAAAAAATGATAAATTATCAAAAACTGTTGAAATTGGTCATGCTAAGGAAACTCAAGAATTTATTAAATTATTAGAAGATGCTTATAAAAACTTTTCTGGACAAAAAGGTGGTTTTGAAGAAGAAGAATTATATAAACAAAAATATTTAAAATATAAAAATAAATATATTTTATTAAAAAATAATTTATAAGAGGGAGGAGATATACATTAGTTGCGGATACTCCACAATACGAAAAATTTATAGAATACCAAATTTTTTATAAAATTCTTGAACCAAAATACTTTGATTCATTGAAAGAGATATTTAGAAAAAAAAATTTAAATTTGATCAGTATTACTCACAATGCAGAAACTAATAAGGCTACTAGTGCAGTTAAAATGGAACCATCATCAGATGATGATAGTAAGCAAAAACATAATCCTAATCCAATGAAACAATACTTTGATTTAGTAAAAAATGTATACCAGTTTATATCAACGATTAGGTTCGAGGTTGAGTTATTACTTGAAGGAACTATGCATAATAACTACGTATTTCATTTTGGTCATAGTTGGTTTATCACAGAACAGCCTGGTGCATTTTGACTCCTATATATGAACCTAATTAGTGTAGATTAAAACTAAAGATAATTATAAAAAAAATTATAATAAATTTTTATATTATAAAATTAATATGTTTAAATATTAATTATTATTTAATTATTAATATTATTATGGATTTTAGATATTTAACTGAAAGTAAAAATGAATTTTTTAATTTTTTATGTGAAATTTTAACTCCAAATATTTATCATGGATTATGTGAAATGTTGGAATATTCAATTAATATGTATAATATGTTAGAAGAACGAAGAAAAAGAGATAGAACAATTAATAATCCTGGTGTAGTTAATATTTTTAAAATGTGTTTAAGAGATATTTCAACTCTTAATAATTTAGAAATTGAAAATGAATATAAAAAAATTAAACAAAATAGTAAATGTAGTGAATGGTTTGATGAATTAATTAGATGTACTTTTAAAAGTCATGTTTTATTTTTAACTTATGACCCAACAATTGAAAATTCAACCTATAAAGATAGTGAAATGTATAATTCATTATCAATTAAAGATTTTATTCATAGATGTTATGTAGAAAGTAGTGAATATTTCTTGGATAATTGTGATATATTTGTAAAAAAAAGTGATAGAAAAGAAAAAATTTACGAAATTATAAAAAATTGCATAAGTAATTCTATAAGGAAAACATTACCATATAATGAAATATTAAAAGAATATATGAGAATTAATTTTACTATAGAGAAGAAAAAAGAAGAATCAACCAAACTTTCAGATATAAAACAAATGGTTTATGAAATGATTAATAGGAATAAATACGGTGACAAACCATTAGTTAATAAATTAGTTCAAGATAGTCCAAGTTCTTCTAGTTATAAAGGTGATCTAAATGATATAGAAGAATTTATTAATTTAGAAGAAAAAAAAATGGAACCTTCTAAAGTTTTAGAATTGCAATTATCATCTAATGAAGGTTTTGGTAATAAATTAATAACAAGCACTATAGAAGATAGACTTGAAATGAAAAATCAAGAAATAGAAAGAGTTATGGAAGGAGGAAATAAATTAGAAAAGATAACAGAAAACAATTCAGAAACAAGTTCAGATAGTTTAGAAATAAGTAATAAAAATGATTCTCATTCAGAAATAAATTATAAAAACGATTCTGAAAAGAGTTTAACATCAAGTTTAAATGATACAAATACATCAGAAGTAAAAGTTATAACTAGTCCTCCAGCCGTAAGAATTAATAAAAATGAAAGATTAAAAGAAATAACATCAAAATCAGATATAAAAAAAAGTATAGAAATTATTAAAAATAATAGTAGTACATTATCAGAACAAGAAAAATATTTTGATGTATTAATAAAATAAATAATATATAATTTATTTTTTTATAAAAAAATATAATTTTAATATATATATATACAAAATGAAATTATTGAATCAAATTCTATTAACTTTCTTAATAATGTTTGCTGTTTTATACATTTTATTTAATATGAGAAGTTTAAGAGGTGGTAATATGTTTGGTGGAGTAGAACTTAAAAGACCATTATTAATATCATTAATTGGAACTTTATTATTTTATTTATATATGACTTGGGATGAAGAAAATAATGTTCCTTCATATAGTATTGCTAATAAAAGAATGAATTTTATGAATGAATCAAATAAAATGAATTTTATGAATGAATTAATTAATAATGAACCATCAATATTTTTAAGTCCAAGACAGCAACCTTTTGGTGTAGGATATTAGAAATATAATCATAATAAAAAATATAAATTAATTATATAATTAATTTATGACTGGAGTTAGAGATGTTATGATTGGAGGTGATAAAAAATTACAAATTAAGGAATTTAAATTAGATAGTATGGTAGAAAATCCTGCTATAGTTATGATTGCTAAACGAGCATCAGGAAAAAGTTGGGTATGTAGAGATATTTTAAGAAATTTTAAAGATATACCAGTTGGATTAATAATTGCACCTACAGAAAAAATGTCTGATCCTCCATTTTATTCTGATTTTTTTCCTGATAGTTATATTCATTATCAATATAAAAGTGAAATTATAGAAAGAATGTTGTATCGTCAAGATGTTATGATTGAAAAACAAAAGGAAAAAGCAAAAGATGGTAAATTAATAGATCCTAGAGGTTTTATACTAATGGATGATTGTTTAAGTAAAAAGAGTTCATGGATGAAAGACCAACCTATTATGGAATTATTATTTAATGGTAGGCATTATAGATTAATGTATATATTAACGATGCAATTCCCTTTAGGTATTACACCAGAATTAAGATGTAATTTTGATTATATATTTCTATTGGCAGAAGATTTTTATTCAAACTTAAAAAGATTATTTGATCATTATGCAGGAATGTTTCCTACTTTTGAATCATTTAGAACAGTTTTTAATGTTGTTACCCAAGATTTTGGTTGTATGGTTATTGTAAATCGTGGTGCTAGAAGTAGTTTTACTGATAAAGTTTTCTGGTTTAAGGCATCAAATCAAAATATTGGTATGATCGGTTGTAAACAATTTATTGAATATCATAATAATAATTATGATACTCTCTGGAAAAAAAAGAATAAAAAATTTGATATTATGGATTTGTGTGGTAAAAAAGCTGCCAATGATAAAACTTTAATGGTTGAAAAAATAAATGATAAAAAAAATTAGATTAAATTATTTATAAATATAATTTAATAAATTATAATAAGAAAGAATGAATAATTCAAAAAGATCTGCTTCTATTCTAGAATATATATTAGATCATCGTCATGATATTATTCATAAATTAGAAAATAATAAATATTTTGAACAAAATGATGATGATATTACTGAAAATAAAATTACTAATGATATTGAAATTCTAATCAAAAATGAAATTCATGAAAAAAGAATTAGTAATAAAAATAATAATTATTATAATATGCTTAAATGGTATTGGATTTATCTTTTCTATGGGTTTATTGGTGGTGTCTTTATAAATTCTATCTCTAATACTAATATACTTAAATATGATATGTTTTTTAATATCCTATCAAGTCCTATAATCTATTATCATTCACCTAAAAATATACTAACCAATATCTCTAAACAAAAATTTATTAAATGTTATACTATTCCTTTTATATTTGGACTTTTTTTTAGATTTTTAGATTATATACCTGCTCTTAATTCTTTTGCTCTAGATCCAAATTATATTGTTTCTACTCTTGATTATGCCCTTGTTGCTGTAATTTTATCATTTATACTATTACTTTCTATTTATTATCTATTTATAAGTTCTAATCCAATTCTTAATTCTATACTTCTTATAGCACAGTTTTTAATAACTTTCTTAACTTTCTATTTTTTCTATAACTCTGGAGGTAATATTCATTTTCATCATTATTTTATAGCTCTAATTCTAATGCTAGTTTCAAAAAATTATCATTCATCTATAGTGATTATAATTCATGCTGTATCTTATGGTGTATTTATAGAAGGTATTAGTAAATGGGGGTTTGATAGTATTGCTTGGTGAAAATTGGTATAGAAAATTATAAAATATTTATCTATTTATAATTATAATACAATGACAACACCATTACCAGTTCCTCACGGTGCACCACCACAAAATTTTTTTAATAGATGTTTTGCTAATTTACCACCATTTCTTCCTGCTGATGCAGATTTAACATTATTAGCTAATACTATGCTTGATCCAAATGCTAGAGCACCTACACAAGGTTCCAAAGTATCTGCTGGTATGACTTATTTCGGACAATTTATAGATCATGATTTAACATTTGATGAATCTTCTCAATTAGGAACTACAGCTGATCTAGCTACTCTTAAAAATACTAGAACTAGTTTTTTTGATTTAGATAATGTTTATGGAGTTAGTAATCAATATTTAAATGCGTCTGGTCTATTTGATTTAGGTAGAAATGCGAACGGTGATGAAGATTTACCAAGAACACCAGCAGGTATTGCTATTATTGCTGATCCTCGTAATGAAGAAAATCAAATTATTGGTGAATTACAATTAGCATTTTTAAAATTTCATAATAGAGTATTTGGCGATGTTAGTATTGCTAATCCTGATTTTACACTTCAACAAAAAATTGATACTTCAAAACAAATTGTTACCAATCATTATCAATGGATGGTTGTAAATGATTTTTTAGCATCAATTACTGGAAAATTCTTTTCAAGATTATTTGATGCAAATGGTGTGCCAGTTATTAGTCCTGAAATACAAGCAATGTATCCAAATATGCCTATTGAATTTGCTGGAGCATTGTATAGAATGGGACATTCAATGGTTAGGGATGCTTATTATGTAAATAAGAATTTTGATGTATTTCCTATTTTTAGTCCAACTCTACCTGCACCTCTTATTACTAATCCTGATTTAAGAGGATTTCAACCATTACCTGCTAATTTTACTATAGATTGGAGTATGTTTTTCCCTATGCCCTTCTCTAAAGGTTTCCAAGTTGCCGAAAGATTTGATGTTTTTATAAATGAAACTTTATTTAATCTACCTATTATAGTAGCTGATACTGCTTCTCTTGCTGAAAGAAATTTATTAAGAGGAAAGACTTTTAATTTACCAACAGGACAAGATTTAGCAAGAGCTTTTGGAATCCCTGAAGAAGAAATTTTAACAAGAACTAAAGGAAATATGATTATTCAAACTCAAGATTTTCCAGTTATTACTGCTAATGATTTAAATCATTTAGAAACTGTTTTTGGAGATTCTACACCATTATTTTATTATGGATTAAAAGATAATCATGTTAATGGTAATGGAGAACATTTAGGTTCATTATCTTCCAAAGTTATTGGTGAAACTATCCTATGTTTAATGAAGAATAATCCTAATTCATATTTTAATAATGGCTTTAGACCTACCGCAGGACAATACGGTTGTGTATCATCTGGAGTTTATACATTTGCTGAATTCTTTACCTATGCACTAAATCTTCCACCATTTACAGCTACAGATCTTTTGCCAACTGCTTTTAGTAATTTCTTTGATCCTTTTGAAAACGGTCAATTTAAGATGGCTCTTGTAGGTCATGCATTAATGCCACAAGTTGGATTAGTTGCAGAACCAGTAATACAACCATGGCCTGGTAAAGTTTCTCATCAATTTGATCCAACACTAGAACTGGCAAACGTTACACAGATTGAAATTAATACTGTAGCAAATAATGCTGTAAAATTTGGTGTTGATACTACTCTAGCTATTGTAAGATTTTTAAATAATAGACATATTATTACTATAGCACAAGGATTAGTAGGTCCTGCTGCTCCAGATGCTCCAAAAGCAGCAATATTTCCACCTGCTGTAGCACCTGCGCCTTATGTACCACCTACAGTTGTATTAACTCCAGAACAAACAAGAGCAAACGCCATATTTATGGCTCAGGATGCCGCACTATTTATGCAGAAACCAGATGCAGTAAAAGATGCAGCTCGAGCTCAACAAGAGATTACTGATGCTCTAGGAGGACTTGTACCACCTGCAGCAGTAGTTGTTGTTTAATCTAAATAAAATATATTTATAATTTATTTAGTAAAAATTAAGCGTAAAATAAAATTAAGATTAAGCTTGTGAAATAAAATATTTATTAATATCTTCTTGTTTTCTAAAATAGTCATCTTCAATAGAATTAATCCATACTGATGGTTGTGTAAACATTGTTTTAAATATTTGTGATACATATATTGGCTGTGTTTCTTCTTCTTCTAATGTTCTTGGTATATATTTGTAAATTATTTTTGGTTCATTATTATTCCCAATTAAATTATTAGAAAAATAATATATAATTATTAATATTATACCTATTATTAACATTATTAAAAAAATTCCTTTTAATATTTCCATATATAATATCAATATATTATATATTATAATTTATTATTTATTGTGTAATTGATTATAAATCTGACTTATAGTCTCCATTTTTTGTTCTAATTCTTTTAATGTAGATTTACTAGATTCTAAATTATTTGTAATTTCTACTTTTTGATTTCTTACTTCTTTTAATTCACTTTCTTCTTTAGATAAATTTTTATATGATTCAATCTTATCTAATTGCTCTTCTAATGTAACACCATCCTCTAATGTTACTCTCTCTGTATTAACTTTAATTGGTTCTGGTATTTTAAAACTTTCTAATTGTCCTGTTCCTAATCCTGTAATTTCTGGAGCATCGTGTTTTCCTGTTACAACATTTGCACCTTGTAATAAACCTTCTTTTCTTTCAGCTTCTGCTTTTTCTTCTTCTGATAAAGAATCTTTATATGCCTTCATATATTGATTTAATTCTTGTTCTCTATATACTTGATTATCAACATTATTATCAGCTGTATCAACATTAAATGGTAACCATTTACCAACTTCTCCTACGAATACATGATGATATTTATCAACCTTTTGTAAATATTTAGCTCTTTCATCAGCTTCTTCATAAGTTTTATAAACACCTCTAACTTTTAAACCAAGAATTTTTTGATTTTTATATTGTTCTCTTTTATCTTCAGGAAAAGAAAGTGGAGTTAAAAAAGATAAACAAACAAAATTTTGTCCTTTAATAACTTTATCTTCATCTAAATAATCTTCTTGCAAGCTACTCATTTTACTATTATAGTTATAAAAATAAATTTAATTTTAAATAGATTTTTAGTAACAAGTTATTTTGTAATAATTACATTACAAACAGGGAAATTACAATCTAATATATAAAATAATACAGTATTAAAAGTTATAATATATAATATTTTTTCAGATGTAGATAAATAAGTGTTTAAAATAGTAGAAATAAAAAAATAGTTCAAAATTATATTTAAGAATAATTTAATTGTTTTATATAAAAGAAAATAATTATTATCTATTTCAATATTTATTGTGTTATTATCCATATATATTATTATTATAAAATTAAAATATTTATAAATATAATATTTATAAATATTATATACTAGGATAAAATTCCCATTTAACATCTTTACATATTTTTTTCCATATTTCATCTTGTGATCTTAACTTTGATCTACTTTTTAAAAGAGGAAAACATTTGACATAATCATCTAATTCTAATAATTGACAGAATTTATGTAAAACATAAGAATAACTTAAAAAATTAATTCTTGTTTTAGGACAATATTTTTCAAATGGTTCTTGTATTAAATCAAACATTTTTTTAAATTCATTTTCAATTTCTCTACTAATCGTAGGAGCTGGTTTATTTGTAATTTTTGATTTAATATATGGAATATGTTCATAATAATCATTTAATTTTAATTTCTTTAATATTGATTTAAATTGTGTTAATGATACTTTATCTATTTTTTTAACTCTCATTTTTTTTAATTCATTAACTATTAATTCAATAATCTCATTATTTATTTCAGTTGATTCTTTAGCTTGAAATTGACTTAACCCTTTGGACTATACCTTAAGCTCATTTTTTATTTCTATAAATAAAAAAATGAACCCACATCCATCTAGTCTCTGAACCTTTTTCAATATATGAATATTGAAACTTGGATGCGGATTGTCATGTTTTCCTAATCTTTTTACCTTTGGGGATGGCAATTAACCATGTTCCTCTTAAATATTACTAAATAAGAGTGGTAATTAGGAATTATGATTTTCCCGCAATTTGAATGTGTTGCATTATAATAATAATAATACTAGCATAAACTTTTTACCATATAATGGAATTTATGCTCTTACGAGCAGTTAAGATTATAAAAAATATCCACTCGCAAAAATGATTTTTTCTTTTATATGGAAATGTTGGTTTTTCAATCATTGGATCTTTATAATTGGTAGATTCGTTTTCAATTATACATCTCTCTACATCCCCACAATTTACACATGCATATATACCTTCAGAATAAATTAAAATTTTATCTATATTACAATTTATACAAACTTTATTATTTTTTTTGGGTAAAAAATATCCTTCTAATAATGTTTTATAATCTTCATATAATGAAGCTCTATCTAACTTTATTTTTTTTTGATTTAAATCATTGTTTTCTTCTTTTAATATTTCTTCAGATTTATTTTCTTCTATTATATTTTTATTAATTATTAATTTACTATTTAATTCAGATTTTTCTTTTGTTGAATCTAAATAATCAAAAATATTATTATTTTCTTTTATTAATGATTCAATATTTTTTACTCTTTTTCTTGTAATTTTTTTTTCCTTTCTTCTTAATTTTGATAAATAATTTAACATCTCTAATTTATCAACCCTCTCTTTTTTAAAAATATCGTTTTCTGTTATATCTTGAAAAAAACTGTTACTTTCATTAACATTTACAAATTTTTCTTTTTCATCATTTATAATGTTTTCCTTTTCATCATTTATAATGTTTTCCTTTTCATCAAAATTATTCTTTTTATTATTATGTATAATATTATCTTTTAGATTTTCATCATAAACTTTATCTTCGGATATAATTGTATTTCCATCAATTATATCATAATAATTAAAAAGTATATCATAGGTTCTACTATAATAATCTAATTCCTTATCATAATTAATAATTTCATTTATTTCAGTTTCTAAATTATCTATATCAGTTAATAATTGAGATTTCATATTTGTAAAATTTTCATCATCTATATTTTTATTAATATCTTCTAATTTTTTTTGTAATTTTTCTAATTTTAATTCTTTTTTAGGTAGATTTTCTCTTTTTTTAATCATATCTTCACTAATCTTAGAATGAGAACTATCTAAGGTACTAATGTTTGTAAGATATTTGATTTTATCAGGTTTAAATTTAAACTGATAACTATTCATATATAATTATTTAATTCTAAGATCTTTAAATTTAATTTTTTTATATTTAAAATTTATTTTTTATATTTTTATAAAAAAAATCATATTTTGGCTTCTTTATTATTTTTACTATTTTTTTAATATATTAAATATATAAAGCATTTTTTATTATTTATTAAATTTTTTTTATTTTTTTTTTTCTAAATCTATAATATATAATAACACATGGGTGGTGGTTTAATGCAATTAGTAGCTTACGGTGCTCAAGATGTTTATCTTACCGGAAATCCTCAAATTACTTTCTTTAAAGTCGTATACAGAAGATACACTAACTTTGCTATAGAAACTGTTGAACTTACTCTCAACGGTACTGCAGATTTTGGCAAGAGAGTCACTGTTACTATCACTAGAAACGGTGATCTTGTAACCAAGATGTACTTAAGAGTTGAATTAGCACAAGTTACCATGAATAACGTTCCTCAATCAGAACTCGAACGAAGCAAATATTTATTTGCTTGGGTTAGAGAAGTAGGAAACTTCCTCATTGATAACATCCAATTCGAAATTGGTGGTTCTCAAATTGATAAACACTGGGGACACTGGATGAGTACTTGGCATGATCTTACCAAGGATGTTAATACTGAACCTGCTTACAACGCACTTGTTGGAAATGTTGATGAACTTACCTTACTCAGATCTCCTGATGCTCAAGGAAACTTCACTCAAAACTATATCTTATTCGTACCTCTTGTTTTCTGGTGCAACACTAACACTGGTTTAGCTCTTCCTTTAATCGCTCTTCAATACCACGAAGTCAGATTATGGATTGAAATCAACCCCTTCCAAGAATTAATCTGCTATTCTAACAACCTCTCCTTATCCAGACTTGGAAATGGTATTGGTGTTATGGCTGATATGTCTTTACTCGTTGATTACGTATACATTGATACTGAAGAAAGACGAAGATTCGCTCAAGTTGGTCATGAATACCTTATTAACCAACTCCAATTTACTGGTGTTGAATCCGTTAATAATAACCCTCTCAGAGTTAAACTCGGCTTTAATCACCCAACTAAGGAACTTATCTGGGATATCAAATCTGGTGATTACATCTCTGGAAACTCCCCCTTCCTTTGCTATTCTAACAGTGATGACTGGGCTCTCGCTCTTCAATATGCTGCTAACAACGTTATCAGCGGTTCAGTCACTGTCGGTGATACTTCAGCTATCCCTGTTCCAACTCCTAACGCTTCCCCAGAAGTTAATATCTCATCTGTTCTTTATGACAACTGGAACACTGTCAACCCTGTAAATACTAACACTACTAACTCTTCTAAATATTCCGTATTTACTTATGTTGCTGGTCAAGGTGTTGATGACAGCCAACCTCCTAGCGTATATGCTAAACAATTATATGCTCAAGCTAACGGTGCTTCTGCTGATGTTTCTAACGTTAACTTCAAATTCAGACGTGATGTTCTTACTAACCCTCAAAAACCAAGCTACAACCTCGGTGACTATGTTACTAAGTTTGTTATCCTTGTTTACTACAACGTCATCTCCGCTGATGGCACTGGCAAAGTTGGAACTTTAACCTACTCCGTTAAGGCTGTAGAACAAGATATCACTGTTAGAGATGTTTCAGTTCCCGTCGCAAGCTGGACTGATAACAGATACTCTGCTAGCAGTGGCCAAAACGGATACTCCGATATGGATATCTGGGCTATCTTACCTACTGTTACTGGTCTCCTCATCAATAACAAATATAACCCCGTCAAGACTGGTCTTATCCAACTTAACGGTCATGATAGATTTGATACCAGAGAAGGAGCTTACTTTAACCTCATTGAAACTTACAACTACCACAGCTCTACTCCCGCTAACGGTGTTAATGTTTATTCCTTCGCTTTACATCCCGAACAACATCAACCCTCAGGCACTTGCAATCTTTCAAGAATTGATAACACCACTCTTATCCTCCACTTATGGACTGATACTCCTTATGCTGATCCTTCAAGAAACCCTCCTCCTCTTTCTGTCGTTGGACCATCAACCGAATGCTATATCTATGATACTAACTACAATGTTTTAAGAATAATGAGTGGCATGGGAGGTTTGGCGTATTCAAATTGAGGGGACAAAATCAAGGGACCAACAATTATATATTATATTATACTATTGTATTCTTTATATATTCTATTGATTAATTATAAAAAAATATTATTATAAAATAATATTTTTTCTTTGTAAAGGGACCAACATTTATTTAGTTATAAAAATTTATTTATTATTCTTTTCTAAATCCTTTTTCTTCTTTCTACTCTCAGCTATTTCTTTCGCACGCATTTTTCTAAATTCTTCATCTCCATATTTTTCTCTTAGTTGTTCTCGCTGTTTCTGTTTCTTCAGTCTTTCAGCTTCTCTTTTTTCCTCAGGAGTTTTTTTATTAAGATGTTTCAATACATTATCATCAGTTTTTTTCTCTCTATAATTTTGTTTCCTAATTTTTTCTTTTTCTCTAATATTGATTTCTAAAATTTCAATATTTTTATTAACATTTTTTCTAATTATTTCTTCATCTGTATCTATAGTACTATCATCACTTTCTGTTTCATTATCACTTTGAAAATTATTTATATTTTTTTTAAAAAATTTATCAATTCTTTCTTTTGTAATAATCTTTGGTATAAACTCAATATTTTTTACTTCAAATTTTCTTTTGATTAAAATCTTTTTAAATTTATCAAATATAGTTTGTAAAGAAAATTTATTTTTGATAAAATTACAATTTCCACAACATGGTTGGACGTTTTCTAAAATATAACCTTTATTATTATCTACTCTATCAATACCATTTTGATGTTCATTGTCGGTTTTTTTACCACATAAATAACAATTATGATGTATCAAATATAAGAATATTTTTTTATCTAAATTAAATTCTATTTTTCTCCTAGCAGCATTAAGAGCATAATGTTTATAATTTGTAGATTTATTATTAGTAAAATATTTATCATAAAGTTTTCCATCAATTAATTTACTATTAGTCATAATATGTTCTATTTTTTTTATAAATACTTCTTGATTTAATGAACCTTTCATCCAATTACAAATTTCACAACATGATACAATATTATCTTTTATATAATCTCCTTTACAATCTATTCTATCTATACCATTAAAACCTTTTTCTTGTATATCTCCACAATAAAAGCATTCTTTTTTACAAATTTCTATAAATTCTTCTCTTTTTATTTCAAATAATAAATTTTTAGATTTTGCTGATATAATATAGGTTTTAAATGATGTTTCTATATTATTTTTTTTATTTTCATTTATTTGTTCTACCTTTTCAGGATTTTTATCTCTCCATGCTTTCATACAGGAAGCATTATTTTCCCAATATTTTTCATCCTCATTTTCAATTCTTTTAGCTCTATAATCTAACCAATAACCTGCTACTTTATCATAATTTTCCTCTTTCCATCCGTTTTTTGTTTCTATGCGTTCAGGTTTTTTAGCATTTTCTTTTCTTTTGATAATTATTTCTTCTGTTATATTCCTTTTTGAGTCAATTATTCTTGCTTTCTCTCTACATTCTATACATTTTTTTGTTATGATGCCATTTTTATCTATAAAATTTATCTTATTACTAAATTTTTTACATTTTTTACACTTAATTTCATAATTACAATTATTTATTTCATCTAATATTTTATCATCAATATATTTATTATTTCTCCAATTTCTTATTATTATATTTTTTTTTTCAATTAATTCATCTGTTTTATTTTCTATTTCTTCATCTGTTTTATTTTCTATTTCTTCATCTGTTTTATTTTCTATTTCTTCATCTGTTTTATTTTCTATTTCTTCATCTGTTTTATTTTCTATTTCTTCATCT